TGGTGATGCCGGAGAGGTTTGAACTCTCAAATTCCGCCTTGAAAGGGCGGTGACTCTACCAATTCGTCCACGGCACCATATTCTATTCATTCCACGGAATCAAATCATCAAGGTCAAGTGGAGAATTTGCTGTTGCAATCTTGATAAAGCCATTCTCTGTGACCTTCCAAAGAGTAAATTTCATTTTCTCCAAATTCTGACTGATCTGATAGTTCTGCCCATTCTTAGTTGTGCAGGACACGCCCGGCCCATTTTCAGAAGACGGAATTTTCTTTACAATCTTTTCAGATACGTCTTTAACCACAGCAGATTTCCGCACCGTAAACAGCACCTCTTTTCATTGGTACTCCCAGCGAGGCTCGAACTCGCATTGCTGGCTTGAGAGGCCGGCTTCCTATGCCAATTAGAAGATGGGAGCATATTTGGCAGGGGTGACTGGACTCGAACCAGTGATGCGGGAGTCAAAGTCCCGTGCCGTAACCACTTGGCTACACCCCTATATTAAGTTGGCACGCCAAGTAGGACTCGAACCCACGGCACAGAGATTAGAAATCTCTTGCTCTATCCAACTGAGCTATTGGCGCATATGGAGATGCCGATAGGATTTGAACCTATGATCCTGGGGTTGCAGCCCAGAGCCTTACCATCTTGGCTACGGCATCATTTGTTTGGCAGAGGGGCGGGTGTTTACCTTTGAAGTTTGCAACCATCTCTGGGAACCCCGCTTTGACTATCCGGTATATGCGCCATAACCGGCCCTCCTGGTGCTGGTGGTGGGATTTGAACCCACACACTGTTGCCAGTAGCGGATTTTGAGTCCACCGCGTCTGCCAATTCCACCACACCAGCATAAATTACGGAACACATTTTTAAGCTATCAATTAAAAGTTGATTCCATGTGTGAAGTTGCTGTTAGTGCCCCTTGTGGAGTGGGAAACGGGAATTGAACCCGCAACATCCGACTTGGAAGGACGGCGCTCTACCAGTTGAGCTATTCCCACAGATAACCAGCTCGCAGCGCTGGTTATGCTGCCAACTCTCCGCTGTTGTGGCGCGGCGGTTTCACTTGAAACCTGCTTAAAGTTTTCACGGCCAAACGTGAACATTTCCATTTCCCATTAAGTTTGCAGTCTCCTCTCTGTTCGTAGGACGGGCCTGGTGGCGGGGGTGGGACTCGAACCCACGCTTTCCAACTTATGAGGATGGCGAGATGACCACTTCTCTACCCCGCTATATATAGACGGTTCTAAAAACGAAACTGGTGTAGACACCTATTTCTGTAAACTCCCCGTCATGTTTTGAGATTCTGGCTGGCCCAGCAGGGATCGAACCTGCGACATCTTGATTAACAGTCAAGCGCTCTGCCATCTGAGCTATGAGCCAATATTATGATTTTCACGAGACGCATCAATGAAAAAATGAAAATTGGAGGTGTCTGTGTAAGACTAAAAAATTGTAGAATTTGATAGAATTTCTTGAAATTGCTGTTAGCGTCTCAACGGAACACATTTTCTTTTTTTACCCCAAAAAGTTTTGTTAAGATTGCTGTCAGTGTCCCAAAATGGTCTGAGTGGTGAGGCTCGAACTCACGGCCTCGTGATCCCAAATCACGCGCTCTGCCAACTGAGCTACACCCAGATTTTGTGCGCTTGTCGCTTAGATTGTCACACTATCATCAGCCAGTTACGCATCATTTGATGCTTCACTATCCTCCAGCAGTTTTCAGCGGCCTTTATCATTCTTTGTGAGGCGTTGCGCTACTCTCACATCAGCCAGGAGCGACCTGGCAGCTGGTGGAGCCGGCGGGAATCGAACCCGCGTCCGAAATTCCTACATGAACAAGACATTCTTACGCAATAGACGATTTTTCAGCGTTGCATTACAGCGGGCGCTTGCGATACCGTCAAATCTATCCCAGGGCGTACAATGGTTTGCACACCTCCACCACCTTGTCTTTATTTAACAGAAGTACAAGGAAAAACTGCAAGTGCTGGATAAATCTTTTACCTCAGACGTTTACCTATATCCAGCTGGTACGTCGTTTTGGAAAGTCCTCCACCAATCAGGCGGCAATCCTCTCAGCCATGAAAGCGGCAAAAGCGGGATGGATCATAATGACAGTTTCAGTGTTGTCGTTTCATTTTTGTTTAAGCCTTTAGGCGGTCTTCTACCTGCGAGTCCTGTACTCTCAAAACCCCGTCGAATCCTTTACGGCCCCATATGAAATTGTCAAAGTACCTATGCGTGGTGGAACCAGGGAGGATTGAACTCCCGACCTCCTGCTTGCAAGGCAGGCGCTCTCCCAACTGAGCTACGGCCCCGTATCAGCGATTTTATTCGCTACTTTGAAGAACTTAATCTCTCAATCACACTCATTACTGGGTCTTCACCCTACCTCCATTATCTTCCTTGTTGTTCCGCCACCAGGGAGACAAGTCTGAGCTTCGGGGAGCGACCCCTAACTTCTTGCCCCAGCGCATCAGCGCCATATCCTGCACGGGATTGTCTACCCGCAAATTTCACCGTTCATTCAGAAAATTTCATTATTGACCTGTATAGTCTACATACTTTCAAAATGAAAAGATGTTTTCAACCTGTCCTACGGCTACTTTAACCAGATACTTTCGTTATAGCCGAATTTCTTCGGCATCAAGACAGAAGCACATTATTGGTTTTACCTCCGTATAATCGGCTACCACCCCGATATACTGCAAGGCTTATTCTCCACATGGAGCGTCTATTGCTGCGCCCGAAAGTTCTGTGCGTTACAAAGCGATAACTCTTAGCGAAATATGTTTTTCTTGGCGGTTTCCGCCTCCTCGCCCTACATCGCTGCATGACGACGATCCTCCCTGCAAGGTATCCCTCGCAGTTCCTACCGAAATTACCATATACCTCGGAGTGCTGACACACTTTGTTCACCGAGTTAGTAATAAGCATGATTCAAAGATTAAGTTTTCAAGGAACATGGAGCTGATGACAGGGGTCGAACCTGCGACCTACTGATTACAAATCAGTCGTTCTACCAACTGAACTACATCAGCATTGATTTTGTTCGTCGCTATGGTCATACTATACCACAGGTTTCAGTGGATGTCAATAGCGACGAACAAAATTTTTTTATTTTTTTTCGGTTTTAGCCAGCAAGCTAAGTTTGTTGGGGTCTTGTGTCTTCACAGCGTCTTTTAAGTTGTCACCAGGACGAAATACCACAACCTGGTAATCATCTATCCGCTTTTGCTCTCGTGTATGGATATCACGAACAAGGCTTCCCCTTCTCTTCTTCACTTCAAAAGTCCCGAACCCTCGGATTGTTACCTTTTCTCCCTTAGTCAGCGCCTCAGCAATGACACGAAACACATCATTGATAACAGCTCCAGCCTGGTTCTTATAGTAGTCCATCTCAGACAATGCAAGGACAAGATCGTTCTTGAGCACAAAATCACTCCTAACCAAGTTTGATCTGATAGTAGGCATCAGCACCAATTCCAGGTTTGAACACCATCATCAGTTGTCCAGGTGTAGAATACAACCGCTTTCCATTTGCGTATTCATCAGTTCCACAAAGGCTTCTGACGATCATACTGTCAATTCCAAGTTCTTCAAACTCTTCCTTATGGTGTTTATCGGCAAGAATTACATAATCAATTCCAGAGCCGTATTTCTTTACAAAGAGAGTATTCAATGTTCTACCAGCGTTTTTCACACTGTCAAGATCGCCATGTGTAGCGCAGATTTGATATCCGCACACGTTAAAATATAAGAACTCGTAATACTCCGCCTCTGGGAATTGCACATCGTCTCTATCACCCAACCGCTGCTCCAGCCACCAGGGAATCAAGCGCTCCATGTTATCAGCATGGATGCTATCTTGCTTATTCTGCACAGTGCGCAGATGGTTCCCGTATGTAGCGTGTACGACGGTTTCTTCTACTGTGTCCGCTAAGGCATTCACTGCCTGAGCAATAATTTCAGAGACTTGCATCACCTGGTCACAAACAAGTTCTTCAGACGCTACTCGTGCGCTGGTATGAATGGCTCCATGTGCCATATCGCCAAGCAGAAGGATATGCAGTTTGCGACATCTATGCAGCTTGATTCGCTCAATCGCAGTCTCTACCAAATGCTCTACACGGCGAAGACAAACCTCTGTATTATACCGTTCCCAAATATTATCTGTTGTCATTCCGTAGTGCCAATCTGCAAACACAATGACGGCTTCATTATCATCATAAGTATAAACAACAGACTTATCTACACACAATGGCTCAGACTCATTTAGGACATTTGCAGCTTCAACAAGACGATCTTCCAAATTCTCTGATCTACCAATCCGATCTACCAGTTTATTAAACTCGCGCCGTTGATCAAAAAACCGCTTTGCTTCCTTTCTTGCCTCTGCAATCTTCACATCCAGTTCAGAAAGATACTCCTCTTTGTCAGGCCGTCCATCAGCAGCATATTTGCGCTTAAAATATTGTGCAACAGCATAACCAGAATATGGTGTAACAGATGCAGCTTTTCTAAGACTGTCACGGTGACAATCCAGTTGAGCGGCTTCTACAATATCTTCCCAATCCAGGTCGTCCGGTTTCTGTTCCATCTTAATCTCAATGAGCCGAAGACCGTACTCATAAAGATCCTCCCCTTCTTTTCGTTCATACTTTGGGTTCACGAATAGCTTCACCTCTCTTCTGACGGCGGCAAATTTATCCGTCGTTCAATCGTCAGCGTAATATCGGGTACGCCATCCCATCGTTTTAAGATTTCAGCAATGCTAAATGAACTTACACTGTCCCGATGGAACTCAGTCAAAGTTCCATCGGAGCAGTCGATTATAGCATTAGTATATTGCTCTCGCTTTTCCTGAAAGGCCATTAGTTTTCACCGCACTGTTTCCTACGTGCCTCACGCAAGGCGTGTTGCCGGTCAAACTCTTTCACACGATCTGCGGCAGCAGAGTTACTATGAGCAATGGCCCGCATCAACTCTTCACTCTCTGTGCAAAAATAGTGGTGGCGTTTAGAACGCTGCTTCATAGTGCGTGGATACGTATAGTTTGGGTACAGCTTCGCCAAAAGCATTTTCTCTTCTTTGGTAATCGAGATCACAAAAATTCATCCTTTTCATATAGATTTGAGGAAACTTTGATTTTATTCGTCGCTTTCCTCATATATGACCAAAATTCTTGACGAGCTAACCACCGAGATTTCTCGGTGGTTAGATGAGGTCATTTTAGAATTTAACGAGCGAAATAACCTGTTTTTTGCATATTTTTGTTAGACTTCAACAGATGTAATCCACGAGTTTTGACGGAACTACCATGTCTTTTCGGAAGCGAAGACCGTATATTTCAATGCTTCCGGCTGCATTTTCATCCTCTATCAGCATTGAGATCGGTGTCCGGCTCTGCTCGATCAGGTCAATGAAGTCCTGATTAGGCAAAGAAAAGAGAGCATAGAACAGGGTGCGGCCAATATCCTTGTTGGTCGGCTCCTCAATCGCCAGCAGCAGACGACACGCCGTATGACGGCTAAGTTTGATATTTTTGATATAGTCCAGATACTCCTGGCGCACCTCATTCACAAGGATCGCTTTACTGACGTTATCCAAATCGTCATTGGTACTATTCCATATCGCCTGAATCTTCGTCCGCATATCCCTAACGATTTCCAAAATGCGGTTTACCTGCGGATGCCACACTGAATGGCTCAGATCAACACCGCTCGTAGGCACCAGCAAAGCTGAGAACGGCAGCATCGGCTTTTTAATGCACTTCATTCGGAAAGAGTTTAGGCTATGTTGCAGATAGTCCATAGTGGTGTCATGGAACTTATAGTTCTTACGGTCACTATCGTAATAGCCTTTCATGCGGGCGATTTTCCCTAAGAAGTTGGGTTTGATCTGCCTCCCGTCATTGTCACGCATTTCGTACTTCTTCCTCAGCCGTTTGATTTCACCAATGCTATCTACTGCGTACTCACGCTTCGCCTTGTCGATCTCGATGTTGCTCAAAACGTCCAGCTGGGCGATCTCGCAGTACAACTCCTCCACCTCGGAGAAGTCTACTCCACCGTTCATTGCATCCCACAGCCTCGTGTTCAACTCTTGGGAAAGATTAACAATCTCACCGATCTTGTTTACAGATGTTTTGATGTCAAGATCAGCCTGATCCACTCTGGTATAGTGCCGCACAATTTTTCTGGCATCAACAAGACTGGTAGGCACGAGGAAACGGTGGTAGTTACGCACCGCTGCCCGTATCAGAATGGGGTTGTCCGTTAGAAGCATTGTGTCAGAGTCGAAGTCGGCTCCCGAAAGACGAAATAGGGTGTTCTCCTCAATGCTGTTGACACACACTACCTCATTTGTAAGATTGAAGAAGTGTTCAATCTCTGGGTTTTCTTTATTCTTAACTAAAAGAATATTGCCCATCGTCACATGAGGGCTGCGAGATCCCAGAATGGTCTGATTAAATGAGAAATGTTTACTGTAAATATTTCCAACACCGATTTGGCTCTTCCCGTCGAACTGTCCGATAGAGGAGAACAGCATCTCCATCGGATTGCCAAGCAAGGTAGAGTAGTTCCCGTTCACCAGAATATGCCCACGCCGAATGTCTTTCTTGAACGCTTTGGAAATATCGTGCCGGTAGTCATCGTACAGCTTCGTCTGGGCGAAGAGATCCGTAACCCCCAGCATCTGATAGATGATGTCGTTCGTCGAAGGCGCTGCGTCCAAAGGCTTTTCTCCACCAGTGTATCGGATATGATACCGAAGTACGGCAGGGTCGTTTTCGATCAACTGTAAATATTCAAGAGACGGCCTCACCAGAGAGTCAACGTCCTCCTGCGTCATCTGCAAGGTATTTAACAGCTGGTAGTGAATCTGCACCATCCTACCGTCAAAGAAATGTGTGGGCTTTTCATGTTTGACAACACCAAAATCCCCATCCTCCTCCAACAGTTGAAGCCACTGCTCCAACGAGCCAAACTTGACATATTTAATACTGCTTGGTGTAGTAATCACTTTGATTTCTTCAATAGACTGGGCAAGGGTAAACCCGTTCAACTGTGACACTTCCGTGATTCCTTGTTCCGTAAAGAATTTCTGGACATTGCAGTTGAAGCAAGCAGACTTAAAAAACCTATTACGTAAAAGAATCATACCATGTTCGCCGTACTCACCCATAGCACTCTTGTCGATAAGAGACTGCCCATCCCAGATGCTGTTGGAAATTTCAACCTCTTCTGGTTTAGAAGAAAGCCAACCATCGTCACCAAGACGTGTAGCAATTACCTTATCTTTGAATGTGCTGGTGAAGTCATCAATTACAAGGAAGTTTTCAGGACGAAGTTGAATTGTTCCGATGATGCTACTCAATGTCAATGCAATGTACGCCTCGAATCCAGCAAGATCCATTTCTTGCCCTTGACGGACACGTAAACCACACTGCTCCCACTTGTGCATACGCGGGTAAAGTTTCTCGTCGATAAACAAACATTTGCCAACACGTCCACTGCCGGCAGAACGCTTAAACCGCTGAAAATGGATTCCGTCACAGTCAAATCCATCGTGATACAGACGGTCACGAAGTTGGGCAGCAGTAAATAGAACCTTCATATTCTTCCCCAACTTGTAAGCACCATCTTCAAAAACGAATAAGGAACCAAGTACAGACGCTGCAACCGGATTGTTTACTGTTTCATCAATCCGCACTGCAATCAACTCACCGTCTTTTATACAGATGTTATCTACAAGCTCCACGTCGCTTGGCAAGTATCCATATTTGATATATGTCTTATCGAAGAAGCGATTGAACTCCTTGATGCTGTACTTGAATGTCACATTGATAACACGACGGCAAAATTCCTTCCCTCGTTTGCTGAATGTGAAATCCATTCTGCGGTAAACCTTCTCATAGATTTCACGCAATTTGATTAAGTCCAAGCTGTAATCCAGCGTATTTATAAACCGTTTGGTATTAAACTCTCCCTGGTTCTCTCCACCACTATACCGCACGGTATACCCTATGCAACGGCTATTGGAATAGTTAGACAAAAACAAATCTTTTGCATCCGCAGATACAATATACACTGAACCGTTAATAGGACTGCCCTCCATTCTGAACCAGAACCAGATCACCATACCAGAACAACCACTTAGGTTCTTCAGCAAGTTCGACTATCGCAGAAAAACCATCATTGCGTTTTCGATAAAGACGGACAGTGAAAACCTTATCACGAGAGGACTCCACAAACTCCTTATACTCTTCAGTTGTGTGTGCATAATCACTACGGCTTACAATACGGTCTACATCCAATCTTACTTTATCGCCATCCAGCAAATGATTTTCAATTTTCTGAGAGAGCTTATTAAGTTTGTCTGCTGCATACTCTCGTGCTGTTTTTCCGTGTTTCTTCTTAAAAGACCTACGTTGTTCACGATTCACTGTCAAACATCCCCCTATCAGAATAGTCGTTAATCATATGTTGATACTCTTCGGTGTTTTCTTTCAAGACGCTGGAGTAGTAATCCTCATTATCTCCAGCATCATCGGCTGGCGTAAAGTCAGAGCAATGCCCTGGACACTCCATGCCACACTGATCTTTCCAAATACACTCTTGACTTGCGGTGTTCATCAGCTACCTCCTTCCGTTGTCACCGCTGCGCCAGCTGTCCTCAAATCCTCTAAACGCTTCTGTCTCGCTAATTCAAGTCTTGCTTTTGACGCCGCTTTTTGTTCTGCTGTTAAGTTACTATTTTTCTTTGGCCTGATTTTCAGCCAATCAGCTGGTAAATGAACCAAAATACTTCCATCTTTATTTACATACCGAATATCAACCGCATCTGGGTACTCCTCTTTCAATTTCCAGATGAGTTTAATCCACTTCTTTTCAGAAGTAGAAAATGTGGCGGTTTTATCACCAGAGATATGATCCCATCCTGTTTCCTTGAAATCTTCCACCTCAATCACCGCCTTGATTTTGTTCGTCATTTTCCAAGGAAGAAAGATCAAGCAACCACTTCTTCAGCAATTCTCTCATACGTCTACTCGGAATATACACCCAAATTTCTTTGCCATCCCGAATTGCAGAACGCCAAATCCACTGGATCATCTCACCCAACGCATACTCCTCTTCTTTTACCTCAACACCATGATCGAGGAAATAATTTTTTAACAGAGGATGATAAAAGACATTGACACAGTACGCCAAATGATCCCTATTTCGGTATGCGTTTGTTGCCCGAATGTTGAATGAAAGGAAGCCTTTCGTATAGCCTTTTCCTTTCAGTATGTCTTGATAATCAACAAACACAGTCCATAGGTTCTGGCTGGTAGGAGAAGCGAAACGATTTGTAAAGACATTAACCAAATTATTTCGCATTTGTTTGATTAGTGGCGATCCCTTTGCTTTCTTTGCCCTATCATACCAGGACGCAGATAGGCTTGCATATTGCTCACCAATCTTGTTCAGCTTGCTATCTTCGAGAATATGGATTTTCTCATGTAGGGTTTTCACATACTCTGGAATATGTGGTTGGTCGCAAAAATGATATTCACCATTCTCATACATAGTGCCAATTTGCTGTATCTCAATGCCGTTCATATCAAAGTAGTATTTCTGAACCTGCGCATCAAACATATAGGTTAGAATAATGACATCTTTGAAAGCGTGAAAAACCTCAATAGGGAACAGCCAGAGTAGCAGACAGTCGTTATATAGAATAACATTACCAGTCATGCACATATCACGCAAATCCTCAAATCTGCCCTCATAGTCTTCCTTGACCCACCGTACACGACAATCATCGCCAACTTCGATCATCTCAGCACGCAGCATCTTCAAATCCTTTGGGGAAATTTTGATAGTCTGCGCCACCTGGCATACTTCATCCAAAATGAGCTTATAAGCACCATCTCGGATTAGTTCAATAGTTTCGGCGGTGTATGTCTCAAATAGTGCGTGGGTGCTGGCGATATTGCATTTTGCAGCAAGGAGACGGTGAAGATCTCCCAGTTTCCTATTTCCTTTGTTTTGCGGATCTTTGAAATCTCGCACCTCACAGCTCCGCTTGATTCGTTCTACCTCATCCAGATACGGAGTAATGAAGATATAGCGGCTCTCTTCGTCCTGGTTCATTTGGGTGATTGCACTCTCAGTCTTGCCAGCACCCATAATCGCATCACAAACCTTTACAACCACAATCCCACCTCCCTATCATACGCTAAATTGGAGGTTCTTCTTTTGCCATTCATCATACTCACTCCTTTTCTTCAAATATTTTCGGATAATTTCAATTCCACAACACACAAGCTCACAGTAAGGCTCTCCGTCATATCGGAAAAACGCTTCGTCTAACTTATCATCCGTCAGATTGTCAGGCACTTGGCTGAAAAGTTCAAACACCTCCTGCATCTTTTCCATCATACGGATATTGTCAGCACAGGTCTTAATCTGGCTTTTTGCCAGTGTCAGCATAGTCATAGCGTCAATGCCATATAAGCTGGCGGCGTTGCGGTAGATCTGAACTTCTTTTTCAAGCTCCGCACATTTCTCTTGTAGCTTTGCAAGCTGGTTTTCATTATTGCTCATAATCTACACCTCGCACATCTCTCAGCATCTCTTTTGTCTGCCGGCGCAATTTGCGTTTCGCTTCACGCTTATCACTTCTTAGCTGGTTCAGTCTGGCGTGTTGACAATACCAATGGCGAGCGAATCTATCAATACTGAAGATTTTTCTGTAATCATTACCTTTATCCATCGTCTGCCTCCTTACTGCCATACAGTTCTTCGCCCATCCTGTTGTATTCCACAAAGATTTTATCAAACGCCTCTTCCCAAACGGAATCATGTTCATGCTCTACGCCAACAGCAACATGAGCCAACTCGTGAGCGAATGTTTCAACACAGACATTCAACGGATGTTCCGCAAAAATCACAACCATTGGAATTTCATTTTCCACAAAGTTAGTAAGCCCATATTCATCCTTATGGTCGTCATCCTCATGCTGGTCAAACATCGCCCTAAACGGTTTATCATAGAGATTCTTATACGCCTGACAAACCATTGCAAACGGATCATTTTCAAACGGGCTGATAAATGTAAGAATTGCCATTATATTCACCTCTTTTCCAATGTTTCAAAGTAAAACGTGATTTTCTTGGGAGTTGGCACAACTAATCCGAATTTCATACCTTGACGGTACGTGTAACAATCTCGTTCCAATGTCTTTGGTATGGCTTCCAGTATTCGACGCCATCCTTCCAGAGAGTTGCCACGCTTGTAATGGTTGCAACTCCGACAGGCCGGCAGCATATTTACAAGGTCATCCTCTCCGTTATTCCGAAGCGCATCTACATGATCGACCTGCATATCCTCATAGGCCAGCTCACCACCACAGTACGCACACCGTCCACCCATCTTGTCGTATACCATATGGCGATCTGTCACAGTCAGTTTTCGTCTACTACTCATCACAACCACCAGGCTTCCGTGAAATGGATGTTCTTGTGTCCAAAGTGGAGATCTGAGATATACAGATTCCTTGCCATAAATGTTACCTCCAAATTTGCAAAAATGTTCAAAAGTTAGATACAGCGAAAATGTGTTTATGACTTTCGAGGTTATAAATTCTGATTTTGACACCCTTCAAAGCCCTGCAAACACTGGGTTTTTCAAAATCATCCCTTAGAGGGGAAAGGGGTAATTTCGCTACGCTCAAAATAGGCGAAAAAGTTATAAATTTTTGCGTTCAGGCTGCCTCGCTTCGCTCGGCAGTTGCTGGGTAGTAAGTGCAGCCTGAACTCTCTCTTCTCTCCGATAGTGGCAACACGTAGGTTTAATCAATGCCCAGCTTGCCCATAAGATCAATAGACACTTCATGGTAGGACTTCTTCTCTTCCTCATCAGCGATACCAATATACCGCATAGTGATTAGAGCACTTGAGTGCCCAAACAATCTTTGTAGAAACACGATGTCATGGTTGTACTGGTAGTGGAAATATCCAAAGGTCTTTCGTAATGTGTGAGTTCCGATGTTCTGCTTGAGTCCACAGGCTTTGGCGGCGTCTTTCAAGACCTTGCGGAGTGTATCAACTTCAATGTGACCACCCTCACGAGACGGGAAAAGATACTGGTCGGAATAAAGAGATGGACTTTTCACAGGGAAATACCAGTTAAGAGCCTTTACACATGATTCATTCAAATACATTCCTCTGCGCTTATGGACTTTGTTCTGGTAAACAGACATCTTATCCGTAGTATCAGAGAAATCATCAGAGACATATCTTATTTCTCCATTTGGGAAAAAGATATCAGAGTGCTTGAGTTCCAGAAGTTCGTTTGCGCGGAGGCCAAGGTTAATTCCCAAAATAAAGCCAAGGAGGTATTTATGGTCTGCGTTATTGTAGAGCCAAGACGCCATTGCATCCAGATCCTCCTGACGCTTGATAGGAAAAACAGTCTGTTCCTCTCCTCTACGGTAGTTGGGTTTATGAGGCGGAGTTTTTAGGCCAGGGAACATAACAACCTTAGAGCTGGACTGTACGATGGTGTGGATCGGAGTGGTGAACTCCTGCTCGAAGAGAGAGAGCTGCGTATTCATCGAAATCCCTCCATTTAATTCGTCGTTACTGACGAGGAAATTCGTGGTTTCCCACATCTCTATTATACTCTATTTTAGGCATAATGTCAACGAAAACTTTGATTTTGTTAGTCATTATTCGGAACAAACACCGAGCATTTTCGGTTGTTATCTGATGTAAATTCGTCAATATTCAAACCAAAATGATTATTTTAGAAAGGGTTTTGACTACTCTTAACACTGAGTTTCTACGGTGGTTGCACCGAAAAGCGTACCGAACGATTTTTTAGGGGTTCGTGTTGAGAAGAGGGTACTAAGAGACTATCTGTGATAGTCGGAAACCCTGGAAATGTAGAGGCTCCCCCTGTCATTGGTGGGCAAGGCTGAGGCGGGGCGGGGTTCTCCCGTGTTTATTCGGGGTTATTTGTGCCGAGTTCTGTTTTCTCTTCAAAAGCAGAATTGCAACGACGGCAAAAGCACGACGGGAGACGGGAGAAAAACGGCGGGCGGCTGGCCTCTCCTGGTTTAGCACGGCAGGCGGGCAAGGCTGAGGCGGGGGCGGGGTTCGGCTATATATGATTATGACGGCGGGCGGCTGAGTGTGTCGGGGCTGCTCCTCTCCTTTTCCCTCTCTCCCTCTCCTCTCCGATTCTCTCCGGCTGTCCATGCTGGGCGGGAGACAGCACGACGGGAGGCGGGGCGGGTCTGGTTGATCTGCTGGCGGCTGGCGGTGATTGCCTGGGCTGGCTGAGTAGGGGCGGCGGCTCCTGGGCGCTGGCGCTGTTCTGCGCTGGCCGTCTGCGCCTCTCTCCTCTCTCCTCTCTCCTCTCTCCGTTCTCCGTCCGTCATCCGTGCCGCTGCTCCGCTGGCCGTGCCCGTCCGTCTGTCTGTCTGTCTCTCCCTCTCTCCATGCTGAGGCATGGCAGGCGGGGCCGCTGGCCTGGGGTGATTGCCTGGGGCGATTCGTGGCGGGCTGAGGCTGTCCAGCATGGCAGGCAATCCGCCGAAATGCTATGGCAAAATGACTATTTGAACGGTTAGAATTTTGTATATTTTGACTGGCAAGAAAAGCATTTAATGACGAATAAAATCATTGACAAATAGGAAAAAATATAGTAGAATAGGGTATACCCGTTAAGGGGGGGGCGGTTCTCCCCTGGGTGGGTCGGCTGGCGGTTCTCCGCCGCTGCTCTTTCCCTTAGCGGCGAATAAAATCAATGAAAGAGGTACATATTATGAAAAAGACTTACAATCTGGCCGCTATCATGCGCCGCGCCTGGGCTATCCGCAAGAGTGCCGCCGCTGAGATCGGCTGCGCCGTCTCTGAGGTCGTTTTCTCTCTCTGTCTGAAACAGGCATGGGCTGAGGCTGAGGCCGTCAACGCTGAGATCAACGCCGCCGCCGTGGTCAATGAGTGGGCCGCGACCGCTCCCGCCGCTCAGGTCGAGTGGCTCCAGCGTTGCACCGTGCGGGCCGCTAAAGACGTGATCGGCTACAGCACCGAAGATCGCTACCACCAATTCAACGAGTGCGCCGCCTGGGGCTTGCACGGTCACGAGTTCGACGAGTTCGTAAACACGGCCTATATCAAGCTCTATGATGCCTTTGACCGTCTGGCCGTCACCAACGAGCGCCGCGCCGCTAAGGGGTTGCGCCCTCGCTCCCTGAAATCCCTTGTATACAATGCCGCAAAAGCCGCAATTATGGCAATTTGGGAGGCGGACAAAAAGCACGGGCAAGCGATGCAAGACCCTGAGATCGTCAACGATAACGGCGACGTTGAAAGCTGGACGGAAACGAGGGTGGCCGCTGCGGGCTATGACACGGAGACAAGCGCCGTTATTCGGGTTGATCTGGAACGGTTCACGGCTGGACGGGATGAGATCGACCGGAAGATCGTCGAGCTGGTACAGCAGAATTACACGGAGCGCGAGATCGCCCAGGCGCTGGATAACAAGATCAGCAATGTGGCGGTCCATAAGCGGATTGCTAAAATCCGGGCGGCTCTCCTGTCGGCTGGCGTGGCGTGAAAAAAAAGTTTTTACTTCCGGTTAGCAACGAACAAAATCAAAATGTAATAGGTAACAGGCGGGCCGGTGGACATCACCACCACCGGCCCCACGATAAAAGAAAAGGGGTTACATACTATGAAAATCAACAATGCCAAACTGAAAGCCTGCATCAAGCTCTCCAGCAAAGTTACCGTTTACGTGCCCGCCACGAACGGCGTAGCCGATGCCACCGACAACACGGAGCAGGTCAAAAAGACCGCCGCGCTCCTGGCTGATCTCTTCGGCGGCTCCACCTCCACCGCCGCCCTGGGCTACTGGCTCTCTCCCGTGGCCGGCTTGGTTGCTGAGAATACAACCGTAGTTTTCGCCTATGCCAGCGATGAGGACTTGCAGAACGGGATCGCCGCCGTGGTTGACCATTGCGAGGCGCTGAAAAATGAGATGGGGCAGGAGGCCGTAGCCCTGGAAATCAACGGCGAAATGTACTTCATCTAACAGAACGAGGACAGCGGGCGGATGCTGCGAGGTATCCGCCCGCTGGAATATGGAAGGAGCAGAACACATGAAAAAATTTGTGCTGGACTATGCCGCCGATGTTATGGAACGGACGGCGGGAAATCCTATGATGAAAGAGGAACACAAGGCCGAAAAATTCCGTAACGTGGCACGGGCGCTGAGTCTCTACAATAAAGAGATCATCACAACGGACGAGGCAATTAAGTTGATTCTGGAGGCGTAAAGACGGAGGCCGGGGAATTTCCCCGGCCTTTTGCTATTTCAAAAAGTTTTTTGGAACGGTTAGCAGAACGGGGAAAAGTCTTGTAACAAGAATAGAGGGCAGCGCCCACAACAAAATTTTTGGAGGTATGGAACATGGCAAGAAATCTCAAACCGGAGTACATAAACAAGATTCGGAGGCTGGAAGCGCCAAACGGCTACAAATTCGACATTGCAAACTATCTCTATAATCCCGCATACGGGAACGATTATCCGGCCTTTTTGAAAGTGATTGCGGAGACGGAGACGGAGCAGACGATTCGCCGCGTGTACTACTTCAAGCACTATGACGGAAGCGGCGAGTACATGGAGGAAATTTTCAAGCGCAAGAAGAACGGGGACGCATGGCAGATCGTCAAGGAACGGACGGAGAGAACGCTGGAGGCTGCAAGCCGGTACAACGTCAAAAAGCTGTTGCAGTTCTGCGCATGATATGGAACGGCGGCGGGAATACTCCCGCCGCTTTTTCATTTTTCGCTGTTCAGATATGCGGAAATTTTGGAATAGTCAAGATCGTCGCTGGTCATGGTGGACATTTCAAGATGGCGGGCAAGTGTTGTTGGCTTTTCGTCTATGGTTGATATATCCGTAACGGCGGAGGCTGTCACTTTATACTGGCCGGTTATCGTTTCGCCGGACTCATCAATATATGAGATCGTCAAATAGGCTCTATCATCGGATACCGTGCCGCTTTGGACTTCTATGCTGGTGACATTTTGGAGATTGTCGGAAATTGCATCACATACAAATTTCTCTTTCTCATTCAGGGATTCATCGCTGGAGCATCCCACCAGGCCAAACAGGAGCAAGACGGATAATAAAGCATAAAATAATCTTTTCATTTTCTCTTCTCCTTTGGTTAGCAAGTGTATCTTCTTGGCTGTAATTATAACAGAGGCCATAACGAAAATCAATGGAGGTATTCAAAATGATTGTGGATAGGATTCTTGACCGTAAAGACGGCGAGCCGTACAACGCAAAAGACTTCTACAACTACTGCATGAAAGAGGCGTCAGTTTTCGGATACTACATAGGCGGCGAGATCATGCGGGCGATGAACGGAAGAAAAAATGCGGACGTTCAGGAGGCGCTTTGCAAGTACATTCTGGAGCAGGACTATAATCCGGACATCTGTGACTATATTCGGTCTGTGGATTGGCTGGGCGGGCTGGAAAAGCTCAATGGAATTTGCTGGCATTGCAAGCGGCTTGGACGGGCGGTTGACGGATGCCCTGGAACAACGGAACAGGTTTGGACGGGCTGCGTTTATAGGGAAGTGTAACGGATAACATGAAACGGCGGAAGGGTGTTCTTTCCGCCGTTTTTTGTTTTACGAACGGCAAAAAAGTTTTTTGGAATGGTTAGCAGGGGCTGATTTTTTACTGTTATATCAATAGAACGGGAGACATCCCGAAAAAAATAAGGAGGGCTACATAATGCTGGATAGGAACGGATTTGATAAGTGGGTTTCGGAGAACGGAACGGGGAATGTGGTGCGGAAGCACTTCAACGGGATCGACTACGCTTTTGCTACCATGAATGACGGCTGGATTGCTATTTTCGAGGTGGACGATGGAGCGTATATCCCGAAGATGCAGGCAGCGGACGAGGCGCACGCGGATAGCTGGTGCAATAGGATTGAGTGCCCGCGAGTTCAATTCAATGTGATCTGAGAGGAGGCTACATAATGACAATCAAACGTGGAGACATCTACATGGCCGATCTTTCCGTTGCAACGGATGGATGCGAGCAAGGCGGGTTTAGGCCGGTGCTGGTGATTCAGAATGACAAAGGGAATTACCATGCGCCTACTGTTATCATCGCCCCGATTAGTAGTCGGATGCACAAGGCGAGGTTCCCAACGCACGTTATGTTGGATTGCTTGCAACGGTCGTCTTTTGCAGAGCTGGAACAGATACGGACGATTGATAAGCGGAGACTTGGAAATTATCTGGGACAGATCGACGAACGGACGCAGGAACGTGTGGATAATGCAATCAAGATCAGTCTGGCGGTTTAACACTTGCGGCGGGAGTATTCCCGCCGCTTTCTTTTTTTTGTGGTTAGCAAAGTCTATTTTGGAGTTGTAATAAGAATAGAGGCTGCAAAATAACACTTTATTTTTTTTGGAGGTATACATAATGAAAGTTGTGCGTGTTCCGAAGGGCAGTTACTACTGTGTGGTTTGTGATGCTGAGGCTGCTGTGGAGGTATCCCACGATGGAGCGCTGAAAGTTTTCTGGGCGTGTGATTCGCATGATGGAGAGATTACCTTGTGTGAGTGCTGTGCCCACAAGCTGATGGATGAGTTGAATAACATTATTAAGAATAGTTGAGAAGGAAGCCAGGGACGAGAATCCCTGGCTTTTTTATTTTATGGTTAGCAGATTTGTTTCTTGCCGTGTAATAAGAATAGGAGGTGCTGATGATGATAACAAAGGAAAAAATTCGCAAGGGTATCTCCCAGGGGATTATCCGGTTTGTTACGGAGCCTGGGAACGTCGAGGCTGGCATTGAAACGGGAACAGTGTGCGCTATCGGTGAATACTGGTTCTATTTTGGAGGCCAGACGGCTGAAGATGAAACGCCTGGTGAGTTTATAAAAAATGTAGACATTGAGGATGTGATTAACGACATTTTCACGGTTCTGGAGGAATTTCGGACGCATGGAGATGTTTTCGGTGACGAGTATGATTATTATGATGCTATTCTGGATGAACAGATCAGATAAACGCGGTGGATGCTGGGGAGAAATCTCCAGCATCTTTTTTGTAGTGGTTAGCAAATATACGCTTTATTCTGTATTTCCAATAGGAGGTGCTATATATGAATGAAATTTTCAGCATTATTGAACAAGAGCTGATGAGACATGGATTCAAAATTCTGGATGGTGATAATGATACGTGCTATATGCGCAAGAATGGAACTGATTACAAAATCAAAATTGAGCAACTGGATGATTAAACACAAGCGGGTCGGAACTGGCCCGCTTTTTTTGTTTTGGTTAGCAAAGTGTGTTTTCTGACTGTTATAACAATAGGAGGTGCTACAAAATGAAAGAATACATGATCGACGACATCCAGGCCATGACGGAGGCGGAGGCCGCTGCTATTGCGCTGGAAACGCTGGACGTAAAAGGACATACGATTTACCTGGTAGACTTCGGCGGCTACTTCGGATATAGTTGTCTGGTGTTCAAAAACGGGCATCACATCTACCATGCGAACGATTACGAGCTGCATCATCAGTGGAGAAGAGCGACGCAGGAGCAGCTGCGGGATGTGTATTTGCAGAAAATGCGGAACATCCTCTTTACGCCGGAGGAGATCGCCGCTCCCCTGTCGGACTATACCGACTACCACCGCCGAGAGTATTATCTACGGAATTACTACGGAATGCAGGAGGATCACATCTCCATGTTTTGCGGAGGTACGGAACAGGAGCAGGCGGAACGGAATGAAAAGATTGACAAGATGATTTTCAACCCTATCTGTTTTGCATACTATACCAATGCCGAGTTTGTGCAGGAACACAATGCGCTTTTCGAGTTGTTGGAAGCGGCACGGAACGCTGTAGACGACAATTTTGACTATTGGAAATCCGCCTTTAAGTACGAGATGGCAAACCATGAGTACGCAATCAACTGGCAGGCGGACTATGATACCCTGGGTGCGTTTGGAAATATCCAGTATCACGGCGACGATGACAACGAGGTAGAGCAGTATTTTGATGAGCTGCATTTTACGGAAGCGCAAAGGAAAGCATACTGGGCCGCACGGCGGGAGTATCTGCGGGAGGCTAATCTGTAAAGTGGAGGCCGGGAGAAATCCCGGCCAAAACTTATTTTGTGGTTAGCAAATGCAGATAATCGTCTGTAATAATAGGAGGCGAGATATTGAGACAATATTTTGTCGGATGCCGAGAAATCACTGAGGCAGAGGCCAAAGAGATCGAGGCGAAAAATCAAGAGATTCTGAGGTGCGGGACGATTGAAGAATTATTGAAAATTCAACCCATCACATATAAGGAGGTTTGGCATGAAGAAGATTGTGGAATTTCAGGCGGCGATTATGAGCAATTATGAAGGATATGTTTCGCTGTGCCAGTTTGATCGAGACAAGCCCTGGGGACAAGGTGTGGAGCGTGTATATCTGGGCAAGCGGGAAAACTATGATAACGCGGGCCATTATGACAATTCGGACGATTCTCTGGTTTATATTTCAGACAATCTAAAAATGGATAGCCTTTTATCTGGAAGCGGCTGGGTGGTGTCTCAGCAGGAGATGATCGACAATGGTGCTTTTACCGTCGAGGACTATGCGGAGTTTGCCGCCCTACGGAACGGTCTGCTAAAGCAGTTCAAGGAAACAAGGGTGGTCAAATTCTCTATTGACATTGACAAGCCTGGGAGCGGGACGCCGTTTCGTTTTCCTGAGTGGAATTGAGTTTTATGGAGAGAGTCGTAAACCAACCCTCTCCAATTTTATTTTTTCTGAGTGGTTAGCAAATACATAGGAAGCGCTGTAATAAGAATAGAGGCCACAAATTTTTGACGGAGGTACTGTTATGTACGATATTGAAAAGCTGGTTGGCATCGTTTGTGATTTGCTGGAAGCGGAGGAAGAGGTTAGAAGGTACAATCTGGAAATCCGCAAGGCAAAGGGCTATATGCCTGATACGATGCTGTGGATTCCGTCGCTGGGCGGTTCGGAGGCATATCGGCTGGGCGAGCTGTCTGAGCGCTATAACCGGAGCGCCTGGATTCTGTCGGACATCTGCGCCATGCTGGACATTGACCAGACGCTGTTGATCGCCGCTGTGAAGTCTATGCAGCGCAAGGAGCGCCACAACGGTCGCTGGGACAATAAAAATTATACGTGTTGGATGAATCGGGGCGATAAAGAACGGCTGGCAAAATTTCTTCAGATTGGAGATGTGTGGATGAGGCAGCACTATAAGAGCACTTGCCGTAAGATGGCCTGGTGTGAGGAAAAATAAAAATTAGGGGAGATGGTTAGCAAGACCGTCTCCCCTATTGTTATTTATAATGGGAGGCATCCCAAATAAAAAATCATAAACGGAGGGCTACAAGATGAGCAAGATTTACATGATCGGTGAGCGGAACGGTAAGAAGTACGTTGCGCACGTGGACAAGACCGGTGCCACCGTGCTGGACAACTCTGTGGAGATCACCAAGGCGGAGTACCGCCGCCACCGCGCCGCTGGTGTACCGAGCTGGGGCGAGGAGCAGACGGCCAAGGCCAGGGCGCTCCACCGCGACCCCAAGCGGGCGAGCCGGTGGGCGGCGAGGGCTGCGAAGTCCCGCAAGGAGGCACAGGAGCAGAAGCGGAAAGCCAAGGCCGGTGCGGAGCGGGCGCAGATCACCGCATGAGCTGGCGGGGAGAGGATTAAACCTCTCCCCATTTTTTTATTTTGCCGGTTAGCAAATATTCAATGCCCCATGTAATAATAATGGGAGGTGTCGATATGGACATGAACATTATATATGATGAAATGCGTCGGCTGGATAAAATCTCTGGTCTGGACACCAGAAACATTCCAGTGCGTATCTCTTCCAGGATGACGAAAGGCTGGGGATCATGCCGTTACTGCTACGAGCGGAGAAAGTATCAGATAAAGGAACTGGTTTTTGCGAAACGCCTTTTAGCGCGTGGCACGATGGAACATATCTTGAACGTCGTGCGTCACGAGTATGCCCATGCCTATGTGACATTGACATATAATCATCACCACGGCCACGACGCTGTGTGGAAACGGGCGGCGTTGCGGTTCGGATGCAACGCAAAGCGTTGTGAGAACTTTGACGAGGTGGATAGTGTTTACAAGTATAAAGTGATCTGTCGGGGCTGTGGTAGCGTAAGCCGGTATCAGCGGAAAGCTGGCATTGTAAAGGAGTTGGAAGTAAACCCTGATTCAACACGGTTTTACTGCTGTAAATGCCATAGTCATAAATTTATTTTGGAAAAGGTTAGCAATAGTTAATTTTCGACTGTAATATCAATGGAGGTGTTCAATATGACAACAAAAACTGACTATCATGCTATCATGGAACTGCGGGACAAATATACGCCGGCAGAGCGAGGCATCGTTAATGCGTCTGAGATGGAAACAATTAACACTGTTCTGGAAGTCAAGACCAGAAATAATATTGAGCTTCAAAACATCCGCGACGTTGTGGTTATGCTCTATGGGCGGTGGAGTGATACGATGCGTGAGAAATACCAGCGCGACCACGATAAAGAGGCATTTGATAAGTCTATGGAGTATATGGACGCTATGAGCGCAATCTGCTGCGTGGTTGACCAGGAAAAATTCAGTCGTGGGTTGGAAGTATAGAGATTTGGCGGACTGGTGGAAACACTGGCCCGCCTTTTTTCTTTTCCTTTTGTAAATACAATAGGAGGTGCCAACATGAAAAACGCAAAGCAAATTTGTACCGCTGTGACGGAAGCTCTGAACGCTGGAAAATCTGTTTTCCTAACAGACGGAACGGTAACGCATGAAGTAGTCCAGGTTGAAATTTCCAACTGGGGATTCACAAAGAACACCTTTGATGTAATGATAATTGATGGATGTGGAAATAAGGTCTGGATACAAATTCGTATCATGTGGCCGTGGGATGAGCTGGATAGCTATGGCATGGTTGAGCTTGATGGTGCCTTGTATATTGCTCCTGACTGGTGGATTGAAATTTAAGATACTGGTTAGCAAATATGGCTATGCCACTGTAATATAAATAGGAGGTGTTTCAAAATGAAAATTTGCAAAACTTGCGGAAAACCTATTTGGGACGATGAGAACGGTGATCTGGCTTATACCATAAATTCTGGCATCCCTGGCAAGAAATATGTGGAGTGCGAGAGCTGCCACGACTATTCCGTTGACCAGCACAAGATTATCCAGTGCGAAGCCTGCGGTGAGTGGTTCTCCAACGATGTGCTGCATGACGATGATGAGGAGATCGGCGGGGATTCGTTCTGTGCCTGTCCTTCCTGCGGCAAGGATATCGTAGACGGCATGACCCGTGAGGAACGGCTGCAGGAGGATGATGACGCCTACATCCCGCAATATTCCATTGTGGTTCAGTTTACAAACGGCGGGAGCCGTGGGTTCCTGATCTCTGCTGAGGATAAGCGGCAGGCGCTGGAAAAGTTGATGGACAAGCTGGGCGAGGGCAACACCGCCTGCATGGATTCTATTCATATCGGGTTTGTCTATCTGGACGAAGATATTATTTCTTAATGGGAGGATGCTATGGAGTTTAAGGTAAACAATGGACGGACAATCAAGTTGGAGCAGTCTGAACCGGATGGTCCGGTGAGCGTCACAACTTGGGAAGCTCCTGACCGTGACGGGAATGTAGGCTGTGATAGCGAGTACACTATCTCCCCTGGGGACTTTGTGATGATGCTGAACTGGTATTGTCACCAGAAGCGGATGGGCAACACGGACTTGAATTTCTGATTGAACGGGACGCCACATTCAGTAGCGTCCCGTTTTTATTTTTTAGAATGGTTAGCAAATGTGGGCGCGTGGCTGTAATAAAAATAGGAGGTGCGATTATGAGCTATCGTTATTATTCTTCTCAACGTCCGGTCACTCCTGGTAGTTTTCCGAAGCCAGTTGGCAATCGTATTCTGGAGATTGTCAACTTTGATGAGCGGGCACCGTGCTATGATGCAAACTGTGACGCATGGGGCTATATCGAGTATGAGAAACCTTTGGGTGAGGAACTGGCCCGGTGCTATGAGCTGGTAAAGCAGAAGTATCCGCTGTATATCAAGTGCGGCGAGTACATTGGCCGGTTCCAGTATGAGGAGTCAAAAGGCATCCCGATTTATCGGTTCCCTGGTGGTGATCGTGTTGGAGATAATTTTGAGATCGAGCATGGTAGCAACAATAGGGATGACTTAAAAGACTGATTGGAGGCGGGGAGTTTTCTCCCCGCCTTTTCATTTTGTGGTTAGCGGCGAATAAAATCATTGTATAATGGTAATAGGAGGTGGACACGATGCAATCGTTCACAAAAAATGAAGTGGCCTGGACGCTGGATGCAATCAAGCTGACGGCTGAGTATTACAATACACATTCCCGTCGCACATCTGGTATAGAGGCATCGTTGTCGGCTCTGAGATCGGAGCAGCTGACAGCTATCGCTGATAAGCTGAACCGTGCGCTGGACACTGGAAACAAGCGCATCGAGATCAAATATTGATAGGAGGAAAATAAATTGAATAAGCGGATAGAGCAGAAATTGATGGGGCTGGCGTTGCTGGTTATCTGCGCTTTTGTGCTGTGGCTGTGTTCTACTGGCACAACTCCAGAAGATCAGGACGCCACGGCTGTGGTTCTGCTGGCTCCTCTTGGGATGTGGATGCTGTTTACCAAGGACATTGTGATTTATTAAGGGGGATGCGTTATGAAAAAGGTATTTCATGTGACGAGATCGACGAAAACCGGCAAGACTGTGGACATCGGGGATTTCTCCACGGTGGAGCAGGCACAGGAGGCTATGCTGAAGCACTACAAGGAAACGCCGAAGCGTGGGCATTTCTGGTATCGGATTTCCGAGGAGGAGTTGAAAGAGATCAACGGCGTTGAGTATCGGCAATTCTGCATGGTGATTGTCGGTGGAAACAGGCCGTACAACAGGAGGTTTGACGGGAATGAGTTGAAAGAGCTGGCAAGCTGAAATTTTGGGGAGGGCATTAGCTCACCCCCCTATTTTATTTTCTGGACTGGTTAGCAAGAATACGAATCGGCTTGTAAATATAATAGGCATCGGCCAACAAAAAAAAGGAGGACAAGGAGAAATATGGAAGAATTGAAGAAGTATCACGAGGCCGCTTACTACGACTGCGATGACATTGCAGCGAAGCTGATCGAGTTGTCCGATCTGGGTTCCGATGTGGAGGATACTAAGGCACTTCACGAGGCCGTATCTGATGCTTTGTATCAGCTCAAGGCCACGGCACAAAACCCGTACAACTGTGATTACTACCGTGTGCTCTACAACGTACTTTTGAAGATCACTGGACTTGATTTTTAAGGGAGGAAACGGAAATGTATATGACAAAAGATAAGTTTGATGAGATCAAACAGAAACATAATACGCTCCTGATAATGGACGATGACACGAGTGAAGCACTTGAATTTGTCCAGGAGCTGCTGGCGGCTGAGGCGGATGCACTGAAAGAAAAATGTGCCTATGCCACCAGGTCGATCAAAGAGATGGAGAGCGCTGCCCACGAGGTTTTCTCCATGATCCAGGAAATTGAAGATGAGCAGTTTGGGGATGGGGATTAAACCCTATCCCCATTCTTTTTTCCTGAAAAACTTTTCTTTATGGTTAGCAGATTCCGATTTTCGGCTGTAAATAGAATGTAGAGAGTTTCACAACAAATTTTTGATGGAGGTTCGAGCTATGAGCGCTATGAATTTTGAGATAATGAGGGACTTCCCTCTGTTCGCTAAAAACTATATGGCCGAGGTCAAACGCTGCCCTGTGTGCGGTGCGATTCAGGACATAGAGAACGAGGTCTGCGAGTTCTGTGAGACAGACGAGCTGGAAAGCGGCTATTAGTTCGACGGCTTTGCCTGTTCTATGGATTGGGATGAGATCACCGCCGAGATGGATGAGTTTAACCGTGAGCTTTTGTTCCACAAATTGTCCATGAAGAACGGCTACTATTCCGGTGTTCAATTTATCGTGGATACTGAGCATGACTTAAAGGACTACGACTACGACAACGATGAGTGCCACTACTACTTTGATTGCTGCCGAAGTGTGGCCTATCGGAAGTACGCCGCCGAGGTGCGGAAGATCAACCGCTGGATGGCGAAGTTGGCACAACGCTATGGATTTGAGGAACTTGTGTGTACCAGTGTCTTTTCAAATGGCGAAGCGTCGTATGCACCAGCCTCTAATTCCCGTGCCCGTCTGTACTCTGCTGTCGCATGATGGATAAGCCCACCGAAAACGGTGGGCTTTTTTTATTTGAATGGTTAGCAAATATCTTCTTCTCTCTGTAATTACAATATAGGCCACAAAACAACAAGGAGGAATTAACTATGAAAATTTACATTCTGATTCACGAGCAGGATACCGATGCTGCCTGGGGCTGCAATGTGAAGCCGTTTACGGATAAACAGGCTGCGTTGGATGCTATGCGGGCCGACTGGCAGGAGACGGTCAAAGATTGGGATTATACTTCCAAGGAGCATAATAGCGATGACGAGTGCGAGTGCCGCGAGGATGGCGCTGTGATCCGCGACGGTGACGATGTGGAATCCTGGCGCATTGAGGAGCACAATTTGGATGTGCAGATGGCCGTAGAGGTCAAGGGTGGTTTGGTTCAGAATATCTACGCTAACGCCGATGTGTACCCCGATGTGTACGATCTGGACGTATCCAGCTTTCCTGACGACGGAGAGGAGGACGAGGCTGACCGAAAAGAGGCTGAGTTGAATGAGCTGGTCAATTCTCCTGGCTGGCGGAATGTGTGGTAAAGGAGGAAGTGCGATGAAAGAACCGTTTGATATCCATTCCCAGGAGGAATTGTCCGAGATGATAGAACGTAATGAGAATTTTGACGGGCAGCGTGCAGATTTTGCCAAGCTGAAACTGTATCAGGAGATCAAGACAGATCTAACCGACTTTTTGCAGCTGTGCGACGATGTTTTGCGGCTGGAAGAGATTAAACCTAACAAGTACGAGCGAAACGCATTGATTTCTTTGGATGTAAAAATCGTTTCCACCTTTGATAAAGATGAAACTGCTATGTTGACTTCGATTATGAATAAGGCTGATCTTGTGACCGTTAGTGCGGTGGGTGGAAAGTTCATCCGATATTCTTTTGGCGTGGAAGATGTCTGGATTGAGTAAACTGGTTAGCAAACGATAGATTTTGTCTGTGATTATAATAGGAGGTGCGCAAATGAACAATTTGAGAGATAAGATTGCGGAAACCAAGGCTGAGTATCAGCGGCGCTATGGCAAGCTGGACTGGAAGTTTACTGATGAGGGCTTGCCTTGGGCTATCCAAGACTACCACGGGAGTGTGGGTTCCGTGATGGGCTTTACCGAGAATGACTGGCTGGCCTGCAAAGAGAATGGATGGACGTTGGAGGCTATCTGCCAGCTTTGTGATGAGCTGTGGTTCAACGCCGAGGTAGAAAGTCTTTCTTGGTATCTGGATGTCCGTATGGGAGATTGGAAAGATAGCAACGGCGGCATTGAAAAAGAAATTAAGGATGACGAAGTTCCGCAGGATGTGGTTGTAGGTTTCGTGTCTGATTTTTATAAGTGGCGCAAAGAGCTATTGCCAATGGTGGAAAAAGTTTATGGCAATGGTTAGCAAGTGCTATTTCGGCGCTGTAATAACAATGTAGGTATTCACAACAAAATCACCACATAAAATTTAGGAGGTTTGCAAAATGGCTGCTAATGTTGAAACTATGATGTACGTCCGTGAGAAGCCCTGGCACGGTCTGGGGACTATGGTGGAGGAGGCTCCCACCAGCGCCGATGCGCTACGGCTGGCCGGTCTGGACTGGACGGTAGACAAGAAGAACATCCAGGTCTGCGGCGGGGCAAAGATCGCCAACTACAAGGCCAATGTACGGAGCAGCGATGGCGCTGTGCTGGGTGTCGTGACCGACCGCTACAAGATTGTCCAGAATGTGGAAGCGTTCGCTTTTACGGACTCCCTGATTGACGGCGAGGTTCACTACGAGACGGCGGGAAGTCTCCAAGGCGGCAAGAAAATCTGGCTGTTAGCGAAGTTGCCTGATACGGAGATCGTTGGGGACAAGACAGAGCCTTACCTGTGTTTCTCCAATACCCACGACGGGAGCGGTGCTATCCGCGTCTGCATGACGCCCATTCGGGTGGTCTGTAACAACACGCTCAACTTTGCCATGAGCACCGCAAAACGTGCCTGGGCTGTGCGGCATACCGGCGATATCCAGTCCAAGCTCCACGAGGCGCGTGTCTGTCTGGATATGGCAAACAAGTATATGGTCAAACTGGGTGAGTACGCTGACCAGATGGCTAACACCAGCATTACCGATGAGCGTATCAAGGCCATTCTGGATGAGATGTTCCCCGTCACGGAGGATATGAGCGACCGCGAGAAGCGGAACGCTGAGAAGGTGAAGGACGAGTACATGATCTGCTACTTCGCCCCGGACATCCTCAAATTCAAGGGCACCGTATGGGGAGCGCTGAATGCCATGAGTGATATGGTGTCCCACAATGCACCCCGCCGTCAGACGGCCAACTATCGTGAGAATAACTGGGGTCGCATCATGGACGGCCACGCAATGATGGACAAGATGGCCTCTCTCCTGGTTGGTGCTGGTGTGTAATATGGAACGGGCGGGAAAATTTTCCCGCCCGTATTTTTTGGTTAGCAAAAATGCAAAGCGGTTTGTAATTAAAATAGGAGGTGTTTGTAATGATTATTAAAAGAATCAAAGACACGGAGATTCGGCGGTATCGGACGGACGACGGTAAGTTGCTGGGAATGGCTGGGCCGGTAGAAGAGCTGGAACGCCTGGATATCTTACAGTATACTGGAAAAGGAGTCGAAACACGAGCACCCGCTGGGACATGGTGCTGTATCACGGCGGACGGTTCCATTCTGGACTTTGTGGATAGCAAAGCGGCTGCGAAGCTGGTATTTATGGAATTGGATGTATGAAAGTGAGGTTTCATCATGGAGAAAAAGGCTTATTTCTTTTGCATGGTTGTATGTCATAATCGGACATGAGCGCACATCGGGAAACGCTGTGGCGTCGTGTTTGCCCCTGATGCGGACACGGCGGAGCGGACTGCCTGGGATAAATATGGCGGCGATAACACCTGCCTGCCCTGGGTAGAGGAAATCCCTGCGGGCGGGTACGACTTTACCGTTTACAAAAGTGAGATTTAGGAGAGTGTGACCATGATCTATTACAATACCATTTCCGACATTAAGAGTGCCGTTCTGGAGCCGTTCAGAATGTGTGGACGATTTGCGGACAACTTTGAGGTGACAGTCGGCGGCAACGACGAGAGTGATTGCATAGAAAGGCTGGACAAGCTGACGGAGCAGCACGGTGATCTGGTCTGGTACTCCGGCTATGTTGATGAGGACTACGCAGGCGGTGAGTACATCGGACGTGAGAACTTTAAGTATGACTAATAACAACATAAAAAGTTTTGGGGTAGAGGTTAGCAAACCTCTACCCTTTTTTTGTAATAGTAATAGGACACGAATTTTGAGGAGGAATTGATAATGGAAATCAAACATAATCGCTCTTATATTCAAAGTTCCGATAGAGAGTTTGCCGCCCGTGGCTACGGACACGAGAGAGTACGAAGCCTGCGGTTCCAGTTCGTCTATACGGAGGAGCAGCTGGAGGCAAACCGTAAGCGTCCTGGCCCGTCTGATATGAGCGTTCAGGAGTGGGACGACATCTGCGCAAAGTCTGCTCAGATGCGGAGTAACCACATGGAGCGGGTAATGCAGGCCATTGGAGAGAAGCACTGGTGCTATCAGTACAACAAAGACCATGATCTGACACTCTTCAAGTCGGATGATTGGGATTTGTTCTTCTGGTGCAACGACTTCTATAACTCCATGCGCGGTGCTCTGTCTGGACGTGACTATTCCTACTTTACGCTGAATTTCAACAATTCGCAGTCTGTGGAGAAACAGCGCAAGGTGTACGACAGTGTTATGCAGATTATCGGCCAGTTCCAGAACGATGAAAACATCGAGGTCACAGTTCAGTACGAAGTTGTGCTGGACGATGCGAAGATCAAGGCGGACGCTGATGCGGTTGCGGAGAGCCTGATCGGGAAGCGGGTCAGCTTTGCACCATCTGGTGGAGCAATTTCCATTCCGTGTCCCCCGATGAAGGGTAGGATCGTCAGCGAAAATGGCAGACCGTTCTTTATGAAGGAACGTGCCAGAAGGTACGGCTATCGTCTGGACGATAAAGACATCCTGCGAATTTTTTGGAACATGGAGAAAGCCGGTTAGCACAGCCGGCATTTCTCCTGTAATAGTAATGGAAATACAACAAATTTGAGTTGGGGGTATCGAAATGAAGCTGACCAAGAAAGACAAGGATCTGCTTTTCAGCTGGGGTTACACCGAGCGGGACTTCCCGCAGATTGAGGAAGCTACCCACAGTGCCAAAACCAGGTATGAATTGGATGGTAAACCAATAGGTAGGGATGAAGCAATCCGTCTCTTGGGCCGTATGGCATATCTGGCTGGACTTTCACGGAGTTCGTTTCACTGGTCGGCATCGCAGATGACCGATGATGGAAGAGAAGTGTTGTTTGATTCAAGACGACTTTTTAAGGAAGCGGTTAGCAAATAACGGTTTTATTCTGTTCTATAAATATAGGGCGGTCTGGGATGCTCCGCTAAACAAAGCCTCACCCTATGAGTTTCTTGTAATGGCGAATAAAATTAAGGAGTGATTGTGATGACGCTGGATAAGATTGAAACCCCATTTAAGCGCCGCCGCGTAATCCAGTACGGCAAGAACAGCAATAAGGTTGTGCGCCACTGGTATGAGGTGCAGAACGTGATAGGTTCGCTCTACAAAACCAAGGAAACGAAGAACGAGCGTGGTGATCTCCTGTTTAACCTGGTTGTCTTTTTCGATGATAAGTCGGACGGCCTGATGTTCCAGAGAATGGCGCACCCAGAACGGTACACCGTGGAGCAGGTTGCAGATGTTATGCGTCGCTGTCAGATTGATAGTGCAAGGCATATGTATCTGGGGCTGAATGAGCTGATGGAACAGGGTAAATTTATCGGCGCTGCTGATATTGAGTTCTTCCGTCAGTTTGACCGTGCCGCCGCCGAACGCTACTCCCAGCATCGCTTGAACTACTATGCTCACAAAGAGGCTGAGGAGGCGGAACGTCGCCGTGCCCTGGAAGAAAAGGAATCTGCGGAGAAAGCACGCCAGCAGGTGGAACTGGAAGCGATTAAGGCCAAGTACCTTGGCTGGGTGGACACTATGACTCCGCTGCGTTTTGGAAAAGTGGACGCCGTTCTTGGCTCTCTTATCCGCTGTGATGGTAAAGTGATGACTCGTCGGGAGTTCGTGATTCAGTCCATCAAAGATGGATGGATGCCGAGGCAAGAGGACGGCGTGACCAACTTGTATGGAAACAAGTGGGAGCCGAAGCAGAGCAAACCCAGAACAGAATATCACTTGGTCAGAGAAAATCTCAGCTATAAGGTTAGCAAAACAGAATTTGACTTTGCTATGTATCTTGTAGAGCACAAGGAGGTATGGAGCTGATGGAGATTATCTTTGGCGTGATTTTGACGGTTGGAAAATTGGCTTATGACGCCTATCTAAAGCACAAAGCGGATAAGTACGCTGACATGGTGGTACGGCGGTATTAAAGGAGGAATAATTTTGCAGTACGTAATTCGCAATATGCTCACTGGAAAATACCTTTCTCTGATTGCCAAAAAGAATGAGGCGGTCTGGGTGGATGAGAACAAGGCTCACCGCTTTAGTGATCGGACAAAAGTGGATAACTTCATGCAGACGAACTTCAATAACGCAGTCAAAGGTCAGTATGGTAAGGCTGAGATGGAAATTCTGCCGTGTGATGGGAAGAGCACCCCTGTTGGTGTAGGGAGTGGTAGCACTGGTGTTAGTGATGAAATCACTGAGGATCAGGCAAACAAGTATCTGGATTCTCTGCCCGATTTGGTTGGGCAAATGTACGAAACAGGACGGATTATGCGGGTGTTGCTTGCATATTACGCAGATCAAGTCCGTGTGGCGGACAAGGCGCAGGAGGATATGCTTCACAAGATTGAATTTTCCAACGTCAATGTTGTAGATGGATTCAAGCTCTACAAGTCGTTACAGGAAATTCGTCAGCGCCGCCGTCAGTGCAAGGATATTTGCGATATGCTTGGAATTATCCATAAATCTGGTACTGTATCCAGTCTGATGAACCTGCAAGGTCAGATAACTAAGTATCACGACCATTTGGAAACAAGGACGTACAGCCCTCGCATTTTGGAGGATTTGTTTACAACTGTCACGTCCGCCAATCTGGAAAAGGTTTTGAGCGGAGTACAGAGTGATGAAAGTGAGGAGAGATTAGATGAGTCTGCTTAACAAGTTCGCATCCGTGGAGATCAAGGCGGATAACAGAATTTCCGAGGAGGATAAGGCGTTTTGCCTCCGTCACCAGGATGCGTTTGACAAGTCTGGGCCAGCACTCCAGAAGATTGCCGATCTGATGATTGCTGGTGAGAGTGAGCAGTTGACAATTCTCGCCGTGGACGATGACCATTTCTACAACCCCTATATGAGCGGCGATGGTTTCAGCTGTGATGAGGACAAGGTGTATCGAGTTATGGAGGAGCGGAATAGAACTTTCGTTTCCGTAATCGTCCAGTATTTCAGCCGCAAATATAATGTGGAATTGGACAGCCACGAAATTCTGGAACATCTGATTCCTGTCGCTCCGAAAGAGCCTAAACTTCCCTGGGGTGGATACAGGAACATGAGCGATGATGAGGTTGACGCCTTTCAGGGAAAAATGGCTGCATATAAGGCTGAGAAAACTGCGTATAACACAACGCTTCGGACGCTCCCGCTCCGCTATGAGCAGATTGTGGATGAGATTTTCGTCCAGTTGGGTGGATTCTCTTTCCAGGAGCAGGCCATGAACGAGTTCCTGGAACGCACTTGGAAATGTTGCCATAACAGGTGGGACGACGGAAAGGAGCGGTTTGAAATTAAGAACGATACGCTCCGCTTAACTGGAAGCTGGTGTTCCTGCGATGATCGGTGGAGCTGGGGGCCGGAGTGGAAAGCGGACGAAGATTTGAAAACGCTTTTGGACGCTTTGGCATGGTACGAGTGTGGACGTATGAGTGAAGGGCGGCTTTGGTTCCCCGACCTTCAAGGTTATAATGTCAAACACAACGAATTTCCTATCAACAATATGGAGAAAGTCAAGTTTATTAAACTGTTCAAAAATGGGCGAGTGGATATCAAGTTCAGAAACGCCGCTTATGTTCAGGAGTTTGTGGAACAGTGTATGAGGAGGAAAGTAGCATGACAAAGAAACAGTTGGCCGCATTACAGCGGATCGTTGACCGTGAGGCTCATCAGATTGAACTGAAGAAGCAAGACGGGAAAGAGTCTATTCCACGGATTGCTGGTGTCCATCCGAGCCGTAACCGCTATGTTGTCACGGACGGATATGTGGCTGTGGCCTTTTGCGATAAGCCAGATGGAATGGTGGATGCGGAGCGCATGGATGGGCTGTATGACTTGGTACGGAAGGACTTTGAGGACTACGACCATTTCCGAACACTAACTGTCACTGCTGACCATATCAAAGAATGGAAACAGCAGGCTAAACCTTGGAGGTATGGAAAGACCGAAAAGACAGGCGCAGTTCCCGTGAAGTTGTCCGCACAGAACAACAGCGGCGGAACGGTTGAGGGGTTCTATAACCCCCGCTATCTGGTGGATGTGGCAGAGGCTATTGGCCCAGGAGCTATGTTCTATATTGGAAGGTATAGCCAGCACAGCCCATTCTGTTCTCTTCTGGTGTTTCCAAAGGACTGGATGGAGAACAACGAATACGCTATCGGATATGTTCTCCCAATCAGAATGTAATGGAGGTGCTAATATGACACGGCGGCAGATTTACTTCTGTATTCCTGAGCGTGGAACCTACTATGTCTCCGAGGAGATCAATGGAGACAAAGAGGAGATGGAACGGATGGGGTCAAACGATTCCTGTGAAAAGAACTGGGCGGAAATTCTGGATGGTTTGAAAAATGTTTCTACCTTGGGTGGATTTTTGCAGGCGCTCGCCATTATCAACGGACTTTACCACTCTTCCATCGGTATGGAACTCCCTGCTACAAAGCTACACCTTGTTCGTTCCCATGCGGAAATTGGTGTGAAAGATCAGACCTACGGGATTGTAGATGGAACACCTGGGGCTTTTCTGGACGAGGCGCTTTCGATTTGGAAGGAGGCAAGTTGAACTATGGAACAGAGAACGTGCAACATCATCATGTGCTGTAAAGGCCATTGTAATCTGGACGGTGTTGGCGATACCCCTTTGGAGGGTATCGCCGCATATATGAGCCATGAGTGTGCTTGTCCAAAGGAGGATTACAAGGGCAGATTGATGGAGTCTATCTTACTGGAGGCACTGTACGACTACCTTAACAATGCGGATAAACCAGGATTTGATCTTCGGCAGCTCTTTCATCAGTACGCCTTGAATGATCCCAGTCTATCGGAACGCATTTGTACTATGTTCCAGCTTGTTAGAGTGCGGGATGATTCTCTTAGATATGCAAATGGCTTTTCGGAAAAGCTGCTCACTCAAAGCGAAAAGGATCTTGGTGGAAAAATTGAAGTCATAGGTTAGCAGATAACGGATATTGCCTGTAATTATAATGGAGGCATCAATCTCCCATTTCATTATGATTGAAAAAGGATGAAATAATATGAAGTCTGAACTTTTCGCGCTCTATAAAGTTACATGGAGGCACACCGCCGCCACATATGTTGTGGCAAAGTCTTGGGCAAATGTGGACGATATCAAGTCTGCTGTCAGGAATAATGATAACCGCTGGGACGATATCACCAGTGTTGAAAAGGTATTCCTGCAAGCGTTTCCAGGAGATGATGTGAGAGACTCCGAGTTCGTCCATGTCTTTCTTAGAGATCCCATTGCTTTGTAAATTGCAACATCAAACCTACATTTATTCAAGAAATCAAGGAGGATTTACGATGGTCAAGGCAAAACTCGCACTTCTCTATATTCGGAATGGACGGGAGACAGTCTTCCCTGTTCAGAATATTGACCAGGCCGTTCGTCTTGCGGACGCTATTGCAGACAGCGACTTGCTCAACGATGCTGTGGACTACAATCTGTTCGATGTGTACGAGTACAAAAACGGACGGGTTATGGACGTATGGGAAACTGATGAAGGGCTTACCTTCGAGGAGTATTGGAAACAGTGTCATAATAAAGCGGCAAAATAAATTTTCTGAGGGATTGGGTGATAAAAAGGAGTCTTTTAGATAAAACAAATCTTTTATAGAAAGGATAATGAAAATGAGTTCTTTTGCTAAAACCAGATGTCCTAAATGTGGGAATGTTACCCAACATCATCTTGGTGGTTTTGGGTTTTACGGTCAGATGGAAACGCATTGCAAGAAATGTGGATTCACATATGAAAGTGTACCTAACTGTATCGAAGAAATTCCAGATAGAGATGACCATACTCCGCAACATAGTGTGGACACAAAAAATCTAAATGACGTACAGTTGTCAAAGTTCTCTACCAAGGAGCTTTTGGACGAACTTAACCGCAGGATAAAATAAACCTTTTATTAGGAAGGGATAGTGACTATGAGACGGATTCTCAAAAACGAGATTGGCCGTTGCAAATACTGTGGAAGCAGTGTTGTAGTCAGTCCATTTTATATTGGGCATGGCAAACAGCGGCGTCTTGTGTATTGCGGTGCTTGTTGCAATAAGGAATGTGGGCACCGAACGGCAGGAGCTTCTACAAAAGAAGGAGCTGTGATTCAGATTAAGCGTTGGGGTATATTGATGGAGGATAAACCGAATGGATAAGTTTAAGTTTGGTGACAAGCTACTGTATACATCACCACAAGGCAGAAATTTACGTACAATGTGCATTTTTGTTCGGGATGACAACGGAAAAGCAGTAGTATTCTTTGCCCACGCTGAATGGGCTGCACGAGTGAATTATTGCCAGTTGGAATATGCAGATCCACTCCATCAAAGCGAGAGAAATCTGGAGCAGTCATCACCGGAAATGGCGTGTCTGATGGACAGTTCTAAGAAGGTGACTTATCCGTGCTCACGTGTTTGCCCCTTGTTTGGGGATTGTGTAACAAAATGGAGACATCTGAAAAAAGAAGGTAGTTAGGTTAGAAAATACGATTTATCTGTATCTCAAAGAAAACAAGGATAGCGGCGACAAAATCGGACTTTATGGGTCTGTGTGGTTAGCAAACCATACAATTTCTTTGCAATAAGAATAGTGGCACGGTTCTGGGAGGCATCCGTTCAAAAGCCTCACCCAAATTCATTTCATAGCGACGAATTAAATCAACGAACGGAGTGAATATCAGAATGAAATACGCATTTCACAATGAGATTATTCCACAGGAATCCCGTCAGGAACTAAACGATAAGATCCTCTATCTGGTGGAGCAGGACTTGGCCGAGCAATCTGGGATTACTTGTGAGGATATTTATAACGCCTACACTGGTGACGGTGGACTACACGGCTTGAAGCGCTCTGACTTCGCAAACTACCATGAGTTTTCGGAGGCCAAGAAAGAGATTGAGAACGGACAGTTCTTTACGCCGCCTGCCCTATGCCAGTTCATCATGGAAGCCATTTCTCCCGCACTGGATGAAACGGTGGCCGACCTTACTTCTGGAATGGCAAACTTCTGTAACTTCGTGCCGCTGGAGGCCAACTTCTACGGTTGCGAGCTGGATATCAAATCTCATAAGGTTGCGCATTACCTCTACCCCACCGCAAACTTGGAACATCGGGATATCCGTTTCTACCAGCCCGATATGCGCTTCGACTATGTGGTTGGTAATCCTCCATTCAACCTAAAATGGGATGTAGATGGGACTGAGTATATCAGTCAAATGTACTATTGCATGAAAGCGGCAGAGTTGTTGAAGCCTATGGGTATTATGGCGATTGTTGTCCCAGCACAGTTCCTATCCGATGACTACATGGATAAGCAGAAAATCGTAGAAATGGAGAAGCACTTTTCTTTTTTGGGACAAATTGAAATTATGGCTGGTGCATTCAAACATCTTGGTGTAACCAATTATTTAACAAAAGTGATGTTTTGGCAGAAACGAATGGATGGTGAGGAAACCAGCGGCTCTTATCGGTTGGCCTGTGACGCCCAGATGAACAACTTGGATAACGCCGTCGATCTGTTGGACTATACTAAGGAAAAAATCATAGCGCCTGCAAAAATGTTGAAACAACAGAACAGCGCCCGTATCAAGCTGGCCTCTTTGGGTGGAAGTTCTAACACTTTTGAGTACAATGTTCGGAAGATGTTGTACCATATTAGGAAAAATCCTAAACTGGTAGAGAAATACGCTAAGTGCCAAGAGTACCTTTACAAATTTCAGCACCAGGAACAGCCAAAGGATATGAAAGCTGAGGAATGGGCAAAGGTGCGCATTACAGAGGCAAAAGTGCTGGCCTATCTGCGGCGTGTGATCCGCTCTCAGAACAAGAAGCCAAGCCAAGACATTGTGCGGTTGGTCAAGCAGGATTATAACCTTGTTTACAAGGGATACAGCTCCAAAGCTCGTCGCTCCATGTCGGATACGATGAAACAGCCAGTTCCTATCACAGATATTGTAGTCAGCATGGAGGAAACTGGGAACCCACCACAGGAGTACGGACAGTATGTGCGAATGCTTCGCCGCAAGCAGCGTGACTATGAACGGGAGACAATGCCATTCTCTGAAATGATAGAACGGGCGGACATTTCCCGCTATTTGGAAGAGTTCGCTATCTACGACGCTGAAAATGAAGAATTGATTTGCCCAAATGATACACAGAAGCACGATTTGAACCTCATTCTTCAGAAACACTACCATCTGCTACAATGGGAGCAAGGTGGCGGCAAAACGCTGGCCGGCATCATCACTGGACGATATCGGATGATTTATCAGGGAGCAAGAAATGTTTGGGTAGTATCCACGGCCATCTCTATCAAGAATAACTGGGATTTGGTGCTACCTAATTACAGTATTGATGGACGCCCTATTCCCTATCGTATGATTCGCCGCCTTTCTGATCTGGACGCTGTGCAGGATGGAGAGTTTGTTATTATTACCCTTAATATGGTTTCCAAGTATCAGAAACAGATCAAGCGCCATATCAAGCAGCGTAACCAAAAGGTGTGTCTTGTATTTGATGAGAGTGATGAAATCACGAACCCTAACAGCAAGCGTACAAAGGCTATGTTGTCCTGTTTCCGTCGTGTGCAGTTTAAGCTGGAAATGACTGGCACCATCACAAGAAATAACATTGCGGAGAGTGCTCCACAACTGGAACTGCTCTATAACAATTCTCACAATATGCTTTCATGGGCTGAGAATCTTTATTGGTATGAAAAAGACTCGAATGGTGAGGAATTTCTGAATTTTAGCAACAACCCTTATTTCGGATGCCCGATTCCCGCTTATAAGCCTGGATATACACTATTTTCGGAGTCTCATTTGCCGGAGAAGATCACAGTTTTTGGAGTGGGTAAGAAAAATCAGGATATATTCAATGCGGATGCACTGAACAAACTCTTGTCCTACTCCGTTATTACACGGACATTTGCTGAGATCACAGGACGGGAAATTAGACGTATACACCAAACTACCGTCTCATTCTCTCCTATGGAACGGGAAGTCTACAAAAAAGCTGTTGAAGAGTTCTACTCTATTCGGCAGCGGTACTTTGCCCTGACTGGGAATAGTCGCAAGGATAGCATGATGGCGTTGATTCAGCAGATTACTTTACTGTTGCGTATTTCTGCCGCTCCAAACACAGTAGATGAATATGACAGCGATCTGGAACCTGTGAAAATTCGTAAAGTCTGTGATATGTTGGCTGGCTGGCCTAATGAGGTGGCCGTTGTTGGTGTGCGTCACAAGGTAGTTGTAGAGGCGTATGCGGACGCAATTCGTAATCGTTTTCCAGATCGAAAACTGTTTGTGGTGACAGGATCGACTACCACATTAGCCGGACGGCGGAAACTGAAGAAGACGTTAAAAGAGAGCAGAAACGGGATTTTGCTCTGTACTCAACAGTGTCTCCCGTCCTCTGTCAACTTCGAGTTTGTGAACAAGGTTATCATACCTGAACTGCACTTCAATAACGCACGGATGAGTCAATTCTATATGAGATTTGTCCGATTTACCTCTACGGATTGGAAAGACATCTACTTTGTAACCTATTCTGGAAGTATTGAGTCAAATCAGATGCAAATGGTGTTAGCAAAAGAGAAATTGAATCTGTTTATGAAAGGGGAGGATGTTGACCTGGATGAGATATACACACGTTTTGGTGTTGACTATGATTTGATGGGATTACTTATGTCTCGTGATATGGACAAAGACGGAAACTTCCATATCTCATGGGGAGAGCAGACAATTAACTGAGGGTAAGAAAAGCCGCCCTCGAAAAAGGGCGGCTTCCTCAATCAGTCATGGTATTTCTGGCGGAACTCTCGTAGCATATTGTTTTCCCAAGCTGTTTTGATATGGCCTCTACACCACTTCACATAACGATCGTATTGTAGTGCTGTGGCCTGAGATGACATTCCAAAAACGGATTGAATCTCTGAAGCAGAACGGATACCAAGCTCTCGCATGATTGGCAATGGTGCAATGAGGTTCCACGCAAAATAGTCTGCCTCGCTTTCAAACTGGTCGTAGGGTTCTCGCCAGTCTGTATAGGCTATATCTGCTTCCTCGATCATCTCAAGATGCCCAATACAGATGTGGCCGATCTCGTGGCAAAGTGTCCATAAAACTCGACCAGGATTCATAGAAGCGTTGTAGAGAATCAGATAGCGGCTCTGTTCCACATCGTAATGAGTTGCGCCAGAATTACTTTTGCATAGGACGGAAACATCCTGTATGGAACATTGGTTCAGCTCTGCCATTTTCTGATAGGATATGATACGACATTGCTGAGGAAGATAGGAGATTATCTCTTCTGGCTGGATAGGATATGAAATCGTGCCCATGAGTCGGTACAGCTCCAATACTTTACGCTGTATGAACACAGTTCTGACCATTTAGACCTCCCCTCCTGAATTACGTGGATTGAAAACTCTTCGTGAGTAACCATTATACCATATTAGCTGTCCGATTTTTTGGACTGTTCATCGGAAAAAGCGTAGTCAAAGCCAATCTTCAGCATTGCCATCATGCGGTTTTTGTCACGATCTGTCATTCGTTCTCTTGCCCGCTGCAAGGAAACAAAGTCTTGATCTCGCATAACAGTGTCGATTGGGGTGCGGATATCGGTTGCGCCTACAATGTAATCTATGGAAACACCAAAGTATTTTGCAATTTTTGAGATCTTGTCAATGGTTGGGCAGGTGGCGTTTTTCCACCGCCCAATGGAATACTGGCTCATTCCAAGTTCAGTTTCCAGTTTGTTGACTGTGATCTCATTCTCAGCACACAATTCTTTAATCCTTGTGAAAATGATAGAGTCCATAACACAACCCCCAAACAGAAAATTTATCATATCACGAAAAAGTGCGTGATAACCCCTTGACAACACGCATAAATGCTGGTATAGTAAGCACCAGACACGAAAACTATCGTGATATCGCTGATATTGTATCACACGTTTTCGGTTTAGTCAACCCAAAAATTATAAAACATTGGAGGAGTGCAAAATGAGAATCGTCAATAGTTTGGTCGAAGACTTTGGTGGCTTCGAGCTGGACGCTGGTGCTGTAAAATTACGCAGCTCAGATACACAGGACATCATGCTTCCGTATAACGGCACTCTCCCAGAGCAGATGTCCTCAGCGTCCAGCGCTTTCCTCCATATTAACGTCCAGCCTGTGCAGGGCGCAAGAGTGGTTTTGGTCGTTGATAAGGAGAATGGGAGAGTTCGTCGGCCCTTGGAGGCTACCAATGAAGAGATCATTGCTTTGCTCGATAGGCTTTATGAGCAAAGTGAAACTGGCCTTGATCGTTACTGGCACGGTTTCTGGGAAGCTCACTACATGGGATGGAGGCAAATGGTCAAGGATTCTCAGAAACTGTTGAAGATGTTACGATCTCTACCTGCTAAGGATATGGCTTATATATCACAACGATTGCTGGAATAAGCCGTGGTAGCCTCCCAAAAAAGTTTTTCAATGATTTTGTTGTTTGCTATTGACAACGGGAACGTCTTGTGGTAGTATAATGACACGGAACACATTGGAGGGAGACGGAGGATGCCATGAGAGAGAACTTCTTCACGGATCAAAATGAAGGATACGCTTCATTCCCTCAGCAAAAGCAATTCACTAAAACATGGAATAAGGTTTTGGCGTTTGAGAAAAGCACTGGAAAGACTTTGGACGAAGGATATACCAAAGATGAGTATGTAGAACTTTTTAACTCCATGTTAGTGAAGAAGTCCAGCACATTTTTCAACGATAAAAAGGCTGTCCTTTACTATGTTCGCTATATGATTGCTCATGGCGAACTCCAAAAGGAGCAGGAAGAAATTTTGTCAAGTGTGATGGCGGAAGATCTGAGCATTAGTTCAAAATCGGCACGTATCACTTACTTCAAAGATTTAGACCATCTGCGGGCCGCTATCGAAGATACGGTTTTTGCGGCGAACAGAATTGACGATTCTGTGTTTGATGTCCCAAGCGCAGTCCTTTATCTGGCCTGGTTCGGTTTAACTGAGGAACAGATTCTTACACTTCCAAAGACAGCTGTATGTGATGACGGAATTGTTCTTGACGGTGTAAAAATTGAAATGCCGTATTTCGTAACCGAGTTGCTAACTCATCTACGGGATGCAGAGGGATTTGAGTCTCAAGGTAGAGGCCGTATCTTTCGGAAGTATGTGTACTCGGAAAACCTTATTCGGACAGAAGATAGCTCCAAAGTAACGGTCTTTCAGATGCGGGCCAGTCTCAGTCGGATGGACAAATATTCAAATCACGAGTATTCGTTAAAGTTCGACACAGCCAGACAGTCGGGAATTTTCTATCGGGCGTATATGCTGGAACAGGAAAGTTCTAACTTTGATTTGGAAAATGTCGAATTTGCGTCGGAGGTATTCTGTGAGAATCTGATTGGTAAAAACGAAAAAGATCTTCGGAAGCCTCATCGTGAACGGTTGAGAGACTATGCGCTGTATAAACAGCTACACTCTTAAAGTGGCAGAAGCCACTTTAAGGTTAGTATAATGACGAATAAAATCAATGTATTCAAATGGGGGGGGTAAGAGTTGCCAGTATTCATTTTCTTAGTCTTTGTGTTTGCGGCTGTGCTGTGGGTGCTGCTATCTTTCGCATTCAAACCGCTCGGCAAGTTTGTTGGACGGCTAATCAAGGATGCAAAGGACGCAATGGACGAGGAAGACCCAAGCGATGAAGACACAGCAAATAAACATTGACGGAGGTAAAATACACAATGAGAAGAAAAGGTTTCATCGGAGCAATCGTCCTTGCAATCGCAATCTTTGGAAGTATCATTTTGGCACTGTTCTGTACCAGTCGTGTGCCGGCAGGGTATGTCGGCGTCGTCTACAACATGAACGGCGGCGTTGACGGTGAGGTTCTTTCCCAAGGTTGGCATCTGGTCGCACCTACCAAGAAAGTCACGACATACTCAATCGGTATTGAGCAAAGCTATCTGACCTCTGACGAAAAGGGCGACAGCAAGACCGATGAGAGCTTCAGTATCCCTACTTCTGACGGCAAAACGGTTCGGGTAAATTTGGAGTTCTCCTATCGTTTCGATGAGGCACGAGTGGCTGAAACATTCGTAACATTCAAGGGAAAGTCCGGCGAAGAGATCAAGGACACATTCATCAAGCCCAAGATTATCGCATGGACTCAGGAGGTCAGTGCTAACTATCCTGTTACGGACATCTTTGGCGATCAGCGTACAACTATCAATGCGGAGCTTGATCTTTACCTCAAGGAGAAGTTCGACAAGTATGGCATTATTATTGACACGGTGAACTTCACCGACATCTCTGTGGACGCTGAGACTGCTGCGGCGATCCAAAAGAAAGTAACCGCTCAGCAGGAGCTTGAACTTGCGAATATTGAGGCGCAGACTGCTAAGATTCAGGCCAACAAAGATAAGGAAGTTGCCATGATCCAGGCGGAGAAGGACAAGGAAGCCGCAGAGATTCAAGCGCAGACAGCATTGGTTAAGGCAAATGCAGATGCTGAGGTGTTGCGGATTGCTGCCGAAGCTGAGGCAGAGGCAAACAGAGTGATTGCCGCCTCCCTTACTTCTGAGCTGATTGAGAAGATTAAGTATGAGCAGTGGGATGGTAAGATGCCTACCGTATCTGGTTCTGGCTCCATTGTCACCATCCCAGGTGTGAATTGAGGAGGAACGATATGGCGTTCAACAGTAAGAAAACCAATACGGCATCCCATGACATTTTGCGGGAGAAACAGCAGGAGGTTGATCGGCTTGCGCAGCAGGCGGATGATGCTGTCGAGCTTGTGACACGCACTATCAATCGTCTGGAGCTTATCAATCAACAGATTGACGACGCTATGGGAGAGATTGACACCTATGCGGCTGATCTGGCGAAGACGCGAGAAGCTATGTCCAAACAGCGCCAGGGCAATGCGGCTATCATCAATAATTTCACCAAGCTCCTAAGTACAGAGGACTCCGGCTCAATTTCTGAATAAAAGAGCCATTTGGTTTGAGACGCTAACAGCAACTTTAACAAAACAATGAACATTTAATTCATCACGTTAAAATGCGTCTCGTGGCGGTTAGCAACCGCCGAATATGGAGTGGTAAGTCTAATGGTAAGACAACGGTTTGCTAAACCGTCAGTAGCCCGAAAGGGTGTGTGGGTTCGAGTCCCACCCACTCCGCCAGCCGTGTGGTGAGCGGCATTGCGTACATTGCAAACCCCTTTCTTGACGGTGGGAAAAGACCACTACTGCCGTGTAAGTGCGGCAACATGGGAACGTCCGGTGGTCAGGCCAATCTGTGTAGCGGGTGGCGGACACATACAGCAATCTTCATTATAAAAAAAGACTTGAAATCTTTTCCTTGGCGGTTCAACTCCGTCAGTTCCCATAATAGCCACCATACTGATTCTTAGGAAGGAGGTACGTGCCATGAATAGAGCACGTGACCAGACCATTTAAGAAGTTGTATCTGTAAATGTAGACCGGTTGCAACAAGTGGGGGGGGGCGATGCCCCACAAGGTTTCAAAATGTGATCCGCCCACATGAGTGCGGCAGAATCGGAACGCAGTTGAGGAGGCTCTGCAATGAATAAAGTACGAGACAAGCCCTAAGTTCGCATCCAAACAGAAATATATTTGACTGGCTCCTTTGAAATATGAAACTATGGGACGCTAACAGCAAGTCATTCTGAAATTTTAAGAAACAACAATGCGTCCCGAATATGCGGAGATAGCTCAGTCGGTAGAGCGATGGTATAAAATGTGGAACATTTCGTTCTCACTAACAGCAAGGTTAAATGGAGGCTATGTGTCGTAGGTTCGAGTCCTATTCTCCGCATCAGACTCCTTTGTTTTCCGGTATCCTTTCGAGTCGCTAAGAAACAAGCCGGCGTGGTTGCGGACGAAAAGGCGCAAGTGGATTCCGTTCCCACCGAGAAGCGGATAGGGGCAGGGCTTTGGGCACGCTTATGTCTGTTCTGAAATCAAGCGCCAGATAATCAGCCCAAATATCTTGAACTGGGTTGTGACAGCTTGGAAAGACAAGCAAAACGTCAGGGTAGCTCAGTGGATAGAGCACGTATCAATGCGTATCTTATGAAACGCTCACAGCAATGTTTTAAGGAATTTTAATCCCGTGGTCGTGGGTTCGAGTCCCACCCCTGGCATCTATGCGGTAGTGGTGAAGTGGTTAAACACAGCGGTCAATGAAATGTGAAATGTTACAGTTTCACTAACAGCAAGGTAAAAAGCCAAACCGCCAATCGTAGGTTCAAATCCTACCTGCCGTACAATATAGGGGAACGTAAACCATCGTTTCCTCCCACCCTATTTAACGATAAAATGGTGACAGCTCGGAGAGACGGGCACATCTCTGAACACGTACAGCAAAAGTGGTTAAGGTGTTCCAGGTATCTCAAAATTTATTAGGAGGTAAGAGAAAAATGAGTAACTTTATGGATGGTATCAAGGATACGCTCGTCAATGGAGCTGATAATGTATCCGTAACCGAAAATGGAGCAGTTGGCTACCGTACCACGGGTCGTTCCCTACTGGATCTCAACTTTGCGGTCGCATCTCTCCGTAATGCTTCGGAGTATGATATCTCCAAGCGTTTCACCAAGGCGTTCTTTGAGGATAAGGTGACGGCCATGAAGTGGCTGTTCTTCGCCCGCGATGTGCGTGGTGGACTTGGTGAGCGGCGGCTGTTCCGTACCTGCATGGTGCCGATGGCGAATGACTTCCCTGAGTATGTCGCTCCAGTTTTATCTCTGGTGCCTGAGTATGGCCGCTGGGACGATCTCTGGTGTTTGCTGGATACTCCGTTGGCCGACAAGGTGATTGAGTTGGTAGGCACTCAACTCCACGATGATATGCGTGGCTACAAGGAGAAGAAGCCTATCTCTTTGCTTGCAAAGTGGATGCCCAGATGTAAGACATCTTCCAAGCAGACCCGCAGATATGGGCAGCTTTTGCGGAGTGGTCTAAATATGACGGAGCGTGATTACCAGCACACGCTGGCAGATTTGTCCCGCTATCTGGTCGTGGTTGAGCAGCAGATGTCTTCTCAGACGTGGGATGGAATTGACTATCAGCGTGTCCCCTCCCGTGCTAACCTGATTTACAACGATGCTTTTCTCCGCCATGACACTGAGCGGCGGCGTGAGTTTTTGGAGCGTGTGGAGAGCGGTGACGCCAAGATTAACGCCGGCACGCTATTCCCTCACGATATCGTGAACAAGTACCGCCGTACAAACAGTGTAGATGCTACGCTGGAGGCTCTTTGGAGTAACTTGCCGGATACCGTGCAGGGTTGCGGCAACACGATTGTTGTCCAGGACGACAGCGGGAGCATGACATGGGTAACGCTCCCTGGTAGCACGGCCCGCCCCTTGGAGGTAGCGAACGCACTCGCAATCTATTTTGCCGAGCGTTCTTCTGGTCAGTTCAAGGATCAGTATATCACTTTCTCTGATCGCCCAGAGCTGATTGACTTGTCAAATGGCAAGAACCTCTATGAGCGGTTGAGAATCGTCCATGAGTGCCACGCTGGAGCAAACACCAATGTGGAGGCCGTCTTTGACCTCATCTTGAACACGGCAATCTCCAAGCACATGGATCAGAGCGAACTTCCCGCCAATGTACTTATCATTTCCGACATGGAGTTTGACTCCTGCGCCAGCTGTGGAGCGCCGTCCAGAGATCGCTGGGGGTACAACACAAGCAGACCGAACGCCAGACTGTTCGACGAGATCAAGCGGAAGTACGAACAGGCTGGATACAAGATGCCTCGTCTGGTGTTCTGGAATGTTGCCAGCCGTAGCGAGACGATTCCTGTCAAGGAGAACGATATGGGCGTTGCTCTGGTCAGCGGCTTCTCTGTCAATATCGCCAAGATGGTGATGAGCGGCAAGCTCGATCCCTACGAGTGCTTGCTTGAGACTTTGAACACGGAGCGATATCAGCCCATTGAGGACGCATTGCGCCCTGTTGTTGGTGAATAACGACGAACGAAATCAAAGGAGGCTCAGAACGATAGTATAGCGCACTGGCTGTCTACGGTCTGAGCCTCTTTTACAGAGAGGAGTGCAATTCGTGATTTACTTAGACCACGCAGCAACGACACCTATGTTTCCAGAGGTTCTGGAGGCTATGCTTCCCTGGTTCCAACCAGATCATGTTGGCAACGCAAGCAGTATTCACACGCAAGGAGTAAACGCTTTTCGAGCCATTGAAGATGCTCGTGAAAAGGTTGCCAAAATGATTAACGCCGATGTCTCTGAAATTTTCTTTACATCAGGCGGTACAGAATCTAATAACACATTCGCCAGCCATATCCTTGGCGAGAGGGTCATCACAACTCCCTTGGAGCATCATTCCGTTACGCATCCGCTTGAGAGTTGGGCACATGAGGTGTCCTATGTAAAGAATTTGCCCGATGGTAGCGTGGATTTGGAAGATTTGAGCCGCCTGTTAAATCTCTGTTGTCACAAAGCGGTTTCCGTAATGTGGATCAACAATGAGATTGGTACAATCAATCCGGTTGAGGAAATTGCAGAGCTTTGTAAAAAGCACAGCGTACTCCTTCATGTAGACGCTGTGCAGGCGGCAGGCCATATACCTATCGACGTGAAGAAGTGCGGAGTGGATTTCCTCTCCATGTCCGGACACAAGTTTGGCGCACCGTTTGGTGTCGGAGTGTTCTATGTGCGTAGCGGAGTCCAGAAAGAATCTCTGATTAGTGGAGGCGGTCAGGAGCACGGTATAAGAGCCGGCACCTATAATGTTCCTGGTATCGTGGGGCTTGGTAAGGCCGCTGAAATCATCACAAGTCGGCTCCCCAGACAAATCGAAAAGTGGAACACGCAGGAATATGTTTTGCTGAAAGAACTGGACAAGGTGATGCCAGGAGAATACAAGCAAAACGCCGCTGAAAAAAGGACACACAACATTATCAGTCTGACCATTCCCAGTGTAAATAGCGAGGCTCTGTTGCTTTTGCTGGATCAGAAAGAAATTTATCTTTCTGCTGGTTCCGCTTGCAGTGCATCGGACGCAAGTTTGTCTCATGTCCTGAAAGGAATTGGGTTGTCAGATGAAGATGTTGCATCAACCGTTCGTATTTCGTTGGGATATGAAAACACGGCAGACGAAATGGTGGAAACGGCCCAGGCCATTGCAGAGGTGGCGCACAAGCTAAAGGCTATGTATTGATAAGACTGCATAAAATTTATGTTTCATTTAGCGACGAATTAAATCAAAGAGGTGAAAATGAATGTACTGTGCGTATGTTACAAGAATTAAAAATCTGCGCAAGCACACCAACGCTGATCGGCTGATGTGTGGTGAGTGTTTCGGGAATACGGTAATCGTGGATCTTGGCACCGACCCCAACCAGCTTGGCGTTTACTTTCCGGTAGACGGAAAACTTGGCGTCGAGTTTGCACAAAAGAATGACCTGTTGCGGCGAAAGGATGAGAACGGAGATCCTGCCGGTGGATATCTTGATCCTGAGAAGCGAAACATCAAAGCCCTGAAACTTCGTGGAGAAAAGAGTGACGGTTTGTTTCTTCCTATTAGCTGTCTGGATGGCTTTACAGACACTACACAACTCAAAGAGGGCGACACAATCACAATGCTGAATGGTGTCACAATTTGCGAGAAGTACATTCCAAAGGCCAAACGAGCAGCTGGTGGTGGTCGTGGCGGGAGCCGTGTCCGCAAGAAGTCTGATCCAATCTCTCCTCTGTTCTTGGAGCACGCAGATACAGAGCAGCTTGCCTACAATTTGTCTGCGTTCCATAACGGCGATCTGGTTGAGATTACGCTGAAGATGCACGGCACCAGCCAGCGCACCGGCTATCTTCCCATCCTCAAAGGCTACCAATATAAAAACGGTTTGGAAAAGCGGCTGTTTGAGAGCGAGAAAACTCCTGATTGGCTCCGCGCCAGAATCAAGAGAACGCCTATCTATGACTGGGGATATGTTACTGGTACGAGGCGGGTTGTTCTTGACGGTTACGACGGTGGCTTTTATGGAAGCAATTCTTTCCGTGAGCAACACGCAAAGGTCTTTGAAGGGAAACTCCGCAAGGGTGAGGAGGTCTACTACGAGGTGGTTGGTTTCACCGACGATGGCACACCTATCATGTCTCCTGGAAGCAACGCCAAGATTGGTGATAAGGAGTTTACCAAACAGTACGGCAAAACAACTTTCTTCAGTTATGGCTGTGATCCAACCGGAAAGAAAACAGTTATGGATGAGAGCGGAGTGGCCTCTATCCCCGTACCGAAGTCCGATCTCTATGTCTACCGCATGACTATGACCAACGAAGATGGTGATGTGGTGGAGTATTCGCCTGACTTCATGCGTTATCGCTGTGAGCAGATGGGCGTCAAGTGTGTACCTCTCTTCTGCCGCACAATCATTCCCGATCTCTTCCAACTGCCTGATAATGTGGGTTCTCCCCAGGCGGTGGATGCTGGCGAATATGTAAAGAAGCTGGCTGAGGATTTCTACGACGGCCCTGACCCCGTAGGCAAAACCCATGTGCGTGAAGGTGTTGTTTGCCGCATTGTCAATCGCCCAAAGTTTGCTGCTTATAAGCACAAAAATTTCTCTTTCAAGGCTCTTGAGGGATTGATTAAGGATACCGCTGCTGCACCTGATATGGAAGAGGCACAGGAAGAGGTTGTGGAGGCAACCGATGGATAAAGCTGAAATTCTCGGCTTTATCCAGAACTTCAAAGGCTCTAAGGACGTGTTTCTTAACGGCTGCTGTTATTGGTTTGCTTTCATTTTGCAAGAGCGGTTTGGCGGCAATATGATGTACGAGCCTGTGGAAAATCACTTTGTTCAGGAAATCGGTGGACGCCTTTATGATGTGAGTGGAGATGTCACAGAGGAATACACCTCAGAGCATTTGATGTTCTGGGACGATATGGAGAGTTATGACGCATCCCTTTACCAACGACTTCTCAGAGATTGTGTGAGAAAGGAGGAGCGCCCATATGAATAAAGACCGCATTATGAATCGGCTACAGCAGCATTTGGACGCTGTACGAGAATCTGGGCAGGATTGGTTGGGAATTTTCTTACAAGGTTCTCAAAACTACGGCCTGGACTATGAGAGTAGCGACATTGATACAAAGGCAATCGTGCTTCCCAGTTTCTCCGACTTTGTACTTACCCACAAACCCGTTAGCACAACTCACATCATGGAGAATGACGAACACGTAGATTTTAAGGATATCAGGCTTATGTTTGAGTGTATCCGCAAACAGAATGTGAATTTTGTCGAGATCCTTTTCACTCCGTATTACATCCTCAATCCGATTTATGCCGACTTGTTCCAGCCTATTTGGGACGCCAGAGAGGACATTGCTCGCTATAACAATTATGCTGGGATGAGCTGTCTTCTTGGTATGGCATTAGAGAAACAGAAAGCAATGGAGCATCCATATCCTGCAACCATTGATAAGATTGAACGGTTTGGCTACGATCCCAAGCAGCTCCATCACGCTTTGCGGATGCGTGAATTTATGACACGCTACATGGCCGACGAAAAATATTCCGATTGCTTGGTTAGCAAACAAGCCGATTACCTTGTAGAAGTAAAACGTGGGTGTCACTCTCTGGAAGAAGCGCGTCGGCTTATGCAAGAAGCCGTTGATTCTATGAAAGCTGATAAACAGCAGTACATGGATACAACCCCTGTTTGCATTAACGAACACGCAAATGAAGTGATGCAGACGGCCACAGTAGAAATTCTTAAACGATGTTTCTTAATGGAACTGCAAGGAGGAGAGTAGTTTGAACCTGTCAACGCAATATTTCTTCATGCTGGTTGGACTTCCTGGAAGCGGAAAGTCTTGGTATGCGGAAAACAAATTGTCCCATGCGGTCATCCACTCCAGCGACGCAATTCGTGAGGAACTTTTGAACAATGTGGATGATCAGAGTCAGCAGGAATTGGTGTTTCAAACTCTTCACGACCGTGTAATCCGTGATTTGCAAATTGGCTTGAGTGTGGTATATGACGCTACCAATATCAGTTATAAGCGCCGTCGTGTTTTTCTGCAACAGGTGAAAGGACTGCATATTCCTGGCCTTAAAACCGTCTGTGTTTTTATGGTAACCCCGTATTCTAAATGCGTAGAGAATAACGCCAATCGTGAACGCACTGTGCCTGAGAATGTAATTCATCGGATGTATCAGAATATCGACATTCCGATGAAAGCCGAGGGGTGGGATGATATCTGGATCGAAAATGTAGACCCATTTATTGGCGACATCAACTTCCTGCTGAGTCGCCTTGCTGGTATGGAGCACGACAACCCTCACCATGAGTTTACGGTTGGACAGCATATGTTGACGGCCTATGAATATTTTGACAAGAACTACTCTGATATGGCAAACGATATTCCTCTTGGCCGAGCAGTTGCACTCCATGATATTGGAAAAGAGTTTACAAAGGTTTTCCATGACAGCAAGGGAAATCCCACAGATATTGCCCACTATTACAACCACGAGCGTGTTGGTGCCTATGAGAGTTTTGCTCACACCGCTGATTTGTTGTCCAAGGATGACCAGCTGAGGGTTGCGCTTTTGATTCGCTGGCATATGGCACCATTCGCTGTGGAAAAGTCAGATCATCCGAGCAAAACTGAGAGAAAATTTAAGGATTTGCTTGGTGAAGATATCTGGTCGCAGGTTATGATTTTGCACGATTGTGACCTGCACGCACACTAAAAAACACTGAATTTAAGGAGGAAATTGCAATGAAAGACAATCACATCAGTCCGTGGAGCGTTAGGGTGCAGCCTGTAAACGCCGATCTGCTTCGCTTGTTGGGTTCGTATACCCCCCCCAAGAAGGTAACGGTTGGACTTGATCAAAACAGTTTCACCGCTGGATGGAACGCCGCTGTTCGTCATATGCGGAATAACCCTGCTCTACCGAATGTTGAGCGTGTGATTTTCAACGGCCCAGCTACTATCGTCTACTGGGACGATGGTTCCAAGACGGTGGTGAAGTGCCAGCCTGGAGACACGTTCAGTGCTGAGACTGGTCTGATGGCTGCTATGCTCAAGCGTTTTATGGGTAATGACAATACCTACAACAAGGTACTTAACCATTGGCTTGGAACGGCGACTCCTCAGCTTCCCGCTCCTGGTGAGTCACCCCAACTGACAGACGGTACGGAGTAATTTATGGATGGAGCAGTTTTCATCGTGTCTTGCTTCGTTGTTGCGGCAATACTGTGGGAACTTCTAAACAATCACAATAATTATGGAGGAGGCGGACGTTTTGCATAGCAAAGAACAGCTGGAAGAGATGCAGCGTCTGCCTCTCTCTCGTAAAATCCAGATTACCACGGCCCGCATTATTGAATGGTATCAGCACTATGACGGGCAAGTGTATGTCGCGTTTTCAGGCGGGAAGGACTCAACTGTACTTCTTGACATCGTGAGGCGCATTTATCCAGATGTACCAGCTGTGTTTTCGGATACTGGTCTTGAATTTCCAGAGGTCAGACAGTTTGCTATGAGCCGTGAAAACGTGACTGTTGTACGACCAGAAATGAATTTCCGTAAGGTCATTGAGGTATATGGATACCCTGTTGTCTCTAAGCGTGTAGCAAACACAGTTGAGTATGGTCATAAGCCTGGATCGTTTCGATGGAGAGAACTGCATGGAGAGATTATGCGGAGTAACGGGACTCCATCAGAGTTTAACTGTGAGAAGTGGTGCTATTTGCTGAACGCACCATTTAAGGTTTCTTCCAGATGTTGTGATGTGATGAAGAAGAAACCTATGAAGAAGTACGCAAAAGAAACTGGCAGATATCCTATTATTGCCACAATGACAGAGGAGAGCAGATCCCGCCGATCTACATGGTTGCGGCAAGGATGCAATGCTTTCTCTGGTAAAAAGCCAAGTTCTCAGCCAATGTCGTTTTGGACAGAGGCTGATGTGCTTGAATATCTTTATACTTACAAAGTTCCGTATGCACCAGTCTATGGTGAAATTGTCAAGACTGATGGGGGGGGTGGACGACAACAGGAGAGCATCGTACTGGCTGTGTCTTTTGTGCCTTTGGCGCTCATTTGGAAAAGTCTCCGAACCGCTTCCAGCGTCTAAAAATCACACATCCAAAACTCTGGAATTACTGCATGAGGCCGTGGGAAGAACACGGCCTTGGTATGCGGAAAGTGCTTGAGTATATCGGTGTATCATGTGAATAAACAAAGAAAGTGAGGAAATTTCTATGAAAAAGATTATTGCATTTATTCTGTCCGTTGTGTTGGTTGCATCGCTGTGCTCCTGCGGCTCCATGCCTGTCGATGGCGGGTACAACAAGGGTTCAGAGAACAATATTAAGGATACTGAAACGATTACTGATAAGCTGACATCCAGCCAGAAAACGCCAACAGATATCGACTATTCCTTGGAGCGCTACAATTTAATCCGTCGATCCTACTGGGTAAACGGTCAGCGTGAAAAAGCCAATACTTTGACCTGTGCCGTGGAGAAGCCTCTGGGATATATTGTTCTGTTTACAGAAGCTGGCGGAGTTGTTGGACGCTTCATTGTGGACGGTAAGGTTTCCAGTCTGAACAGCTTTCTCAGCCCGGATTATGTAGAGACACACGGCGGTGGTGGTACTCCTGGATATTACACTATCAACACGGAGCTTGCGGATGTGGACGGTTCCTATGGCGAGAACGATAATGGCATTTTCTTCTTCACACCAGACGGCAAGTATATTGAGTGGACGGGGATTTATCTGTATTCTGATATTCCGTTTGAGTTGGACGCACCTACGGTACTGATTCAGGAGGACAACTGATATGTCGTCTGAAGAGAAGAAACTCGTCATTGTAGTATCCATAGTTCTGGCAATGATGATTGGGTTTGGATCATGGGTCAGTTTCACCCATGCTGGCCGTGCTGCATGGAATTTGTGGTTTGGATCTGTCCAAAAGGTTGATGATGCCACTAATTACAATACCCGTAAAAAGGTGGAGGACACCTGTCGCTCTATGATTTCCTCATATGAAGCCGATCGACTGACTTATGAGCAATACAGAGACAGCGACAATAAGGAAAAACAAAGTTGGGCAGAGCAGGCTAAAATGCGGGCGAACAAAACAGAAGCTACCTATAACAACTTTATTCTTGAGAACTCATATGTGTGGAGCGGAAACGTGCCAGACGATATTCGCCAAGAGCTTTCCTATTTGGAATGAGGTGTTGATGTGAGAGATCCAAAGCGCATTTACGAGTTTTGCTACCAGTTGGCGGAAATTTGGGCCACAAATGCTCCAGATTGGCGATTTGGTCAACTGATGTCAAATATTCTCAGTGCAATGCAATCTACGAAACGAGATCCATTCTTCCCAGAAGAAGATGAGATGCTTGACTTCATCAAAAAATATTTTAACAAAAACGAGAGGAGATAATACCAATCCTGGTAAACCAGGTTCATGTAAGATTGATAAGTGCATGGTAAAGCTGTCTGTTACAGCGTGAATGCCAAGCGACCTATTTGGCCACATGGTAAGTAGCTTGGGAGGATTAGGCAGTTGACCTCAACCAGTGATGGTTGTGGTCGGTATGATTCACATTGTTTGTTTTTCTGGCGGTCATTCTTCAGCGATCGCCGCCGTGGAAGTAGTAAGACGGTATGGGGCGGAGAATACAGTGTTGCTCAATCACGATCTTTGCCCGCGTACCGAAGACGCAGATATCAAGCGTTTCAAAAATGAGGTTTCGGATTATTTGGGAGTTCCTATTACTTACGCTAATATGCCAGGATGGGAAGCCAAAGATCAGTTTGATGTATGTATGGAAATCAAAGCGTTCAAGTGTGGAGCACAATCAACCGCACTCTGTACCAACAGACTGAAAACTGAGCCGTTCCACAAATGGTTGTCCGAGCACTATCCCGTAAATCCTCCTGAGATCAGAAGTGACATCTCCCTTGTCTATGGCTTTGATACCAACGAACAGCACCGCATTCAACGAAGAGTTGGCATTATGGCTGCGATGGGATACCAGACTGAGTATCCTCTGACCTGGGAATCCAGAACGATTCAGAATATTGAAGAGGTTGGGATTAAACGTCCGAGATCCTATGATACTTTTAATCACGCAAATTGTATCGGTTGCCTAAAGGCTGGCAAACAGCATTGGTTTATTGTCTATTGTCTCTACCCAGAAATATGGGAAAAGGCAAAGCTGGCTGAAAATGCGATTGGGTACAGTATCTTAAAGCAAGGTTTTCTGTCAGATTTCGAGGTGGAATTTGTCAAGCTCAAAGAAAAGGCACTCCAACCAACTGAGAAAACCAAGCCTCAAAAATTCTGGGCAGCAGCACGAAAGCTCATCAAAGACGATGACAACCTTCCGTGTGAGTGCTCATTCTAAATTCGATGGAGGTTTATAATGGCTAAATTCAGCATTACCGTTGACTTGGATTGGCTGGACGAAGAAGGAAACATTGATCAGCAGTTGAAGGACGAGATTCTTTCCAGCATTACCGAAAAAGTTTGCGGCAACATCACCAAATCTCTTGAAGAGAAAGCGGAGAAAATTCTTAACGATAAGATGCGGGACGTTGAAAACGAGGTCAACAAAAGGCTCAATTTGATGATGCAGCAGTTTTTCAACACTCCAAAGGATATCACCGATCGCTGGGGCGAAGTAACGAGGGCACAGGTCACTGTCAAACAGTTGCTTTCCGAGGCTTGCGACAAATACCTAACGCAACCTGTCACGCGGGAAGGGAAGCCGGACAACGGCTACAACCCCGCTTTCAAAAGTCGGGTTGATTATATTGTTCACAAGAGTATCGACAGTGACATGGAGTGGCAAATCAAGCGAGCAGTCGAAGATGTCACCAAGAACCTCAAGCAAAAGATTTCCACTGAAATTTCTACGCAGTTGGGTGAAAAATTGGCTGGAATTATCGGGATTGACAAAATCGTTTCTGGATAAAACTATTCTTTCATTAGCAACGAATAAAATCATTGACAAGCGAGGGAAAATACGCTATAATAAGGAGGTAGTAAACCTTGGATTTCAAAACTGCCCTTTTCTGCGAGTTTGATAAGTACGCAGCAGAAAGTTACTGTGCCGTGCATGGTGTTGATCCAGCACTTAACATTGGCGATATTACCAAAGCCGATGAAAAGATGGTGCCAGACTTTAATACCATGTTCGGTGGAAGCCCTTGTCAGGACTTCAGTGTAGCGGGCAAACAGGGGGGGGCTGCATGGACTTGTAAGCATTGCGGCCACACCTACAACCCCTTAGAAGCTCACTATACTAAGCGTGACCATTGCCCCAGTTGCGGATCAACAGATATCGAGAAAACTCGTTCTTCACTTTTGGCTGAATGGTTGCGTTTCCTCAGAGAGAAGAAGCCGCGCTTTGCTATTTATGAGAACGTGAAAAACATCGTTGGTTCTCGTTTTCATTCCACATTCGATCTTTTTGTCAAGGAACTGGAAGATTACGGTTACAATGTCTACTGGCAGGTTCTGAATGCGAAAAACTATGGGATTCCACAGAACCGTGAGCGTGTCTATTGTGTCATTATCAGAAAAGATCTGGATAACGGAAAGTTCAAATTCCCTACTCCTATCCCACTGAAGCGTGCTCTGGTAGATATGCTGGATGAGAAAGTTGACGAGCGTTATTACCTATCGAATGATAAGGTAGCAGCCATGATCGCCCCCCCCCAGCCAGACAAATCAGTAATACCGTCCGTACCAGTGGAAGAGGCTCCACAGACCGCCACTGTTGGGACTTGCTCACTTGCCGGTGCAAAACTGAGTAAGAAAGGAACCCAGTTTGATGGGTACTGCGATACAGCTTTAACATTACTGGCCCGTGACTACAAAGGTTTCGGAAATCAACAAATGACAGGGGTAGTTGAAAAACATGAAAATCGTATGTGAACAACGATGTGATGAGGGCGTTCGTTTCTTCAAAGATGGCGTCTGCGGCACAATTCGCACTATTGATGGGGGGGGGACAAGAGAGTGATTGAATCTGGAATCAAAGAGCCAGCGTTTCGTGTACGGAAGCTCACGCAAAAAGAATGTTGGCGACTCATGGGTTTTTCCGACGAAGATTTCTACAAGGCTCAGTCTGCTATGAATGAGAACTTGTATGGCGGTAATGATCGTAGTGGCTCCCAGCTTTACAAGCAAGCCGGCAACTCTATTGTGGTGGATGTGCTTTGTGCCATTCTGGGAGAACTGTACCAGGCTATGCCGTATCTTTTCGAGCATATTGTGGTTGGCTCTTTCTTTTCTGGCATTGGAGCTTTTGAAAAGGCGCTATCCACATTTGATAATGCTCCAATTAGCGACGAACAAAATCATAGCATCGAAGACAATGATCTTCGTCAGATTGGATATATCAACGACTACAACGGAGATGCCAACCGAATATATGATAGTGAAACTGTTGCCCGTGTTCTGAAAGCTGAAGCTGGCGGTGGCGGAGCAAAGACGGGATGGTATAAGGTCAAGGGTGTAATTGATCCACAGGGACGGCTCAACAAGAAATGTACTCTTAGGCAAGACTGCCCGACACTTAGAGCACAGCATCATGGCAATCCGCCGGAGGTTGTTTATGGAGAAAGTAAGGATCAGACAGGCGACCCGTAAAGGTTTTATCGAGTGCGCTGTGGGGGTGGTAGCGGATTTGTCCAACTATTACAGCAACAGAAACCGGCATTTGTCGGATAGAGAGGAATGATACGATTGAGCATCACACTGAAAAATCGCCGTGAAGCATATGAGAATGTGAAACCGAAACGGGATAGCCGCAAGGCTCTCATTTTGAACATACTTGAAAACGGCGATCCTGGTGGTATGACAGCAGAAGAGGTTGCACAACAGCTCCTTAAAGATGGGAAAATTCCGTACATTGATCCCAACTTCACTCGCCCACGTCTGACAGAGTTGAAAGAAGACGGCAAGGTTGAGGTTGTCGGTAAACGGCGTAGTCTTATCACAACTCGAAATACTGCGGTCTGGAAGGTGGTCAAACATTGACACCAGATAGATATACTTGCTTGGACTGTGGAAGAACCTTTGAGGAACCGAAACAATGGGAGGAGCGGCATGGCCTGGATACACCACCATATGAAAAATTCAGTGGTTGTCCATTCTGTGGTGGTGCCTATGCAGAAACAATCATTTGTGACGGCTGCGGAGAAGCAATAACCGGCGATTACGTCAGAATTGAATCCAGCGGAGAGCATTTCTGTGATTCTTGCTTTATGCTGAAATCATTCGGTGACGATTAAAATTTCGCATAACAACAAACAAAATCAAGGAGGAAACATGGCAGACGTAAAAATCGAAGACCTGAGCCTTATTCAAAAGTTGGCTGGCATCAGGAAAATGGTTGAAGTTATCCGCAAAAACAAGAGTGGCTTCAACTACAAGTATGTGTCCGAAGATGAAATTTTGGCCCGTGTGACGGCTGGTATGGATAAGTACCATGTGCTTCTGTATCCTGGCATCGTGCCACAGACAGCAGAGGTCAGCCCGTACAACTACACGAAGATCAAGAACGCAAAAGACGGCAAGAGGATTGAGGAAAGCGTCAACGAGGTTTTGGTAAAGGCCGATATGACCTTTACCTGGATCAACTTGGATAATCCCGACGATACATTGGTTGTTCCGTGGGTGATTGTTGGGCAACAGAGTGATGCAAGCCAAGCGGTTGGCAGCGGCCTCAGTTATCTCCATCGCTACTTCCTTTTGAAGTTCTTCCAGATTGCCACGCCCGATGACGACCCTGATAATTGGCGTAGCAAGAAGCTCCAAGTAGCACAGGAAGAGGAGCGTGCATTGGTTACAGCGATGATCGACGAGATTGACGAGTTGGTGTCTGGCTATCTGAATGCTATCCAGGATGAAGAGAAACTGAAAGACGCTCGTACCAAGCTGACTGCTGTGGTCAAAAAATACGTCAAGGACGACAAGGGTAAGGCATCTGGCAATTACCGTATCGTTACCAATATGAAGACCGCCACCGAAGTTTTGGAAGCGGTTAAGAAATTTGTGGGAGGCAATGAAGAATGAACTGTATCATCATCAAGGGCCGTTTGACGGCTGATCCTGAGTTGCGCCGCACTCAGTCCGACACTGCTGTTTGTACGGTGAATGTGGCGGTTGACCGCCCCTATTCAAAAGACAAAGAGACTGATTTCTTTTCTGTGGTGTTCTGGCGGCAGACTGCGGAGTTCGTCTCGAAGTATTTTACCAAGGGGCAGGAAATTCTGGTGCAGGGTGAGATGCAGAGCCGGCACTACACTGACAAGGAAGACAATAAGCGCATCGCCTGGGAGATTAAGGCTGACCGTGTGGAGTTCTGTGGCAGCAAGGGGCAGAATGGCGGAGATAACGACGCTCCGGCACCGGCCAAGTCCAGTGGAAAGAAATCTACGCCGCCTACTTCTGAAGAAGAGGGCGACGACGGCGAACTTCCGTTCTAAGGAGCAGTAGATGCGATATGACCTAATAATTGAGCCTATGGAGTGGAGTTATTCACGTCTCACAGCATTTGAAGATTGTCCATATCTATGGCTCCAGCGATATATCTACAATATCCAAGGTCAGTCGAAATTCTTCGCTCAATACGGAAGCCTGATGCACTCTATTCTTCAACAATATCTAACTGGCGTTCTGAATAAGCAGGATCTGGTTCCCTACTACCTATCACATTTTACTGATGATATCACGGACAAGGCTCCGTCACACAAAATCTATATGGGCTATCTGGAACAGGGGCGGCAGTATCTCAAAACTCTGTCGTTCCCTGATCGCCAGATTATCAAGGTAGAGGACAAAATGCAATTCCAGTTTGCTGGTTATCGGTTTGTTGGGTTTCTGGATGTGCTTTCAGAGGATGAGAACGGTAGGCTTTACATTACCGATCATAAGTCAAGGGCATTAAAACCAAGATCAAACCGTACTAAACCGACACTCTCTGATCTGGAACTTGATAGATACCAACGTCAGCTCTACATCTATGCTTCCGCTGTGAGTCAGCTGTATGATCGTTACCCAGATTATCTTGAGTTCAACTGCTTTCGCACTGGGACATGGATTTGTGAGCCGTTCCGATATGAGCGTATGATGGAAGTTGAAGTATGGGCAAAACGGCTTATTGAAAAGATTACGGCGACTGATGATTGGTACGCAAACCTTGATTTCTGGTTTTGCAAGCACCTGTGCGATGTAGCACCAGAGTGTGAGTACGAAGAATTTCTATAATGAAAGTCTGGTTTCATACAGATTTTGAACTGAAAGAAGGAGCTACAATATGAACTTTTTCATTACACAAGAGGAACTTGCCCAGCGTAAGCATATCAATTTCACCGTGGACATGGATGCTTCTGGCTTGCTCATTTCCAGTTGCCCATCAGATATTGCAGTCGCTCCTACAATTCAAAAACCCAGTGTAGAGCTTTTGACCGATCTGAACCATCTATCTTGGCGGGAATTGAACGGCATCGGCCAAAGCGGGCTTGCTCGCCAGCAGATTGCTCTTGGAGCTGTCAAGACGGATCACATGAAGAACGGCTTTAATGCTGAGTACCGGATTATTGGGTTTGACCATGACGAACTGGCCGATGGCTCTGGCAAGGCTCCGTTTACATGGGAAATGGTTCGTGCATATAAAGATGACCGTCCCATCAACAAGAACTGCACCAACGAGGGTGGTTGGGATGCAAGCAATCTTAGGGAGTGGCTTAACTCAGAGTTCTTAGGACTTTGTTCTGACGAGTTGCAGTCTGTTATCCGCCCCGTGATTAAACTTGCTTCTGCGGGTGACTGTAGCAAGGAGATTATCAAAAGTGTTGACCGTATTTTCATCCTCAGCGAGAAAGAGGTTTACGGTCGGGTGTTTTACTCAGTTCCTGGTGAGGGTAGTTGGTACGAATATTACCGGTTGGAAGATATTCCATACTTCGCTCTTGATGGAGATGGAGAGCGCTGCTATAAGTGGCTTCGTTCGGCCGGTTACAACTCCAGCTCTCATTTCTGTTATGTGTACACCAACGGCGACGCTAGCAATAGCATTGCCTCCTGGTCGGCGGGCGTGCTCCCCGGCTTTAGTTTCTAATCTTGAATCCTGGTAAAGTCAAGCCCACGGAAGTGGGCTGACTTTCCAGACGGATCGAGGTGATTTTATCTGTGCAAATCGACCGTGATGCAATTATGCAGGCCAAGGAAAAACTCGGTGATGATAACGCTCGAATTATCATAGAAGAGCTTGGCATTGTTGATTATGACGAGCGTGATATGAAGTGCTGCTGCCCGTTTCACCAAGAGGATCACGCCAGTTTCATTTATAACAAAAAAGCATTCAATTTTAGATGCTTTGGGGCGTGTTCCCGTAGTTATGACATTCTTGATGTGCTGATGTATAAAGGAATGACATATGCCCAGGCGTGCCGCAAACTTTTCGATCTGGCCGGTATGCCATATTCTTTCGGTGAACTTGGAGTAAAGACACGACGGCAGTATCAATACCCCAAAGAGGTTATATGCGATGATAAGTCTCGTGTGTACGAATACTTCCAGAAGCGTAAGATTAGCCAACAGACGATAGACTATGCCGATGTGCGCCAGGACAGTGAGGGGAACACCGTTTTCAATTACTACGACACCAACGATGTGTTGACAATGGTGAAATATCGCCCGTCCAGAAAAGTCAAAAAAGGCGAGAACAAATGCTGGTGTCAAAAAGGTGCAGACACAACCCCGCTTCTGTTTAATATGAATCGTATCAATACAACTGTCCCTTTGTTGATCTGCGAAGGTGAGCCAGATTGTCTATCCGCAATCGAGTCTGGTTTTACAAATGCCGTATCCGTTCCTCTTGGAAGCACAAATTTTCATTGGATTGAAGAAAACTGGGATTTTCTTGAACAATTCGATTCCATTATTATCTGTTCTGACAATGATGAGGCTGGCCTTAAAATGCAGAAAGAGTGTATTTACCGTTTAGGCAGCTGGCGGACAAAGGTGGTTGAAGTCCCACAATTTTATGTGGATGAAGCCGCAAATACCAAATACTCCGTAAACGATCTCAACGAAGTCCTCTATTATTATGGGAAAGAAAAGGTTATGGAAATTATTCTGGATGCCAAAGACTCACCTGTTCCTGGTGTGGTTGACTTCTCTGATATTGAGGATATTGACCTTGACGCTCTTGACGGCATTCCGACAGGGCTTCCTAACCTTGACCGATATCTAATGAAACTGTTTTACGGAACACTAAACATTGTGACAGGCATCAATGGTAGTGGTAAGTCCTCATTTTTGAACCAAGTGATTTGTCAGTGCCTGGATCGAGGTGAAAATGCCTATCTGTTCTCTGGTGAGTTACCAAATTTCCAGGCAAAAAACTGGTTGAACTTCATCTTTGCGGGGCAGAGAAATGTAAAGGAATGTCAGTACAACGATTCTATCTTCTATAAGGTGACGCCGGAAGCAAAAAGAGCGATTAGCGAGTTTTACCGAGGGCGACTCTATATTCGGCAGGACGGAGAATCCAATAAGTCAGCAGACCTTTTGAAGTCTATGGAGGACTCGGTAAGGAAGTATGGGACGAAGCTGTTGATTCTTGACAACCTGACAGCTATTAACTTGGAGAGCAACGACAACAATAAATACGACAAACAGGCTGATTTTATTATGGATCTGATTGCTTTTGCTGTGAAGTTCAATGTCGTTGTAATCTTGGTAGTACATCCGCACAAAATTGACATGATGCGTCGGTTGAGCAAGATGGATGTGCAGGGCATTTCGGCCATTATTGATCTTGCTCATCGTATTATCAGCCTCTACCGTGTGCAAGAGTCTGACCGCCAAGGCGTCCCAAAGCTCAATGGAAGTGGATGGAAAGTTAAGCCAATTAAAGCGGATGTTATCTTCGACATCTTGAAAGACCGATTGACTGGCTATGAAAGCCGTAGCATTGAAACATTTTATGATCGCCCGTCCAGACGGTTTTTCACAACCGAGGCTGAACTGGATTATCAATACGCTTGGGACAAGAGGCGATACACAACTCCGCTTCCATTCCCACCTCAGCAGCTGGTAGAGGATGACAGTGAAGATGAGGTATTCGGAAGAACAAGCGATCAATAATCAGCACGAAACCATGTACCGAAAAGGCAGAATCACAAGTCAAACAGTATTGTGAGTTTTGTTGACGATACAAATATGGTTCGTGAAATAGGAGAAATCAATATGAGCGATAAAAACTATACCGTATACCACCTGCATACCGAACTGTCTCTGCTTGACAGCGCAACAAAATTCTCAGACTATATTGCTCGTGCTGTCGAACTTGGGCAATCTGCGATTGCTTTTACTGAGCATGGAAACATCTATCAGTGGATCGAAAAAAAGATGGCTTGTGATAAAGCTGGTCTAAAATATCTTCACGGTTGTGAAGTTTATTTGACAGAAGCCCTCTTGGTTCCACCTGATAAAAAAGAGATACAGCGGCAAGTAATGGAAGAGGCTGCTCAGAGAGATCGTGAACAAAAAGCTCTTGCTGAACGCCTGCTTGCCGAAATGGAAAGAGCAAACTATCAAGAAGAACCAGATTTAGGCTCGATTACGCAAGACGATACACAATGCGAACCAGATGACTATGCGGAACGGCGATTTACAGAATTGATGGAAGCTGGGATGCACAAGGTACGTGACAACTACCATACAATCCTAATTGCTAAGAATTATGCCGGCCTTCAGGAAATGAACGAGTTGATTAGTCGGTCTACTTGTGATGATCACTTTTACTATAAACCCAGGATTTCATTTGACGAATTTCTTGGTCTTTCAGATAACGTCATCAAAATAAGTGCTTGTCTCGCCTCTCCACTCAATAAAATGAGTATTCGACATCCGATATATGAACGCATTTTGAAGCACTATGACTATCTGGAAATCCAGCCGCACGATCATCCAGAGCAAATTGCGTACAACCGTCATCTGGTAGATATGTCTCAGCGTTACCGTATTCCGCTGATTGCTGGTACTGATACACATAGTCTCAACAAATACAAAGCAGAGTGTAGGAGTATCATGCAACTGTCAAAGCATATTGAATTTGCTGACGAAGACAGTTTTGATCTTACCTACAAGTCATACGAAGAATTGGTAGCGATGTTCGCCAAGCAAGATGCTATTCCAGAAAGCATCTATCTTGAGGCAATCGAAAATACCAATCGTATGGCGGCATCTGTTGAGTCCTTTGAGTTGGACACGTCTTTCAAGTATCCGCCACTTTATGGTGATCGTGACAGAGAGGTGTTGCATAAGGTGCTGGATAACAACTTGCAATCGAAAATTGCAGATGGTGCTATTACACCTGAACAGGTAGAACCGTTCAAAGAGGCGATTGCCGAAGAATGCCGTGTATTCGATAAAATTGATATGTCCGGCTTCATGTTGTTCATGTCTGAGTTGGTAACATGGTGTAAAGAGAATGGTATCCCGATTGGTTTTAACCGCGGCTCCTGTGGCGGCTCCCGCGTGGCCTATGTGTCCAATACGACAGATCTTAACCCAGAGACATGGCACACTGTTTTCTCCCGTTTTTGCAATGAGGACAGAAAAGAAATCGGAGACATTGATATTGACGTTTCCCCTTCTCAACGTGATTTAGTCTACGACTACATTATCAACCGTTTTGGGCAGGAGCGCACCGCATTTATTCTTGCTATCGGCACAATCAAGTCAAAAGGCTGTATTGACGAGATTTGTCGTGCATTAGGTGTAAAGTGGAATAAAGAACACCAGCACGATGAAAAAGGGTTCCGAAAAGCATTAGAAATGTTGAAAAATGAAAACATCACCATCAGATTTGGTGATGTACGGGACGGTTTCTCTGCATACTGCTTTGATGAGGCTGGGAATCTGATGTTGCCCAGTCGTATGAAAGACATTCCACGTGCAGAACTGGTCAAACAGTTTACCAAAGAGTACAGTAAACTGAAAGAAGAAAACGAAAAGATTTTTGCTAAAAACCCGTGGGTTGGCAAAATCAGCGCAACGATCAAAAAAGAGTTCGAGGCAGACGAGGATGCGGCACGGAAGAAATACCCAGATGTTTTCTACTACTACGATGGCTTGCTTGATGTGGCAATCTCCCAGTCAATGCACCCAGCCGGCATTGTGGCAAGTCCAATCACTCTGCGAGATAATTATGGCACCTTTATTTCTGACGGCAAAGAAATCTTGCAGATTGATATGGAGTGCGTGCATGATGTTAGTTTGGTCAAGTATGACATTCTTGGACTGAAGAACATTGAGATTGTCAAAGACGCTTATGAGCTAATGGGGAAGCCGTATCCAAAGTCCCATGAAATTAACTGGAATGACGAAGCAGTATGGAAAGATATGCTCCGCTCTCCGGTTGGAATCTTTCAGTTTGAGGGTGACTTCGCTTTCCAAATGCTCAAACAATACGAACCACATAGTATTTTTGACATGAGTTTAATTACGGCAGCACTTCGTCCGTCTGGTGCGTCCTATCGTGATGATCTCATGCAGCATAAGCCGCACAAGAACCCATCTGCTCTTATTGATGAGCTGTTGAAAGATAATAACGGATACCTAATTTACCAAGAGGACGTTATCAAATTTTTACAGCAAATTTGTGGTTTCTCTGGTTCTGATGCCGACAATACACGGCGTACCATCGCCCGTAAGAAGCCAGAGGACTTGGAGAAAATTTTGCCTGACATCCTAAATGGGTATTGTGAAAAGTCACCACAGCCCAGAGAAATTGCAGAACAGGAAGCAAAAGAATTTTTGCAGATCATAAGCGATGCTTCCAGCTATATGTTTGGCTATAACCATTCAGTTGGATATTGCATGATTGGTTATCTTTGCGCTTACCTACGGTACTACCACCCATACGAATTTATCACCGCATACCTCAACAATGCCAATGGTGAGGAAGATGTGAAGAATGGTAATGAACTTGCGACACTCTATGGCATCAAGATCGTGCCTCCTCGTTTCGGATTTTCAAAGGATAAGTACCTGCTTAACAAGGAGGAAAAGGTAATTGCTAAGGGAATCAGCTCTGTCAAATATATGAACGCCGATGTTGCAAACGAGCTGTATGAACTGGCTGAGACTGGTAAGCCAAAATCGTTTATGGAATTGCTTCAGCTTATGAATGAGCGGACGCACCTGGACACACGCCAAAGAGATATACTTGTCAAAATTGACTATTTCATTGAGTACGGCAACGCAAAAGAGTTACTTCGCATGGTAGAAATGTTCTCTTTCTTCAAGAACGGCACCATGAAGAAAATATCCAAAGAAAAGTTGACTCCACAAGTTGAAGCAATCGTGTCACAGTACGCTACCGACATTGCCAAAAATGGTGCAACAGCTAAAAGTTACACATTTACGGATATGCCAGGACTTCTTCGGCATATGGAGCAAGTAGTCAGAGATATGCACATCCAAGATTTTGACTTGAAAAGCAAAATGCAGGATCAGCTTGAAAATTTGGGTTACATTGATTTGACAACCGACAAGAAAGAAGATCGGCGCAAACTTGTTATTATGGATGTTTTTCCACTAAAGAGTAAAGCAAACAAGGAAGTTTGGGGGTATGCTCTTCAGACCAGATCTATTGGTAGCGGAAAGACTTCCAGACTGACAGTTCGTAGTCGGCTCTTTGACAAAAAGCCACTTAAACGCTTCGATGTAATTTATGCCTCTGATGTGAGGCAGGAGCGCACGGGCTACTGGTATTTGATTGGTTATGATTACGTGGTGTAGTCTAACTTTTCATAAAGCAACGAACAAAATCAAGGAGGAGTATCAATGAAGATTATCAAAGCGGGGTTTCATGTACTTTCACAAGTTAATGGTACGGAAGTCTTGAAATCAATCGAGGAAGCCGGACGAGTCTGTTACAAGTCTGAGGACAAGATCACAGACGGGAGTGCAGAGAAATTTGTTGCCAGTATCATCAAGCGTGGGCATGAAGCTGTTTTGGAACACGAGAAAATCACAGTGAAGTTTATTGTGGATCGCGGTGTTAGCCATGAGATCGTTCGACACCGCATTGCGGCGTACTGCCAAGAGAGCACACGCTATTGTAACTACTCCATGGGTAAGTTTGGAGAGGAGATCGCTGTAATCGAGCCGTGCTTCTGGGATAAAAATTCGGAGGAGTACCAGTTGTGGTTCAAATGTATGAAGTATTCGGAAGAAATGTATCTGCAACTTATTCATGCAGGAGCAAAACCGCAGGAAGCTCGCTCTGTTCTCCCTAACAGCCTCAAAACTGAGGTGGTTATGACGGCCAACCTTCGTGAGTGGCGGCATTTCTTTAAGCTCAGAACTTCACCGGCGGCTCATCCTCAGATGCGTGAGGTTGCGATCCCACTTCTCAAAGAGTTCCAAATGCTGATTCCCGTGGTCTTTGACGACATTGAGGTGAGCGTATGAAAGTGATCTGCATTTCTGGTAAAGCACAAAATGGAAAAGACACCACAGCGAAGATTCTGGAAGAGCAGCTGACAGCCGACGGCAATAAAGTTCTGATTGCACATTTTGGCGATTTGGTCAAGTACGTTTGCAAGACTTTCTTTGGATGGGACGGCAAAAAAGATGAAAAGGGACGGACGCTTCTTCAGTATGTTGGAACCGACAAGATTCGCGCTAAGTCTCCTGATTACTGGGCCAACTTTATCGTCAGCATCCTGGAGATCTTCTGTGACACATGGGACTATGTACTTTTGCCAGACTGCCGTTTTCCAAACGAGTATGAAATTTTTGAACATCATAACATGGATGCTATTCTGCTGCGGGTGATTCGTCCTAACTTTACTTCTCCCCTAACGGCAGAACAACAGAAGCATCCATCCGAAACCGCATTGGATGACTACCCATACGACGCCACAATTATCAATGGTGGTACTCTGGAAAACCTTAAAGATGCTGTTGAGGAATTTGTGAGCACTACTATCAAAGGAGAAAACACATGAAGCTGCTGACGATTTTATTCGATGCTGATGATGTGGCTGAGAACCTGTTGAATTGCTGGATCAAGTTTATCAATGAGCGTTACGGTACAAGAGTTTCATTTGAGGATATCAAAGACTGGGATATGACTTTGGCATTTCCAACATTGACGAAGCAACAGATTTTTGGGGTTCTCAACGATGATGAGTTGTGGAAAAGCCTTGAACCCATGCCAGGGAGTCAGCGAGTGCTCCAGAAGTGGTTTGACCAAGGCCACCAGCTGTATATGGTCACAGCTTCGGACTACCGCACTTGCAAGGTAAAGGTTGAGCGGATTCTGGAAATGTTTCCTTTCCTTGACTGGGAGCACATTATCTTTGCCAGCAATAAGCAAATGATTCGTGGCGATATCCTGATTGACGATGGGATTCACAATCTTCTCAATGGCGAATACTTCAAGATTTTGTTTAACCGCCCCCACAATAGAGGTTTAGATGTTGAGAAGTATGGTGTTCAACGTGCCGATACTTGGGACGATGTTGATGCCCTGGTGCAAGAGTTTGCAGAAAGAGAGGATCTGAATGGTTGTAATTAAGCGAAACGGTACAGAGGTCAGCTTTGACAAGAGCAAGATTACAAACGCCATCGTTAAAGCGTTTACAGAAGTTGAAAAGCTCAGTTCCGTAGGTGATAAAGACGAGATTTCCAAGAGAATTTCTAATCGTTTGTATAGCCGTTATCAGCGGCGCAATCGTGCAATTTCGGTTGAGGAAATCCAAGACGATGTTGAAATTGAACTGATGAAAGAGCACGAGTACATCGTTGCGGTGGCGTATATCAAGTATCGGTATGAGCATGAACTTTTGCGCAATGCCACCTCTCTTTACAACAAAATTCTCTCTATTGCGGACGGCACAAATGAAACAGTTATTCAGGAAAACTCAAATAAAAATCCCATGATTCTTTCGACACAACGGGATTATATTGCTGGTGAGGTAAGCCGTGATGTAACAGATTGTTTGCTTCTGCCAGAGAAAATTACTAAAGCGCACGAAGAGGGCATTCTGCATTTCCATGACAGTGATTATTTTGTGCAGCATATGCACAACTGCTGTCTTGTCAATCTCGAAGATATGCTCCAAAACGACACCGTAATTAGTGGAACGCTTATTGAAAAGCCCCACTCTTTTAGCACGGCTTGCACCATTGCCACCCAAATTATTGCGCAAGTTGCTTCTAACCAATATGGAGGGCAGTCCATTTCATTAGCACACCTTGCTCCATTTGTCGAAGTGAGCCGTCAGGCAATCCGAGAAGAGGTCATACAAGAACTCAACGATGGTATTAAAGCTGGTGAAATTTCTTTGGCTGTTGGTTCAAATAGTTATAACCAATATGTTGAACGTACTACTGAACGGCGAGTTCGTAAAGATATTGAAAAGGGCGTACAAACAATCCAATATCAAGTGATTACACTAATGACCACGAACGGTCAGGCACCATTTATCACTGTGTTCATGTATTTGGGCGAAACAAGCGATCCGCAGACAAAGAAAGATCTTGCTTTGGTGATTGAAGAGACTGTGCGGCAGCGTTACCAGGGAGTAAAAAACGAAAAAGGTGTGTGGGTCACACCAGCGTTCCCAAAACTTATCTATGTACTGGAGGAAGACAATATTACCGAAGATTCTCCATACTGGTATCTGACGGAATTGTGCGCTGAGTGCTCTGCAAAACGGCTTGTCCCTGACTACATTTCTGAGAAAAAGATGCGTGAATACAAACTGTCTAAGGGCGAAGTTGAGGGTAGCGGTGACTGTTATACCTGCATGGGATGTCGTAGTTTCTTAACCCCTGATCGTTCTGGTAATGGCTGGGATAACATTGCAAACGCAAAAAACTATCAGTCAGATAGACCCAAATACTATGGGCGATTTAACCAGGGCGTTGTGACTATCAATTTACCTGATGTTGCGTTAAGTGCGCTTCATACTTGGCAGGTCTGCGAGGATCACGATGATATCCAAGCACTGTTTGATACTTTTTGGGAAATCTTTGAGGAACGCTTGGAGCTGTGCCACGAGGTATTGCAAGTTCGGCATGAGCGGCTTTCTGGCACAGTTTCTGACGCCTCCCCTATCCACTGGCAGTACGGTGCTTTGGCCCGCTTGCAGAAAGGTGAAACAATCGACAAGCTGCTACACGGTGGATACTCCACAATTTCGCTTGGGTATGCTGGCCTTTATGAGTGCGTAAAGGCAATGACTGGCAAGAGCCATACTGATCCTGATGGTGAGCCGTTTGCACTCAAAGTCATGCAGTATATGAACGATAAGTGCGCACAGTGGAAAGCAGCTGAGGACATTGACTACTCTCTTTACGGAACACCCATCGAGTCCACTACGTACAAATTTGCCAAGTGTTTGCAAAAGCGTTTCGGTGTGATTGAGGGGATCACAGATAAGGGATATATCACAAACTCCTATCATGTCCATGTTACAGAGCATATCAACGCTTTTGATAAGTTGAAATTTGAGTCTCAGTTTCAGAGACTGTCCCCTGGCGGTGCAATCAGCTATATCGAAGTTGCGAATCTCTCCGACAATATCCCCGCCGTGCTGTCAGTGCTGAAGTACATCTACAACAACATTATGTATGCTGAAATCAACACAAAGTCCGATTACTGCCAGGTGTGCGGCTGGGATAAGGAAATCGAAGTTGTTGATGACGGACGTGGAAAGTTGATCTGGAAATGTCCAAACTGCGGAAACACTGACAAGAACAAGATGAACATTGCTCGCCGCACTTGTGGTTACATCGGTCTGAATGACTGGAACCAAGGCCGGACACAGGAAATTGCGGAGCGGTTTGTCCATCTTGGTGGAGACAAATGAACTACGCTGCTATCCGCAACTATGACATCGCAAACGGAGAGGGAGTCCGCACCTCCCTCTTCGTGAGTGGGTGTAATTTACACTGTCCTGGGTGTTTTAATCCAGAAGCTCAAGACTTTGAGTACGGAGAACATTTTACTGACGAAACGGCTGAGAAAATCATTGCTATGGTATCAGATCCTACCATATCTGGTCTGTCGATACTCGGCGGAGATCCACTGTGTCAGAATGCTGACGGTATGATGGCGTTGGCGTCACTCTGCCGCCGCATACGAGACAGAGGGAAGACCACATGGTTGTGGACGGGATTTCTATGGGAAGATGTATTTGCTTTGCCGTGTAGAGATATACAGCACCAGAACCAAAAGTTCCTATTGGCTGACTGCGATGTGGTCGTGGACGGCCCATTCAAACAAGAACTTGCAGACCGCAAATTGGTTTGGCGAGGCTCGGCCAATCAACGCATCATTGATGTTCAAAAGACTATCTTCAACAATCAAATTACATTGTATAAGGAGTGAGAGAATATGGACGGAACCTGGCAAAACACCTGCCCTAAATGTGGGAAAGTTCTTGATGGCACCACATTTGACTATGGGACTAAGTGGGTATGCAGCGAGTGCGCAGAGGATCAGACCGATGTTCTGCACTGTGAGTGTGGGTCTAAGGTTAGAGCGGTGGATTTGGATGCCGGTATGAAAAGTGATTCTGAACAGGCAAAGAGGCTTTTAACAACGGGTCAGATTTATGAGGTCGAAGCGCTTAGTGTTGGTAGCTGGTACTCCAGCATCTGGCTTAAAGAGTTCCCCGGTCAGAAATTCAATACTGTGCATTTTGTACGGTGTGAATAGGAGGAGGATATAGAAATGGTTGAAATTTTAGCGGGCGATAAGTTTGCAAACGCTGTGTATGGCCTTGAGTTGGCGTCTGCAAGATGCGTTTATTACTACCAGCCCCCAAAAGATAGTCACCGTGAAAATTACCAAGTCTGGCTACTGTCTGAGGACGATTTTAACAAAATCTGTTCCGTAAAAGATGATAATTGGAAAGAAGATTGGGGCTGGTGGAGATATGCCAAAGGCTCGAATCTTGGCTGCGCAGATCAAGAGTATGTTGTCAACGGCGAAAAATTGATTGCCTGGGACGGAAGCAATCGTTTGTTATGGCTTGAGGAGTGTAAAGAAAGTTGCTCTGACCATAAACGTGGATTATGCGACGGAGCAGAAAAAGATTTTGAGCAATGTTTTGGCGAGCGGACATATCCAGACATTATTTCTTATCTTGTCAGTGAGATTGGAGTATCTACTGAGAAAAATGTATGCGCTTGCACAGTCGATCTTGCCCGTCAAAACAAGCTGACATTGGAAGAATTTTTCAAAAAGTATTTGGGCTGATGTGAGGAGATGCTACATGATTCAAGTAGAAGGGTATAAAGCGTTCCGTGGCACAATGCGGATCACGCCCAAGAATCGGCAATTTCCCCAGCAAGAGATTTACGGAGACTGGTTATACAAGCCAGAACACAACTGTTGGTACGGGCATGGGCAGAGCTTTATGGCTGAGATTTGTGAAATCATCTCTGATGAAACGTGAGGTGACAATATGCGAAATGGTCTAAATGCTGGTGGTTGTGAGAACTGCCCAGTTAATAAATCTGGCTGTGATGCAATGTATCGTGGATCACGCTGTTTCGCATACAGAGCACGTGCTTGCGTTGACTTCGATCCAAAAACCAATATAGAGGCACTACGAAATGCAGAAGAAGACGAAGTGCGTTCTATGCTGATGGACTATTTTTGTCAGTGGGCAAGCTGCGGTGACAGCTATATCTATGATTTGACACGGGTGAAAGAAGCATTCGCAATCGGGACAATGAGCTTTGATGACTTTGTGGAATGGGATGAATCAAGAATAGCAGAGCTTGTTGATGAATTTATCGCATGGCTGAAAGAACCAGCAGAATCTAAATAAGCGAGGTAATACCAAAATGCAAGACAAATTTATTGAAATTGAGCGTAAGTTTTTGCTTAACTCATTTCCAACCAATCTTCCTCTAAAAGAGGAGTTCCAGGTTTATCAAGCCTATCTGTCCATTGATCCAGAGGTCAGAATCCGGCGCAACGCAGTGAACGGTCAGGATGTAGCGTACTTCCTCGCTATTAAGTCCAACGGAGAGTTGGTTCGTCAAGAGGTTGAGTTCCATATTACTAAGGAGCACTTCTACGCTATGGCAGAGATGATTACACAGCCATTCATTACAAAGGATTTTCGTATCTATCAGCTTCCAGGCGGGCTGGAATTGGAATGTTCCCATGTCGATAAGGGGCGTGACACCGAGTTCATGTATGCGGAGGTCGAGTTTCCGAGCGTACAGGCCGCTGAGAATTTTGAATTGCTCCCGTGTTTCACGGCGGATGTCACTAAGGACTCTTCATATAAGATGAAAAATTTCTGGAAGAGAACAAGAATTTAAGGAGGTGCTTGATATGACTGAGACAATCAAGATTCGTTATTTGAGCGACAAAATTAAGCCGCTACAGTATATTGGTGGGAAGTCCGACTGGATTGACCTTCGGGCTGCTGAGGAAGTGGATATGAAGAAGGGCGATTTCAAGATGATTCCTTTGGGCGTTGCTATGCAGCTCCCAACTGGCTATGAGGCATATATGATTCCGCGTAGCTCCACTTTCAAAAACTTTGGTATTATTCAGGCCAACCATATTGGCATGATCGACGAGAGTTACTGCGGTGATAATGACCAATGGTACTTCCCCGCCATTGCTATGCGTGATACTGTGATTCATGTTGGCGACCGCATCTGCCAGTTCCGCATTGATAAGCACCAACCTCAGCTGTCTTTTGAGGCTGTTGAAACACTGGGAAATGCTGATCGTGGTGGTTTTGGCACCACTGGAAAACGGTGAACTATATGGCAAAACAGCAGTATGTGCGAGGCTCATTTCTTCTTGAAGAGAATGTAGGTGATGCCCAAGCCTACTATGAACAGCACAAGAGAACAATCGACTCCATTATAGAATGGGCTGACACTCTACGCATCTATGTAGGCTTTGGTGTTTCAGAAGACCGCACTTACTTATGTGAGTATGAAGTTCTTGGCGCAACAAAGCAAATGTGTAATGGTGTTGTTACAGAGCTGAAAGCACTTCTGAAAGCGGAGTGGAAGAAAGTGAGCCTTGGATATCAAACCAAGGGGTTTAAGTTTTGAGGTGTATGCTATGACTGTCTTTGAATATCTGCGCACTCTTCCGCAACCTCTTTTTGAAGCAACCCTACTTGGTCTTATGTGGTTTCCAATCAATTCTGAGCGTGAAGAATGGTTCCACGATTGGATGAACCAACCGTATGAGAAATACTTTCCGCAGTCTAATTTATCTGTTGCAACTGGAAGTTTGACCATTCCGCTTGACCACATGACAATGTTGCTTGGAAAAACCGCAGAGACACTTCCAAAGGAAAAGCAGGAGCAGCTTGCACACGCTATGCGGGAATACTGCGAGGTCTGTGATTATATCAATCAATGTCTTGCAGATCAACAGAAAAAGAGTGAATGAAACTCGTGTTTCATAAAGTGGCGAATTAAATCAAAGAAAAGAGGATATGCGAATGATGACGAAGCGACGAGCCGGCCATAGGCCGGCAAATGTAACAGAAATAATCACACTAACATTGTGCGTGATAGTATCCATTTTTGTTGTTACGATTTTGAGCATCCAGAAACCAGCGCCGCAGTCTACCATGTGTCAGGCAGAGCCGACATTGTATAGAGTCACTGCAAGTACATTTTCCTACGATAAAGCCTATCAAGTTCCCAAGATTGCGGTTGCCAGCGAACAGATTACACCCCCCCCTAAATCTGAACGGTTGAAATCTGAGTACGCCGTTGCTGGCACAGTATATGAATACTTGAATGAGCAAGGGCTTTCAGATCCTGTTATCGCTGGCATCCTTGGCAATATGATGACCGAGTGCGGTGGGCAGACGCTCGATCTACAATGGGACATTTACTCACTGGACGGTAGTGACTATTACGGCCTATGTCAGTGGAGTCTATATTACAACCAGTCTGTTGAAGGAATGGATGTTACAGGCCAGCTTGATTACTTAATGAGCAACATCCAAACTAACATGGAATACTTTGGCGGCAGTTTTGACGCCTTTTGCGAAATCACAGATGCCGAAAGCGCTGCCAGATATTTTTGCAACTATTATGAGCGTGGGACTGGTGAATCCTTGAGGGCGACAAATGCCAGCACCGCCTTTGAATGGATAAAAGGAGAATGATATGAGCATCACCACAAACACTGTCATCAATGGTGATTGCCTTGAAGTGATGAGAGATATTGATACCGAGAGCATTGATCTTATCCTCTGTGACCTCCCATATGGGGCGACTCAGAACAAGTGGGATGTGGTAATCCCTCCAGCTCTTTTATGGGAGCAGTACGAACGGATCATAAAACCAAACGGCGCAATTCTTCTCTTCGGACAAGACAAATTTACCGCAACGATGATGCTTTCTAATCCAAAGTTACACCGATACAATATTATTTGGGATAAGGTACTTAAAAGCGGTTTTCTTAATGCTAAGAAAATGCCACTTCGAGAGCATGAGGACATTATGGTGTTTTATAAATCACCACCTCCATACAATCCACAAATGACTAAGGGAGAGAAGAATCACAGCAAAGGTCAGGCGGTTGGTAAACAGGCTGTGGACATTCATTCCAACCGCAGCTATGGCAACTACACACTCGTACAGTCAGAAGACACAGACTTAAAGTATCCAGCATCAATTTGGAGGTTCCCTAAACCACATCCGTCCGTTGCTCTACACGCAACAGAAAAGCCTATTGAATTGTTGCGGTATGCAATTCGTACCTATACTAATGTGGGGGAGGTAGTTCTCGACAACTGTTGTGGAACTGGATCTACCCTCATCGCCGCAAAGTTGGAAAGGCGTCAATATATCGGTATCGACAACGGTATTTGCGACAAAAAGAAAAGTCCGTACTATGGGTTGCCTTGGTCTGAAGTCGCACAACGAAGACTGGAGGAAGTCAATGAACCTGACTATGAATCTGCGTGACCTTGAATTATTGAGTCAAGGAAAGTTAAGAGCAATCGCTGTTCCGCAAGCGTGGATGGACGATTTCGATAGCTCCAAGCCAGTTGGAATTAAAGAACCGTTCAAAAGACTGACCGTAATGGAAACAGTTGAAAAAGATGGCATAGAGCATGAAAGGAAAGTTCTCGTTGGTGTTAAGTATCGTGCTGACGGTGTGGTATGCTTGGTAAGATCTGATCTGAGTATTGAGCAATTAGACGAAGCTGATAGATGGAGTCCAGCGGCTCAACTCCCAGACTTCGCTATTCGTCGTTTTGTAAATATTAGTGCAGTTGACAATGAAAAACCAATTCGCTCTTTCACAGAAACCGAACTGAAACTTATGCACCTGGACTACGCTTCGCAAAACGATCCACAGATACTCCTTGAAGAATATTTGCCGATTAAAAATTTTGAGCTTATGTACGTTTGGTGGAAAAATCACTATAAGGCCACACTGAAAGATTGCGATAACCCGTTAGCGGTTCTCCTTCATATTCAGCTGAACATCTAAAAACAACGAACAAAATCACGGATTTCCTCTTGACAAACAGGAAATCCGTGATATACTATATTTAGCGACGAATAAAATCAATGTATATTATGGAGGTGCCATTTATGAAAGTCGCAATGGTTAAACATAGCCCTAATAGCAAGACATACTGGTTTGAGGTGCCAGAGTTTCTTTCCGACAAGATCACACCCAATATGTGTGTTGCCTGTGATACAGTGCGTGGCCTGGAAACTGGCGTTGTGGTTGGTTCCATCCTCAGCATGGACGATGTACGAGATGTTATGCTTGCATCCGGCGCAAAGCTGCCTCTGAAGAAGATTGTCGCTATTCCGCAAGAAATTCCGATTGATGAAATCAAAATCCCCATGTATATGTCCCGTACCACACCCAGAGATGAGAAGATTGCAAAGCGGTTCCTTGAGTATTACCACACAGGTAAATTTAACACCAACGTGGCATTGAACAGCGATGGCTTGCTTCGTGATGGTTATTCCGCATACTTGGTTGCAAAGAAGATCGGTCTACCGTCTATTACTGTACTCGGATGCAAGATGCGTAAGCCAGCAGACGATTTCCCGTTTTGAGGAGGTGTGGCGATGTCAGAATTTGTGAAACCTGTTCGTAGAAGCGTAAAAGTAAGTGATGGCTTTGTCGAACTGCTTGGAAAAGAATTATTCAAAGATCTTGCAGAGAACGAGGGTATTTGCCCTATATGCCATGGAACTGGGATGGTTATTCGGGATAATCCGTATGGCCTGGAAGGAGATCCAGATAAACAGGCTGGACTTTTCCCGTACAAACATCAGTCAATCTTTCCATGTCCAAACTGCTATAACGGTGTGGTCAAATACTGCCCAGATTGTGGAAAACAACTTCGTAGAGAGTATTTGAAATGTGACTGTGAGGCGGAGCAAGCACGTGAACATGAGAATGAGCACAAGAAATACCTGGAAAGAGTCGAGAAAGCCCAAAAATGTGATTCTAACACATTAGGAAGCGACTTCGTGTGTGCGTACAGCGATTATTTTCCGTATGATGATGGATACTTTGCTAACTGGGAAGAGTTTTTTGAAGCGTGGTACGGGCTTATTGATGAATGTAAGCGTGATGGCTCCAAAATTCCTGAGCGCCCAATGTATGTTTGGGGAACGGAACTGGTTGAAATGCAATTCAACGCTAACGACATTATTTCGTCTGCTTGTGAAGAACTGCACGAAGACGCTATAAACGAGATTTCGGATCTTGCTATAAGAAGTATGCAAAATTATTTTGAGTTCTGGAAGAATCGGTATGCAACAAGATCGTATTGTTACACATATCGGTACGCTATCAGAATCCCGTGGGAGAAGGAGGACAATTAGATGGCAAATAAGAAAGATAGCCTTGGCGATCGTATGAAGGGTTACGAAAATATCTCCCGCAACTACTTAACCCGCCGTGTTCCGGTCATCATCCGTCTGGATGGTAAAGCGTTCCACACATTTACACGTGGTATGGAGAAACCTTTTGATTCCGTTCTTACACAGGCTATGCAGCAGACTATGAAATCTCTTTGCGAGAGCATTCAAGGCTGTGTCCTGGGCTACACACAATCAGACGAGATTACACTGGTGTTGACCGACTATGCCACAATCAAGACGGACGCATGGTTCGGATATAACATTCAGAAGATGACAAGTATTGCTGCTTCCATGGCTACATTGGCGTTTGACCGTGAGTTCATCATTGCTTATGGGCAATGGTTTGACCGTAGCTTTATGAATGGCGACTCTGATCTGCCCGGATTTTCAAAACTCGATGCGCTTTACGCCAGCAAACGGCATCAGGCATTGTTCGACGCACGTGTTTTCTCTATCCCTAAAGGGGAAGTCTGTAATTGCCTGATCTGGCGACAGCAGGACGCAACTCGCAACAGCATTGAGGCTGTTGGTCAAGTATTTTTCTCTCAGAAAGAGCTACACAAGAAGAATTGTGATGAGATTCAAGAAATGCTCTGGTCGAAACACAATATCAACTGGAATAACTTCCCGACAGAAAATAAGCGTGGTTCGTGCTGTATCAAGCAGGAAATGGAAACTCCTATGGCCGATCCAAGAAATCCTGGTCAGACTGTTGTGGTTCGCCGTAGAAAATGGGTAATCGACACCGAAATTCCAATCTTTACGCAAGATAGGAATTATGTAGAGAGGTTGCTATAATGGATGGCTTGCAAAATCTTTTTAGATGTGGGATGCCAAATCCAACGCTTCAAAAAGATGCGATAGCGCAGATGCTTAAAATAAGCCCAGAGGCTCTTTCCAAATTTGAGGAATCGTATAAAAGATATACCTTGACCGAAGAGCCAGACGGATTCTTCCAGCAAAATTCTCGGCAGGCCGTAGAGCAAAACCATTTAATTGATATGGCGTCGAAATCAACCCATGCTGATACAACAGTCTTGGAACGCCGTATCGTAGATGAGTTACTTTCTCAAACCACCACTTACTTTTTTGACGGAAATTTGGCGACCATCCAGAGCTGTAAGGCTCTACCGACTGGAGCCGAACCTGTAACTCTCCAAGAAGTGACCAATCTCCCACCAGAAATACAACCTCAGCTTACCGGAACCTTGATGAAACGTGATATTGGAGAAGAGTCCGGGCAAATGCTTCTGTATCAGTATAAGGAGTATCTGGACAATCCGAATACAGCGAAGGGGCGGACATCGTATCATATGTTTCGACAAGGGCTGGACATCCTCGATCTTGATGGCCTGACTTATGAGATCATTGGCACGAACCCAAACTCAATGGGACATTGGTTCCCTCAGCTCGTAGAGGCTTGTCGTGGCAAAGGATTCTTCAAGATCCCAGCAACAGCTATCACAAAAGTACCTATGACGCTTCTACAGCTAACCAGGCAGGAATATGGGATGCTGACGCAAACAACGCTATCTGTTCTGGATAAATGGGCACATGAAGCATTTCGACTTGATGACTCCAAGGAGTATTTTATTAAAACCGGAACTTATTCTTCCAAGTTCGATTTTCGCAACGCTCACGTAAAAGGCGCAAAAGAGGTTCAGGAGCTGGGAGAGTATTTGCTCTTTATTCACTATCAGGCTCTTCAGATGGCAAGCCCACTATCTTCCCCATGTATCTATGGAGCCTCTACCACAAATGAATGGGTTGTAAGAGAGTGGATTGAGGATACGGAGAATAACCCATGTATCTACAAAGGTTTGCCTCTTCGTACCGAATACCGCATCTTTATTGATTGCGACCAGAAAACCGTTATAGGCTGCACTCCTTACTGGGAACCACAGACTATGAAACAACGCTTTGGTCACGAAGAAGATGCGAACTCCCCTCATCAGATCCACGACTATATCATCTACAAGGCCCATGAGGAAACTCTGATGCGGCGTTACTACGAGAATATTGAACGGGTAAAAACGGCGGTCATAGACCTCCTACCTGACCTACACCTACACGGCCAGTGGTCACTGGATATTATGCAGACCGGAAATGACTTCTGGTTGATTGATATGGGTGTAGCTGAAAACTCCGCTTTCTATCGTGAGTGTGTACCAGAGTACAGTCGTGTACCTACGCCAGAAAATTGGCTTCCGCAGCTAACAGATGGTAGGTGATGAATATGGGTAATATAGCAAAATGCTGTGACTGTGTATATGCAGACAGAAATCGCATAAACTCGCTTCCTTGTAAAGACTTCGGGAAAATCAGATGCACAAGGTTTAGTCGGTGGGTAGGCTTATTTGAAACCATCTGTGAAGAGTTTGTCGATAAAATTTCTGCAAATCTGGTTAGCAAATCCAGCCGAAAGGGTGGTATTTAGAATGACTATCAAAAGGCGAACACAAATGAACATTGATGGAGAGGAGCACGTTTTTATGGAAACTGTATGCACGAAAACTGATATGTCTTCGGTGTGTGGAATGCACTACGATGAATACTGGAAGGCCGTCCATATCGACAAAACCATGTCCCAGGAAGATTTTGATAAGTGGCTCCACGAAAATTGCTGCAAGTGCCGCAATATGAGTGACATCTGTATGTACGGAGAATGATGGGGTGACTGAATGGCTGAATATCATGTTGGCACAGGTTGTTTTGGCATATACGCTGGAACGCTAAACAAGAAAGGCAACCTGTGGCAGAACAAAACTGAATGTACTGATGAAGCCTTGTGCGCCGTCAGAGATTACATGGTTCAGGAATTGCTTGGTGGTACTGGGTGCGCTAAGGCAACAACAGGCGGCTATGAGTGGGACTTAAAAGATGGCCGCAAAGTTGAGCTTCGTGTGACGATCAAAGAAAAGGGGTGATTGTCACATGAAACTCGTAAACGCAAAGCTCTATGAGGAGCAGATAAAACGCAAGATGTGGGGAATCTGGTACGATGAAAAGTACCAATATTATTTCGGCGGTAACTATCGCAGCGATTTCTCCCTTGCCGACAACACTGGTGATTATCAAAAGCGGGCGTTTGCTGTATTGAGCAATAGCGATGAATTGTTGGGGTATATCAGCTACTCCGTGGACAATGAATTGCAGATCGCCCAGTGGTTTGGAGCAGTAAATTTCTCCGACGACAAGATATCCTTTGGCAAGGCGCTGAGGCAGGTCATTGAAGACTGTTTTCTGAAATTCGGTATGGAAGTAGTTGAGTGGTGTGTGATCTGCGGCAATCCCATTGAGAGAAGCTACGATAGGATGTGCGAAAAGCTGGGTGGACGTATCATTGGTATCAGACACCACCGTGCAAAGGACATGGCTGGAAATGTGCATGACGATAAAATGTACGAAATCCTGCGAGAAGATTTCTTGAGGGCAACCGCCCGAATAAAAGACTAATTTTATAGGAGGTATTGTATGGCCGCAAATAAATGGATGATCGAGTCGTGGCTTAAACGTGAGAAAGCTGCGGAAAGCGACTATATGCTTGTTGTGTGCGACACATTTGACCATGAAGACTATCCCGTTTATGTATCAAAAGAAGATATTGAGAAAGCTATCCAGCAATACTCCAGTAATATGCAAACCATAATGGAGATCTACAATTTGTCTCTTGACATAGATACTCAACTCGCAGAAAAAAGATCGTGGCATATTGAATGTTAATTTTGGGGTAAAGAAATGAAGCAAATCGTTGGAATGATAGATGGAAAACTTGTTATTGATGGCAAGTATGTTGATTTACCAAGACCGTCTAATAATATCCGTGTTACACAATATAACGGCAATGTGTATGTGAACGGATTCAAATGGGTTGATGGTAAATGGAAGCGTACATTGGATGCGATTTGGCATTGGCTATTCTGATAAAAGATTGATTTGGTTAATATGACAATGATGATGCTGTATAAAAAAATGCTTACATCCAACATTAACTGGCTACGGAAAATGATTAGCGCAGAGAACGACGGATCTCATATTCGATACAAAATATTTGATCTTACAATACACAAACAAAATGTTAATGCACAAAACGAGCCAGTTGGAAAATATTTTATAATCTATATGCACTCAATAGATGACACTATCATAGAACACCCCATTTATTTTGAGAATGGAAATATTTATGTAGAGAGTTGTCACATAATACGTGGAGTCGGAGTGATTCAGTATCTTATACACAGTTGGTTTCTTGTAGGCGCACCAAATTCTAAAGAAATTTCAAAAAAAAGATACAAAGAGGTAAAAAGAAAAATAATTAAAAATTGCAAAAACTTCACTAAAATCAGCAAATGGTTCTAAATGTTATCAAAAGAGAAACCCACCCGCAAATCGCAGGTGGGCCAAGAATCACACTTCAAGTCCGAGTTTTTCAGCGATTTCTTCCGGTGTCAGTCCGATTTCTTTTGCCTTTGCCATAACGGTCTTCATGTTGACCGGATGGAGGAGTTTCTGTTTTTGAGCTTCAAGTGCGTTAATCTCCTCCTGCTTCTTCGCAATCTTCTGGTCGATTACCGCAACTTTTTCCTCAACGGATTTTACAGTGCGTGCAGCCATATGGTTGGCCTCCTTCGTCTATGATAGAAAAGTATACAAACAAAACCAGGTGGTGTCAATAGAAAAACGCCAACTTATGCTGGAGGTGAAAAATGTTTCGAGTTATTATTGCTGGCGGCAGAGACTTTAACAACTATCCTGGTCTTGCCAAAGCTATGGATCAACTGCTTGCCAATGTGACTGACGAAATTGTTGTAGTGTGCGGTATGGCTCAAGGTGCAGATCGGCTTGGAGAGCGTTATGGTAAGGAGCGCGGATATTCCATTCGTTATTTTCCAGCAGACTGGGATGGCAAAGGCCGTAGCGCTGGCTTTATCCGAAATGAAGAGATGGCGAAGAATGCCGATGCTCTGGTAGCATTTTGGGACGGCCAAAGCCGAGGCACAAAGCACATGATTGAAACAGCGAAAAAGCACAAACTGGATATTCGTGTGAAACACTATAAAAGGAGGGAACAGCGTGCTTAAAATCTATGATGTGAAGTCCATGTTTCAGGTCAACAGACAAAACTGGAAGCTATGCGGAAACAATGGGTACACTTGCCGTGACGAATCCGAAGTGCAAGAAGAACTGGTTGCTTTAGATCGCTGCACCTTTGATGAAGCATATCAAATAATCCCCAAACTTCATCTTGACGGAATGTATGTCGGTGAAACCTTGTTCAATCATCGCCAATATATCGAAGTATATGGATATAGTACCGAAACACAGAGACGGTTTTACGCTAAAAGCATTCACACAATTTCCTATAAATATGTGTTTCGTGAGCGAGAGTATGTGACACTGGAATGGATTATGAATCACCTCTCTTCAGAACAGGCTATCCACTATTTCAAAGAACGAGGGGTGTCTGTGTGTCCTATAAATCTTCAATAGCGACGAATAAAATCAATGATTGGAGCCAAGTACATGACGAAAACAGAAAAGTATATTGCACTGAGAAAAAGCGGCCTAAGTTATGAGGCAATCGCAAGAAAATGTGGTGTCAGCAAGCAAGCGGTACACAGCGCAATTAAAAAGCATGAAAACGCCACTATCAACATCAAGCCACAATCAGTCGTGTTCCCAGGTTTGCGCAAGTGGATGTGTGACAACCACATCTTCATATCCGATCTGGAACGTATGACTGGCAAATGTCTTAGACAAGCGCTGAGTAGCGGGAAGATCAGTGGTAAAGGTATTGCTGCGATACTGGAAGTAACAGGGCTACCATATGAGTTGGCTTTTGGGAATATGGAGAAAGAGGTGTAGCGATTTGAACAATAATATTTTTATACCTCAAAAAATTCGCATTGGATTTCAAGAACGCAACGACACCTATACAAAAAAACTGGCCTATGTGATCTATTATGATGAGAAGGGCACTTTGCGAAAGGCAGGATCGTGGGAGAGTTGGCGTGATAAGAAAATTGATCCTGTTGAATACGATAATATCCCGATGGATGGATTTGTCCTCAACAAAAAGGTTGGCGGATATGCAGGCTCATGGGGCAACTTCCGGCAGGCATATGTCCGAGTATATGACCCACGCGGCTTTGAGTTTGAAATCTCTGTTCCAAACTTGCTATACATCTTGGAGTATACCAGCTCAATCAAAGGAAAAGGTCTTGAGGGAGAGTTTGTATACGGATGGGATGGGACTGAGCTTGTTCTTATCCCTACATGTTCTCCTGACTATGCCAGTCTTACAGAACTGAATACTAAGCGATTTGAGAACAAGGCTATCAAAGCAAAAGACCTTGTGATAGGAGGCGAATACCTAACAAAAGACAACAAACACCTCATCTATATGGGACGATTTGACGCATACGACAGTATGTATCACTTCGATGGGAAATGGTTCTTAACGGCTGGTCTTATGGAGAAGTACGCTCGTGAAAATCAAAAGCCATTATCTACTCGTGGTCGTTGGGATAGATGGGGATATCGTGATGAACGATTGTATACAATCGAAATTGGATGTGTTGGTAAACGCCATTTCTTTACAACACCAGATGGTTACTTTTACAACTTCAAATCCATCTCAGGACTTTTCATTGACACCATTTCAACAGAACCAGCTGCTAACTATGCAGAACTGTTTGAAAGGCTGGAGGGGCAAACCTCATACTCACCATACGATTCGTCTAAAGACAAGATTCGTCTATGTAGCGACGAAGAAAACATTCACCGAATTAAAGATGCAGACAGTTACTGGTGGAGTGTTGACTGCACAACCATGATTGATGGGGAATTAGTTCGGTATAGTGTTTCACGTCCTTACACAGATCGTAGTAATCCAAAGTTTGTTTGCTCATTTCGGTCTGATTATAGCGGGAGCAATATGCGGGACTATTTTGAGTTTGAGGACGATGGCACACGAGACGGGAGAATGATTCCTTTGGATGTGACAGAAATATTTGCAAAGCTACCGCCATACTGTATCGACCAGTATTTGCAAAACGGAAAATTTTATAGGAGGGTATACGCATGAACAAAAACGATGACCAGATCCTAATGCTGAAACAGCGCATTGAGGCAAAGAAGAAGGAAATCGGCCAACCACGCCGATTCTCTCCTTTGACCAGCTGTTCCATCGAGATGGACGGCACACGGCACAATCTTCACTCAGCTGACCGCACATCGCTGATTCTTCTGCTCTGTAAGCTCCACAACCTGGATACCGCCGCCGAAGAACTTGGTTACTCCGAGCAGTGTATGATCTGTGGTTTCCCAACCAGTAGCTGGATTTCTGATATTCAGGATCGGCTGGCAATACTTGACCAGAAGAGCGAGCTGGAAAAGCTAAAATCTATGGAAGTCCAGCTGGATAAGCTGTTGTCTGACGATAAGAAAACAGAACTGGAAATCAGTAGCATCGCCACAGCGCTCGGACTATAACAACTATTCAGAGGTGAAACAAAATGAATACAGAGGTTATGTTCTCGTCCAAGGCTATGGACTGGGCAACGCCACAAGCGTTTTTTGATCGGCTGGATTCGGAGTTTCACTTCACCCTTGATCCCTGTGCGAACGAGTCCAATCATAAATGCGCTCGCTATTTCACAGAAGCGGACGATGGACTGAAGCAGTCGTGGGGGGGGGCAGACGGTCTTTTGCAATCCGCCATACGGAAAGGCTATCAAAGACTGGGTGAAGAAATGCTCCGAAGAAGCCAAGCAGCCTAATACCACTGTGGTGCTGCTGATACCGGCCAGGACAGATACGGCATACTTTCACGACTACATTTACCAAAAAGAAAATGTAGAGATGCGCTTTATCCGTGGCCGTCTGAAATTTGGAGATGGTAAAAACTCCGCCCCATTTCCCAGTATGGTAGTTATCTTTCATTAAACAACGAACAAAATCAAGGAGAAATAAGTATGAAGAAAAGTCACATCCTCTTTTTCAAGGACAGCCATGGAAACAAACGGAAGATTGCGTTCATTGATGACTACAACGACACAGGCCAGCTAAGGTCTGATCAGGACATAATGGATGAAGCGAACCTGTTGATCCGTGCATTTTGCGCCGAACGAAACTTTACCATTTACTATACACGCATTCGGAACAGTGATGGAAAAACAATCTTCGATGTCGGAAGCCATACGGAGTTCTTTCATCTTATGCCGGAGGTGAGCATCAATGGCTAAAGTAACAAATAGAACGACTAATATTGTATCTCTTCACTTCCAGCAAGAAAGAGGAGATCCAGACTATGGCTCTTGCCTCTGGGCAGTCTTCAATTTTGATCTTGACCGCTATGAGCTGTCCATAACGTCTGATTGCGGAAGCTATGCTTATGGGTGGGTTCCAACTCCAAACAGTGAGAGCTTTATGCACCTTATGGCGCGAGTTGATGGTGGCTATTTATTAGACAAACTCTCAAAACGGAATTTCATCAATGAGGCTGACACTTTCAAGGAAGTTAAGCAGCTTATTGATGATTACGGGATAAACCCGTCAGAACCAAATGAATATGGCGATCCAACCATTGATTTGGATGAAGTCAGAGAGTGCTGCGAAGAAGCCACAGACCAAGGGATTATTTTGGCTTTACAAGATTTGTTTAGAGACACACCAATGGCAGATTGTGATGAGAGTGACTTATGGGGTTGCATTTGTATGGATTTCTCTGCCAGTGCAAAGAAAATAACTCAGGTCTTCATCGACTATATTAAGCCAATCTGCAAGGAAATCTCTGATAAGGAGGAGAAATAAATGCCTCTGATTTTGAATGGCAACCACGCCGCATTATCTATCAAGAAAAAGATCAAGGAAACGATTGTAGAATCTGGTATACAGCCACGTTTGGCCGTTATTTTAATTGGGCACGACCAAGCATCCAGAGTCTATGTTAGGAACAAAGCGAAAGATTGTGAGGAATGCGGAATTGATAGTGTTACTTATGCACTCCCAGAAAACACAAGTGAAGAAAAGTTGATTAAGCTGATTCGCTCACTTTCTGATGACAGCAATGTGCATGGAATTTTAGTTCAACTTCCACTTCCAAAACATATCAATAAAGACCATATTATCTCCGAAATCAGTCCTAAAAAAGATGTGGATGGATTTACAAAGGCAAATACTATGGCAATGCTGGATGGAAAATTCCGATTTGTACCTTGTACTCCTGGAGGCATTATTGAGTTGATGAGGTTTTACAAAATACCAATCGTTGGACGGCATTGCGTTATAGTTGGTCGCTCCGATATTGTTGGCAAACCAATGGCTACCATAGCACTTTGGAATAACGCCACAACAACTATCTGCCATTCGCACACCAGAAACCTTGGCGACATTTGTAAAAGCGCTGACATCATAATAGCCGCAACTGGAAGAAGAAGCCTTATCAAACCAGAGTTTATTAAGTCGGACACCACCATTATTGATGTTGGTATGAACCGTGATGACAACGGGAAATTGTGTGGCGACTGTGATCCTGATGCCTATGAAAAGAGCGCAGCATACACACCAGTACCTGGTGGTGTCGGGCCGATGACTCGTGCAATGCTTCTACTGAATACAGCAGCGGCGGCTGGTCTAAATGTAAAATTGGGCTGGTGACATTTAATGGGTGAATGGATCTCGGTAAAAGACAGGCTACCTATCGACAATCAGTTGGTTTTGGGTTATACTCCTCGTGACGGGATCATTTTCATATGATTCCACAGAAAAGATCCAATGAATGACCGCTATCCAAGAACAAAGCGCAGAGAGTGGTATATCGTAACATCAATGCGGTCAACCCCAAAAAGTAACCAAAAGAGTTGCGCATTGGATGCCGCTTCCTGAGCGGCCAGAGGATATAGAATAAAGGTGATCAGAGATGATAGAGCTACTTGAATCTTACGGTATTTTGCATATAGGTGTGTCATTGTTCTACTTTGACTTGGACGACCTCCCTATTATTGAAAGCCGCCGCTGGTATGTAGACAAAGGCGGGTATCTTACAAGCAGCTACTATTATCTCGGTCAACTGCGGATTGTCAGGTTCCATAGGATTGTTGCCCATGCAAAACCAGGCCAATGGGTAGACCACAGAGACAAAAACCGTGCAAACAATAGAAAGCAAAATCTGAGGTGTTGTTCCTACTCTGAGAATAATCGAAATCGTGGCCTATACTCAACAAACACTTCTGGCGTGGCCGGCATTTCATTTGACAAGAAACGTAATCGGTGGGCGGCAAGTATTACCTACAACAGCAAACGGATATTCATAGGTCGCTTTCGTGACAAAGAGGACGCAATTATAGCCCGCCTCGAAACAGAGGTTGAGCTGTTTGGTGAGTTTGCTCCGCAATGGGAGCTATATCTCGAATTAGTGCAGCAAAATGGGGGTGTGTAGAATGCCTATCGTTGGTAATGGTGAAAATCCACGCATTGAATACAAGATTCCAGAGAAAATCAAAAGCAAAATACCACAGCACTTTTATATTGCATTTGCTGGGGAGCTATGCAGTGTTTTCGGGCATATGATTTTTAAGAAGGACGAATCTGATCTTTACAGCCTGTTCTATGTTAGTAGTACAGCTGGCTGGAATGAAGCTCTGAAAATGACCTGCCAAAAGCTGAATATGTGCTGGCTTCTGGACTACTACAATTCACTTGAATGGTATGAATCAGATTTGTTTGACGGTGAAATGGAAGACAAGATCGTTTCTGAGTTCATTGAAGCGGATCAAGCACAAGCAAATTCCAATGCGTACTATAAATTTTTGTTCCAAAGGAAAGACGAAAACTAAATGAAATGTTTTCATTTAGCCTAATCGAAGGAGGATAGTCATGGCTGATACAGAACGTGTAAGAAATATCCCAGATAAAGAGCGGTTGAGAATTGTGCGTGATGTGTCTCAGCTACAAATTGAAATCATGCTACGTTTCAATACCTTTATGTGTGAAGATGTCACGAGGTACGATCTAACTAAATCTGACATTGAACGCTTTAAGGCAAGTATCAATTATGTGATGGATGAGAAATTCAGATTCGTTATAAGAGCGATAGCAGAGGCAACATAGAAGAAATAAACTTTTTGCAAAACGACGAATAAAATCATTGCCAAGAAGGGAGCATAGACGATGGCTATTGAAATCCCATTCTGGGAGCGATATACCCTTTCCATAGAAGAAGCCGCAGCATATTTCAGAGTGGGAGAAAACAAGTTGCGGAAACTAATCAGCGAACATCCCGACGCTGACTTCATCCTCTGGAACAATACCAGAGCACAAATAAAACGCAAGAAATTTGAAAACTACATTGATCGAATCAGTTTGATATGATTTTGCTTGAGGTCAAATGCTCGGTGTGGTATAATCCAAATACCACATCGAGTTTCTTCTTCAGGCAGAAAGGAGTTCACAATGGCCTCGAAAAGAAGAGACTCGAAAGGCCGACTTCTCAAAGTTGGCGAATCCCAACGAGCGGACGGGATGTATATGTACCGCTACAATGATGCTGGAGGGGTGAGACGGACTATTTACAGCTGGCGGTTAGTAGAAACCGACAAACTGCCAACAGGCAAAAAAGCTGGTGCGCCTTTACGTGATCTGGAAAAACAACTGACCCGTGATACAGATGATGGCATTGAAAGTTTCGTAGCCAGTAAGAAAACCTTGGATGACTTTTTCTACAAGTATATGGCTATGAAAAAAGAGTTGAAACCCACCACACGCTCTGGCTATTTCCAAGTCTACAAACACTACATCAAAGATGAACTTGGTATGCGTAGCATCAGTTCTATCAAGTATAGTGATATCAAGAAGTTTTACTTAGCACTGTTCTATGAAAAGGGAATGAAGCCAAACACAATCCACGCCGTCAATACCGTACTCCATCCGATTTTTACACTTGCGGTACGTGATGGTTATATTAGGGCGAATCCCGCATACCAAGTATATGCCGAACTGAAAAAGCAAAACGCTTGGAGCCAGGATAAGCGCCATGCGCTGACCGAAGATGAACAGGAAGCGTTTGTAGATTTCATCCGAAATTCTCAGAAATACTCTGGTTTTCTCAACCTGTTTACTGTGTTTCTTGGGACTGGTTGCCGTGTAGGTGAAGTCATCGGACTTCGCTGGGACGACTGTGATTTCACTGATAATCTCATTTCTATCAACCACAGCTTGGCCTTTTGTAAGCCTGAAAATGAGAAGAAAATGAGATTCCTTGTGTCCTCTCCGAAGACCGAAGCTGGTGAGCGGATAATTCCTATGCTGAAAGAAGTTAAGTCTGCTCTGATCTCTGAACGGCTTAGGCAGATGGCGGATGGTTTCAACAAAAACGAAGTAGACGGATACTCTGGGTTCATTTTCCAGACGAAGCGTGGCAATCTGTATACCAGCGTAAGCATTAACCGTATCATCAACAACATCATCCGTGACTACAATGCCTCAGAGGAGCAGGCCGCTAAAAAGCAGAAGCGGAAGCCGCTCTTGCTCCCGCACTTCTCCGTTCATAATTTAAGGCACACGTTCTGCACTCGTTTCTGTGAGAACGAAACCAATTTGAAGGTCATTCAAGAGATCATGGGACACGCCAATATCTCTACCACCATGGACATCTACAATGAAGCAACGATGGAGAAGAAAAAGGCCAGCTTTGCGAACCTTGAGGGCAAGATTAAGATTGGCTGATTACATCCGCTTGCATACACCAAATTCTACACCACTTCACGAAAATTTTCTAAGAAGCTATAAGAAATTGTGTGAAAAAATTCTGGATTGTATCGCAAGCGGAGCAGTTTTGAGAACTTATAAGAAACCATGAGCAACAATATTTATATCCTCGATATATAAATATTTCAAAACCGTCTTTAAGCAAAATGTGCGCCATTCAGTGTAAAACAGCAAAAATTTCACCATATCTTGTGTAAATTGTTTTGGTATATCGAGAGTGCCATTTCAGCTTTACACCAAGTTTACACCATTTGAAGAAAAGCTCGATGTGGTTTTCAAATTCCTTGCGGAGCAAAAAAATAGGGCGTAAGTATCGTAATTGATACCTACGCCCTCAGCTTATTTTAGACTTTAAGGAAGCCATTTGTTCTCTCGTTCTCTTCATACACACGCTTGATATTTGCAATCGCCATTACAGCACGGTTGTTCTTATATCCTGGGTGCCCTTCGCAATACCGCTCATACTCGTCGATATCTGTAAGCATATCAATGAAGTGTTCATGTGTATAATTTTTTCCACGCATCAACTCAACATTAAAGTTAAGAATATTTCGACGACGAGAGTTTGCATCACGCTCGTCGTCTACACGGATATGCTCTTCCAGCTGCGCTCTTGTATCGGCCTGCCCATCTTCCAGCTCATCCAGCTTCTTCAACACATCGCCATTCAGCGCCCGACCAATCCACCGAGCAATAGCACCCCATGGATCAATCTTGATTGGCGCAATTTGAAGAATCGTTAAAACAACTACAAGGGCACCGCCACCATTCAGAAAAATTTCTTTGAGAGTCATTACTGTTTCACCTCAGAACCTTGCATCGAATCAATGGCATCTTGAATTTGGCCCGCAGTATTACCCACAGCTTCCTTGTCGATGCGTCCCTCAGTAACAATGTAAGTCATCACAGACGCCAAAGAAACAACCGCTCCAGCAATACTGGTAATCACATTTTCGTCCAGCCCAAACACCATAGCCAAACCAGTAACAATACCAGCAACTGCGGCCCACAGTTTACGACTTGTAAGTTTCTGCATAATCTTCATATCTAATCATCCTCCTTTTTTTTACGCATGAATGATAGGAATGCCGTATTCACGAGCGCACAAATTTTCGATTTTGCACCCTCTGGCCTGTTCCCATCCTTCACAAAACCATACCCAATCAGCGCCAGCCAAGAGTTTCAGGCTATCACCCAAATACTCCAAAGGCTTTCTATCGCTGTCTTGAAAAAAGCTGTCAACAACCTCAACTTCCTCTTTCAAGATTCTTTCAGCGGCAAGTTTTGCATACTCCCGCTCTGCAACGATCTCTTCATCAGATCTACCCCGCATAGGCTGGGAAATAAAAAGTCGAACCATTTTCTTTCTCCTTATCAAATCATCGGGCTTTCATCACTACCAGTGTCCATCTCAAAGTTGCTTGCTTTGGCGGACTCAAAAGTGATACCACCCTCACTGTGATCTGACTTTGCCATATTGAGATAGAACGAGCATACAACACCATGAGCAGTCCAAGGAAGTCCTACCATGGCACTAAGCCAGGGCAAAGAACCAGTATACCCTTTACGAACACAATAAGCTGCCAGGACGATACCTCCAAGAGTTACCACCCACAGCAGCCACCTAATGTCCGAAATCAGCCTTTTGGAAAAATCCTTTTTGGCTGTTTTGGGCTTTGCCAGCCTTTTTCCGCCTCCACCAAAAACAACCATACCGCTACCTCTTACGCCTTGCCCATCAGTTGAGCAAACCGATAAAGCACTGCTACAAACTGCTCACGGGTAAGCATATCAGCCCACATACAGTTTGGTTCGCCGTTGATGGTCGTTCCGTTGCCGGCAATCAAACCGTTTGTAGTTGCCCACTCACGAGCCTTTGCACTCCAGTCGCCAGCGTCATTGTCCTGCCATGTGCTCCGCATTTCTTTCCACAGTTCAGTAAACCGATTCACGTCCATGTCCTCATCCTCCTTTGTAGCTTCAGTTGTAGTAATTTTTTCAACATATTTAAGTGAAACCCAGCCAAGGCCAGTGAAACCCCACCCATTTTTCTCTTTGCTGATAACCAGCGTCGTTCCATATGGATATGTTGTGAGCACCGGATTTTGTGACGGCTCCGGCCTACAGTTCAAGCCGTCCTTAGCGGTAACTTTACATTGGTAATTAACAGTTGCACCTTGCTCTGACGAGATGATGTCGCCACCACCATTGAGAATTTCCTGGACTTCTTTACGTAGCGCATCCATACTCTTACCATGCTTCGGCCACCAATGTCCAACATCACCATGGTTAGAACCATAACCAGCCTTATGCGACTCAGCATGATCGCTGATGCCAGAAACAGGGTAGCCGAACTTCTTGACCATATAGACATTCCAGGCTACAACCATCTTCCACATACGATCAAAAAATTGCTGGTTTTTTGCCACATCGTATCCAATCATAGTGCCGCCCGCATAAGTATGACCAGCAGGCTCCGTAATCTCCCACTGCACCTTTGTATTGTTCCAAGATCCTTTGCTGCCTGTTCCACATCCCCATGGACGAGTATTCCAGTTCAAAGCAAGAATAATCTTTCCCTCACCTTTGTGGAAGTCACCCAGGATAGCATTTACTCCCCAACCAGCACTCCCTTTGTTCATATTCTTAAAAAACACATCGGCTGATGGTTGGGCACATCCAACAGAATGATTTACGCATCCCGCAGGTGTAATCGTTCTGCCGCTGGTATATGCTCCGTTGCTTGTTGCAGGACGGATTTCCAAATGGCTCTCAACATAATTGATACATTCTTGAACCGTCATCATATCAATCCACCTCTACATACTCTCTGCCCCAGTAAGGCTCTCCTCCATCATCTGGTGTCTTCAGCACGGCATACCATGCTTTGCCACCCTCTTTGCGAAAGTTGGGGTTGACAGTCTTAGAACAAAACCCAAAGCTACCTTCGTCCTCTTCCGCATCAGCCCGACAAATCTTTCTGGTACATTCCGTGTTCTTTGTGGGATCACACTCATAAAACAGAACCCTCTGTCCTGTTGCGCCATCCACCAAGTACCCATTACGGGGAACGATGTTATTTACATTGACCATGTTTTCACCTCAAAACTTTTTCTGAATATTGGTTAGCAAAATAGGAAGCCAGTCTGATATATAAATCAGAGGCTTCCTATCAACTGCGAGAATCGGTAGAGTACAACAGCAAACTGCTCTCTTGTTAAAAAGTCTTGCCACATATAGTTAGGGACTCCATTGATAGTCGTACCATTACCAGCAATCAAACCAGTGCTTACCGCCCATTGTCTGGCATCCGTACTCCAGTCGCCAGCGTCATTGTCCTGCAAATTGGATCTCATTTCTTGAAAGAGCTTTGTAAACTCTTCAAGATTGACCGTAGCAAGCTGATCATAATATCGCTGCCCATACTCAGCCCGCTTAGTCTGAACACCCTCACTCTGATTTGCTGGCCTCTCATAGTTCAGCAATACAGCATTTGACGCCTCCAGCACAGAGGTAGCAGACTTCAAAACAGCCACAACACCAGGATAACACTCTGACAATTCTTTCCACAAGAAATCCAACTGCATAATCAGATCCCCAATAGATTTACCAGCAGCCCTCGCAAAATTAAGAAGATTTTGCTTGCGGCTCCAATAAGTCCATTGCGCCAATCCAAACCCCGCCTTATCATGCACAAAGTTTGTATATGTGCCATTGTCTACGGCTGCAACATAGGCGTTATCGTTCAAGGCAAGGGATTTCTCGTAGCTGTTCTGTAAGTTTCGGGGGTTCAGTCCGCTTTCAGCGAATAAGTTTCCAATAAGACCTGCTACACCATACTCATTCAAACCCTTAGCTATGAGATAATCATGGATTACAAACTCATTCATATACTCGCCCCCTTACAGATCAGATAGGCTCGTCTGCTTCTGTCCGACAATTTCTCCATCCTGGAAATACTTCCCGATTTCCTCTTCGTCGTCGATATCCTTGTAAATTTCCACCATCTCTAAGCTCTCCCATCCAATGATGGTTTTGATTACAGAGTCAGGCAAGTTAGCTTTGGCAAGAGAAGTCGTGAAAAAATGCCGAAGACTATGCCAATACACTGGGATATCCAAAATATTAGAGAATGTCTCTGCCCAACTATTCAGTGTTGAAATGGGAATTGGCTGAGTAGGATCGTCTTTGTCTGGGAAGAGCCATTCGCTTTCAATACCAAGCTCCGCTCGTTTCCGCATCCACAGATCGAAGTACGGTTTGAACGGCTTAGAAAGCACATAGCACGTCAACATCTTGCCATTTACGCCACGCCCTTTGGTCTTAACCTTTTCAGGTGTTTTGTAAAGTGAACCATAGATGATGTTGTCATCGTCGAAATATGACACTTTGAACCTCGGTAGCTCAGACTTGCGCCGTCCAGAGTACCGTGCCAATGCAAAGCAACAGGCTTTCTCATACTGTTTACGACTAACCAGATACTCCAGCAGAGTATCAGCTTGTTCATCAGTAAGCACTGTTTTCTCTCTGGTTGGTTCATTGATTGGGTTTTCAATCTTCCGAACGATTGAACGAAATCCTGGAAGTTCATCATCCAAAATTGCTTCAATGTAATTGCTGAGAGAGGAAAGTGTTGCCTTCAGCCGGCGCACACGAGCCGGAGAATTTTCATTGTCCCGCAACAGCCAGTTTTGATAAGCAACAATATCTCGTTTACTAACCTCTGGGAAATATTTATTGTAAGCATTTTGAAGCACCCACACAAAAAAGATATAGAGATCGCTTGTATACGCTTTCACGGTAGACTCCGCTTTGCCGACCGACCTCAGATAGTCCAGAAAGTCATTCATCAGCCGAATGTTCTTCGGATTGATCTGGGCGATCAACTCAGGTGAAGTGATTTTGTTTTGCTTTGTTTTTCGTCCCATATAGCCCCTCCTTTCTACTATCTGGATATGGGAAAAGCCCAGTAGATCTCTCTACTGGGCTTGATATTTGGCGAATAGCAGGGCGGCATATCCTGCATCTCAGGTTCCATTGCTGGAGTGTCGGGAGCCATTTCCAACCTCATTCGCCAAACCAAATTGTACTTTTATTCACTTTCCAGCTTAGGTTAGTTTGAAGGACATGGTTGCTATCTCTACTGTAACTGGCGCGTTATTGACCTGCTCATTGTTTCTGGAGCTATACCACTTCGTTGTTGACTGGAAAGTAACCGCCAAACCATTCGTATGTTTCGATATAAGGATAGTAACCATGTTCCCATAAGCATCAGAGGTCAGTTGATTATATAGGTAGTTGTTAGCAGTAGCACTTGGCATCAGATAACTTATTCCATTTGTACCACGAATACTTAACACCCAAGGGGTATTAAGAGTAACGGTTCGTTTTGTAATATCTCGTGGCAACGGAATAAAGAATTGTACGCGATTAGCGTTATTAGTTATATGCCCTGCGGCATACATACCAGATACATTTACTGTTTCTCCAGCCTGATAGTATTGAGCTTTATCAAGTGCCGCCTGTATCACCTTGTTCTGCACAGCATTTGTACTGGTTGCAGAGAGTGCGGTATCCACAACAGGTGTACCACTGATTTCGCTGTACTGGATAGCGTCAGTTTTCTTTCGGAAATCGCTTACATCAGGAATCTTACCTTCAATTTCTGATGCCTTGTTATCTACATATGCTGTAGAAGCAACCCCACTCAAATCAGGAATCACAGGGATATTTTTTAGGTCATTGTAGTCACCAGATAAGGCAACCTTCGCCAACTCTGCCGTTTTCACATAGCTCTCCAAAATCGCAAGTAAAGCCGTTGTGGAAACATACAGCCCAAGTTTGGTGTCGATCTCACCTTTGGTATAGTAGTTCTCCAAATTGACAGCGGTTGTGCCCAGGTTTGCCCATCCGCCACTAATCCACATATACTGAGTGTAGACATTACTTTCGCCCACACGCACCAGATAGATCGTGGACAGGCTAATTTCATCAGTAGCAGCGTCAGGCAGTTCCGAAACAATCTTGGTGGAGAGTCCGGCAGATAGTTTGGATAGAAGCTCCATGACCTCTTCCTTTGTATAGGTCTGTTCCTTGGTATAATAGTTTACCAAGTTGTTCACGGTGTCTGTGATGAAACCACTGTCGTTTTCAAGCTGACTCAACTTCTCAACCGAGCTGGCATTTGTGATACAGAATGTTGTTGTGGTGTTGTCAGAAAAGGTAATGGTATAGGTGTCTACCAGTCCTGCCGTTCCCGTTTTGTCAATGGATGTAATTCCAACGCCAGTCTCTCCCTTTGCGCCATACAAAATGTTTGTAGACTTTGTGCTATCCTTATCCGTGACAGACAGCTTCACACCAATTTTCTCGCCGTCTGCTCCCAGAATGTCATCCAGACTGACAGTAGGAGAAACGCCGTCTGCTCCGTCTACTCCTGGCGCACCAGCGATAGAATCTATGCCGTGAAATTTACCGTCCTCACCACGATAGAGAATGGAGGCTGGAACAGTTTCGATATAGGTTTCCGTTGTGGTTTCACCAGTCTCGCTCCCCTCGACAGGGACTTCAACTGTAACCTCCCGCTCATAGGATGGAATTACCCACAGCTTCACCTTTTCATCTGCAAGCTGGTCAATCTGTACGGCAACTTCATCGGTGATAGATGGGCAATTCTCAATCGGCTGTCCGTTCATATCGACGCTTTCATAAACCTTCACGCTCATTCCTCCTTTCCGATTTCAGAATAAAACTATTTTTTGATGCAGATAGGGCGGGGGGGGGATTGTATCCCTCCGCCCTTGAAGATTAGCCCATAACAGTGACAACAAAGCTATCCGTGTTCTCCAGAACCACATCACTCTTGATGGTCACGACATTGGCGCTGGTAATTTCCACACCGAAGTAGCACTGCTCCTTGGTGGCCGCATCCACGACAGAGACGGTCACAGCCTCACTATTCAGCCCGTGAGAGACGGGGAACTCCTTAGCGGCACCATCGCCAGTGATGGTCGTGGTGAACACCAGAGCACCCTCACTACCCTTGAACTTGGCGAAGGAAAGAGCAGTGGCATCCAGCGTAGCGGCAGTATCATTCACAAGCTGCCAGTTGGTATCGCCATTCTGATCGCCCTGCATCACGGGGATAATGACGTTCAGAGCAATGTCTGCGGTGTCATCAAAATCAGCAGCGCGGGTCAGCACAGTGGTGGTGCTATCGTCACCCAGAGTGGTTACAGTGTAGATACCGTTCTGTGTGGCGTCGGTCTGGCCTGCAACCAGCACACGGTCGCCAGCAGCCAAAGTCACACCGTCCAGCACCAGAGCGGCGGCGGTATTCTGGGTCAGCGTCTTGGCGGTAGAATCATAGGTGGCATCCAAATCCTGAGTAGCCACGGCCACCACAGCGTCCTTGATTTTGCGGTTCATAGCGGCGTCCACATAGCCTTTGTTCACCAGATGCTTCTCATCCGTGGGAGTAGTCATCAGAGCAATGTTCTTATAAATCTTCTCCATTGTAGTTTCCTCCTTCTTTTTTTCAACGGTTCGTTATTTTACAACAGCTTTGCCTTTGACGGGAATATCGAAGTGTACGACAGACAGGTTTTGGCTGTAGTATTCGATACTGCCAAAAATGGTATCGCCATCACCGTCAAAGCAAAGGATGGTCGGGTGCTGATTGTTCAGATTATGCTGTAAGCTCCATGTATCACTGGCAGTGTTGATTTCAAACTCAACTGGTTTACGCTCTGTTGCAGTAGGCATATCACCAGCATCCACCTCTGTACCGTCACTCAAAGTCACGACCAGATGGTTGTTCGCATTGATTTCAACGCCGCTTACAGAAGCACCAGCTTTTGGTTCTGGGAATGTCACCGTGACCTTATCGCCGCTATCCGTGGTGAAAATCAGATTCAGTCCGTCTGCTTCAATTTTGCTGATCCCCTGAATAACGGTTTGACCAGCTCCACCGCCGCCACTCAATGTCACGCCGCCTGCCAAGATCGTTGCAAAACTCGCTTCACCCATGCGCCATCACCTCTTTCCTTAAATCAATGTATAATGTGGCCTATCTCCACTCTCGACCGCATATCTCATCCAGTCCAACATAACGATTCCAACCACAGACAAAATAAGCCACACAATCAGAAATTGAGGGCATATCTGACCAAGCACGTTGCCGGCCATACCAGAGTAGTCCCATACACCAAGGCCAAGCCAGACGTTCAAAATCAATCCAGCAATAAACTCAACCACAGTAATCGCAATGGCACAGATACACGACTGCCAAATAAGCGGCATTCCCCAAGGAAGCTCTGCTCCAAACCGCTCCAAAGGAACCGCAAGAATAATAGCCAGCGCAAACATTGTCCAGCTGATTGTCTCTGGCCTACCTTGAGCGGTCTTCCAAATTACCTCAATGAAAAAGTAGATACCACCTGTCCACATCCAAAGCAAGGCGGACAGCACCCATTTCCCTACCCGTTCTTTTTTCATTGTGTGTCCTCCTCCCATTCTCCTGCGATTGCTTTCAGTCTGTTACGCTCTCGCAGTGCCTCTTCCTCTTTGATTTCAGCTCCAAGTTGTTCCAACATATAGGCTTGTGCTTTGATGATCTCCGCCTGACAAATGCAAATATCCGTCAGTTCGGAAATCAGCTCAATATCACTCATGTAGTCTCGCCCATTCTTTGCACAATAGCGTCCATCTGAGTCTGTGCAACTGACAGCTTTTCAGCGACCTCGCTGGCATACGGATCTGGCAGAGTCATTCCATACTGTACGGTAGCGATGGTTTCGACATCTTCCAGAGACTGCACATATGCTTTCAACGCATTGTGGTATGTGGTCTGTGTTGTGATAGCGCTCTGAGCTGCAATGTAGATTTTAGCGATTTCCTGGGCGCTATAAACACGACAAACACCACCATCTGCCTGATAAGGGAACTCAGTGCCACCCAACTCAACCACACGGAACAGGTTGGCAATATTGCTTTGGTCTTCAATGCTCAGATTAAAATGCACCTTGCCGTCTGAAAGTTCCAGATCAATACCAGACACAATGGTGGCATTACAAGCAGTAGAAATCTCTGCAATCTTCGCTGCACGAATAATCTCCGTTGACTGATCAGAACCAATAATTTCAACAGCATCTTCAATGGTGATCCATCCCTTCGCCACAGCACTCAAAAGACCGTTTGCACTCACGGATGGGCTGATGCCGTTTTGCCCATTCTGATACAGGACACTCAATCTCTCTTTCATCTCTTATCCCTCCAACACAGTCTGAATCAGTTCGTTAATGCTGTCCTGCTGGTTAATAAGCACAGCACCACCGTCAACCTCAGAGATAGCAACTGTAGCTACAGCGCCTGGAAGATCTTCTTTCCCCAGCAGATGATATGGAATGCTTTGAATAGCGATTCCTTGTGCATTTTCCTCGGTTGTCTTCACGAAGCAACCATTTGTATGCAGCCGAATGTAATGTGGCTGCTCAACATAGGCCATAACAGACCCATCTTTCACAATTCTATACAATCTGACCACTCCTTTCAAATCTTGATCAACTTTTCGATGTACTGCAAATCAGAGATGGGAGCGTCAAAAAAATCCTTGCTCCACAGCCAATAATCATCGTGATCCTTTCTCCGATATTTCTGGCACAGCTTATCATCCCACACTCTATCCCATCTGTTCTGGTGGTTCTTATCCTTTTTCTCAAGTCTCTGCATAATAGCAATGGTCAGTTTGCCACGCTCTTCACCATTGCCATCATCATTCTGGGCAAAGAAATCCAAACCATTCTGGCTGACAGTTGCACAGAGCCTTTCCCCATTCAAAAGCAAAAAACCATCTGACGCCTCTACCTTTGTACCATATGGAATGTTGACTTGCCCACAAATAGCATTAAACCGCGCCCGTTTCTTTACAATATAGTTGCTGTATTCCACTTGTCTACCTCCAAAAATAGAGAAAGCGCCTGAAGCATAACCGCCTCAGACGCAATCGTTTTTATTTATGCAACTTGTTTTCCTTGCTGTTCTTGAATACGATATTTGTTGAATAAAGCGTAGTGTAAACGGCGCAACCTCAATAGACGGCCATGGTCATTATAGCCTCTGTAATACGCCGTTTGACTTTCCATAAACTGATCAATCTCGGCCAACGTCCGCTTTCCAGCAATATATTCACGCTGGAAGAGTTTCAGTTTACGCCTTGCACTCTTCATGCCCGCACGATTTCCATTCACAGTAATCTTGCCATTTTCTTTCAATGTAAATCTTGCCTTACACCAGCGAAACGGCCTTGTCAAAGGAATGATTTTACACTTCTTCTTATTGACTGGAATACCAGACTCAATGAACTTATCGACAATATCATGGCCGACTTTCTTTAACTCTTCAATGTCTGGAAGAATAATATAGTAATCGTCCATATAATGTCCAGCACAATGGATTCCAAGTTGGCACTTAATGTAGTTATCAACCGCACTTGGTAGCGCAACCATTTCCTGTTGACTCGGCTCCACACCAAGGGGCATACCACGACCAGGTGCTGTACTTGGGGCATATGTTACAACCGCATCTGCAAAAGCCCGCACCCTATCATCAAACATCATTTGCTTATGCCGCTCATAGATGATACTACGATTTGCGCTTGGAAAGAAACTCTTCAAATCCAACAGAAGGATTCCACCACTTCTACCATAACGCCTATAATGCCATCCAAGCTGTTCTTTCATACGATGGAAATGCCAATGAAGTCCTTTGTTCTTCTGACTTGCTCCGTTATCGTGGATCATGCTTGGGGTATAAAGCGGAATCAAAACCTTATTGCTCTCCACCTTATGAATTTGTCGGTCTTCAATGTGAGGTGCATCAATCGGTCTAACCTTACCACGTTCACGTAGAGTAAAGTGGACGCAATTTTTCGGTTTCCACTTTCCGTCTAAAATCTGCTTCCGCCGTCTTGCCGTACCAGAAAACAGATGGAGTTCAAAGTTTTGAGTGCTTTGCTTCCAACGTACACCGTTGCAGCATTTTTTGCCATAAAAGAACATATCACGGTAGTTGAAGATATCCTCCAGAGTTCCTACCGCTTCGCTTCTTTTTCGTTTATTCGCCAACCGCTTGGCCTTTCGGCGGCGATATCGCGCCTCGTGGCGCTCTTCACTTGTCATAGAAAGTATTCGCTCCTCCGCATAGTTGTTTTGTTGGTGCGCATCTAAACTACTTTGGCTCGACACATGGAACGGGTTAGCGCAATAGCCCGCCATGCAAGCAGCGTCCGTGTAGAGCCGTCGAAGGGCAGTTTTAGGCAAAAGCCAGGGAAGTATTTCTCCTTTTGCGAAGGTCGTCTTTCACCGAAGTTACTCCATTTGACCTCGCATCGCAAAATCCGGGGAGCACGCCCGCCGACCAGGAGGCATTGTTATTGTTAGCGTTGCCGTTGGTGTTCACATTACAGAAATTATTGCTGTTGTTGTAATTGGCCGAACGAAGCCACCACCAGGCCGTCAAGAGGGCGACAGCCTACCGTCACGTTTCCAGAAATACACCCATAAAAACCTATCCCTTTTTAATTTGACCCAAAGATTTCGTAGCACCCTTTAGCAACTCATCCTCATGGTCAATAAGTTCACCAAGGCTTGCAGCCATACGATTCAGCTTTTCTACTGCGTCTCTGGAGTCCACCTGTGCGCCTTTGCTGGTTGTAAAGCACCCTTCTGGGTTTTGCATCATCACCAGATAGCAATGAGTAAGCCTTACATCCAGCGCTCTCAGCGAAGCTCTTGCTTCAAGCAAATGTGCCTTTCTGAGTTCTTTACGCTGGTCATCCGATGGAAAGATGCTATTCGCCTTTTCAGAATGATCTATCACCTCACCAGCTAAATGTGCGACATCCTCCGCCATAAGTCTTGAATATCTGGCAGACAGCCGCGTGAGAAAATTCAGCGTTTCCACATAAATTTGATTAGCGGTATTTACAAATTCCGCCTTACTCGTGGTACGCTTCATTCGTAGCACCGACATATTTTCATCCTTTCTTGGTGCATATTACTTTACGGCTTCGTCCCCTTAGTGTCGATTGAACCCTGCTCCCGTTCCACTTCTTCCAAGTGTTTTAGTAGCACATATTCAATGTAGTTTGTGATAGAACGATGCTCGTTTGTTGCCAGTACCCCGATCTTGTCAAACACTTCATCAGACAGACGCAAGGTAAATACTCGCTTGTTTGCAGCCATACTAAACCCTCCAGCTAATTGGCGTAAGCACATTGTATGACTATTTTTACCTCTTGTATGCAGTCTAAAGACAGGTGAATGACATCATTTTCTTAATTTTTAGAAAATTGACGGTAAATAGGCAAATATGCAAATTTCAAAAAAATCGCGTCGCCGGCGCTTCGCGCCGGCGACATTATACCGTACCATTCCACTTTCTCTTCTCCAATCATCCCGCCCACTTGCGTGGGCGGGATTAGGCTGGATACACTGCGGTGGATTAGACAAAAAAGCCGGGGAGCACGCCCGCCGACCAGGAGGCAAGGTTAGAGTCAGCGGTGCCGTTGGTGTTCACACTACAGAAACGATTGCCGTTGGTGTAATAGGCCGAACGAAGCCACCACCAGGCCGTGGTGCTTGTCGCAGAATGTCTATAAGCAACCTTACTGTTACCAGACTTGAAGTATTCATATTGAAGCTGACTGTTCTGCTCATACTGGTTAGCATACGTTCTTGCACCCTGTACCTCAAACTCTGCCAACAACGTAAGATAATCAGTGCTTGCTGTGACATTTGCGGCCACGTTAGAGGAGTTTCCGGTATTGTCAGTATACTTTGTCACTGACTTCATAACTGCCCTCAGATCGCTTGGTAGAGCTGCCATGAGGCTGTTTGCGACAGGACTGGTAGGCGTTCTACTGTTGCCAAGGAGCGTCTTATACATCGCAGATCCCTTCCAACCGCCAGAGTTTGTACGACTGGTATTCATATGGAAATATCCAGCGCTCGTCTGCTCATTTCCGAACTGACTGTCAACCAGGCTGACCATCGTACCGTTAATCTTACCGATTGCGAAGTGGATACGCTTATCTCCCTCTTTTGCGCTATTGTGGTTAAAGCCCAAAATAAAAGCATCAATGGACAAATTGGAGAACGTAAAGTTCCCAACTTTACCATTGATGGTGATTCTCTTAGTGTCGCCAACCTTCCAATAGTTAGAGCCTTGGTTTGCGTCAGAAACTGCTTTAATCGTTGCCCAACTGTTGTCATTCAAAGTGGTGCTGACAAACGATGCCGTCACCTTACAGGTTTTATTAGCTGGTGCTTTATAGTTCGTTCCTTCTGCCACGCTAACCGTAATTGTTGCTTCGCCATTTGTATCATTGACACTGCTTACTGTCACAGTAGTTCCGCTCAGAGATACCGTTGCAACGCTCGTATTGCTTGATGTCACTGTAATCTTACCATCTCCCGCACGAGTAATCGCAATCGTTCCACTCTTCTTATCCATGTTGAAAGTCAGAGACGTAGGACTGAGACTCAAAGAGCCAGCCGCCTTGCCAATCGTCCAAGTGACGTTTTTAGCTGTAATTGTACCGTCAGTCCACATATAGTCGTCTTTCGGCGTAACAGTCGCTGTATAACTACCGGCGTCCGTCTTGCTGGTAACACCTCCGAGCGTCATCTTATTTGCATCATAATTGCTCAGAGTAGGAGCCTGCGCATCTCCATTATATGTCAGCGTACCACTCTGCGTAGGAACCGTAAGCGTTAAACGATTTGCAGTCCCTGTTGTGCGATTCGCATTTGCCTTATTGACTGCTCCATCCGTGGACATAGGAAAAAATGTCACAAAATATTCTGTGCCATTAGTCAACCCAGTTGCAGTCAAGGCACTGGTTGCATACTGATTGCGAGTTGTGACCACTTTCCGAAATGCTGCGTCCGCATCGTCTGGATCGGTAGCATAACTTCCAGCTTTGACCACAACAACTGTCTTTTCCCAAGTTGCCAGCGTCACACCATCGCTCACTACGGTTGCCGCAGGGTCTGTCCACTTGATTGCCAGCTTTCCATTACCTGCCGCCTCAGCACTCATCCCAGATACATTGCCAAGAGTAACAGGGTTCGGCGTTACGCTGAAAGCATCCTCCGCACTGTCGGTATAGGAGCCGCCAGTCGTGTATGGGAAGAACTTGTAGAAATACTCAACACCATCTGTCAATCCACTATCGCAGAAATAGCTGCTCTGATAAGCATTTCTGGTCTTACTATCCAAGACCACTGTGCCGTCTCTACGGCTTACGGGAGCACTGCCCGCTTTACGCACAAGCAGCGTGCCGCCCCAGCTCGCCAGGGTAGAGCCAGCGACCACCAGATCATCGGGATCTGTCCACTTGATGTAAACCTTACCCGCAGCTGTCAGTGCCTTAATATCTGTTACTGCGGCCAGCGCAAGACCACCACCGCCGCTACCTCCACTGCCAGAGGGAAAATTTCCAATGATAGGCATAGTTACCTCCTTCTTTCTTTATCCCAAGAGAATGATGACGACGGGAATATCACAATAGGGCATATCGCCGCTTGCCAGAATGGTCAGTGTCCCGTCTCCTTGCTCACCAACCATCAGCCCAGCCATGTATACTGCGTCAAGCTGTTCAAGGGAGAGGTTCTGCCCAATCCCAATAACACCGTTCATTTCCGCCGCAAGCCCTTCAATCTCCAATGTTTGAGAGTACGCACTTCCCGTCCAAGTCCATTTTGACGAAACCAAAGTTGCTTTGACCGCTTGACTTTGAATAGCCTTACCTGCAAGAATCTCGTCAATTTGAATCATGTTAGAATTGACAAGTCCGTTCAGCTTTTCACGCCATTCCTTAAACTTAGCAGTGGAATCCCCTTCAAGATAAAGCCCATAGTTTTTTGTTTTGCTCATTATCCATTCCTCCTCTCGTTAGTCGAGCAGGATAATGGTAATTGGAATGTCATAAGTCGGCTTATCACCGCCATACGCAATCGTAAAAGACCCATCGGCCTGACCACAAACATACAGCTCCGCACCTGCTACCGTCTCACGCTCTGCCGTTGAAATGTCCTGAGAAAGACCAACTACACCATTCTGCGTTGCAGTCAATCCATCAATATTGACAACCTGACGATTGTTCTCCCAGCCGGCGACGGTCAATGTAGTGTCAACCGAACGGCTTACCTTCCCTTCAATCCCAGGCAACTTATCCAGCTTGTCAGACAAAGCGGTAATCTGTTCTGCCTGCTCCTCAATCGCATCTGCCGCAGTTTGAGCAACTTCACCAATTAAGATTTTTTCTCTCAGCCCGAATTGCTTCAGATGCTCCAAATAAGGAACCTTGTATACTTCCACAGGATTCACCTCCATCCATTTAATACAAAAGAGGGACAGCCAAAACTGTCCCTCTCTACATAGCCGCTATTCAAGATCAAGCGCCGGTTTCAGGAGTGGTAGTAGTACCAAAAACCTCATCCAGCATCTCCGTGACCTCTGCATCGGTAGCAATCGCCACGACAGTCACATCAGTGCCATCGACCTTAATTGCGCCTGCGGTATCGCTGGCTTCAACCTTAGAGAAGTCAGTGGGAGCCTTACCACTGTCCGTCAGATTGCCATTCGCATCCAGACCAGCGAAGTTGCCATCAGTAGCACCATCAACCTTGTCAGCCTTGCCACTAATATCAACCACATCAGCCTTTGGCACATACAGACCGTCATCCTTCTTCACCAGAGCATTGTCAGCCTCAGCGGAGATGTTCACATTCACGCTGATCTCGTAGCCACTCACGGTCACAGTGGCGGTGCCGTCACCTGCCTTGGCCTTGTAGGTGTCCACCAGAGCGGCCATATCAAGGAAAGAGTAAGTAATCTCGTTATTCTCACCCTTGACAGCCAGAACCATAACAGGCTTACCATCCAGGTTGGGATCGGTCGCACCAGCATAGGTAGCTGTTGAGAAAGCGAACGCAGGCACGAACTGAGTCTTAGTTTGATCCAAGAACAGCTCGGCGGGGAAATCGAACTCAAACGCAGCAGTGCCAGATTTATCAGTGCTGGTATACAGTTTGACAGTGTTGCCAATCACTTGGCCGGACTTGAAAGCGTTAGCGAGATTAGAAACCTCTGCCTTTGTTGCAAAATCGGTGTTAATCTTGACTGCCAAACTCTTCAGGTCTTGCAATCTTGCCAGCTTGCTCACATCATAAGCCATAATAAATTCCTCCTTGTTTTGTCGTAATTTTGTTCTTCTTATAAGCTAACGGTTATGAACCGAAAACTTCTTTCAACATTTCTGCCATCTCAGCATCGGTAACAACTTTGTTATCGTTCACATCGCCTGTATTACCTCCGCTTCCGCTACTTTCGCCACCAGATTTTCCAAAGACCTCTTCCAGCATCTCAAAGACCTCGGCATCTGTGGCAACACGGGATTCATCAAGAACATCACCACCGGTTTCGCCACCACCTGTACCGCCACCAGAGCCTCCTTGATTCCCGAAAACTTCCTCCAGCATTTCTTTAACCTCTTCATCTGTAACAACCTCGACATCAGTGCCGCTTCCACCCAACTTCACGGGATCGGGTACATCTTCTGCGTTCTTTTCGATTGTGAATGAAAGAACTTTTTGGTCATCAATATGAGGCACATATACTGCGCCATCCGCACCGACAATCTTTCCAAGGTTTCTCACTCGTCCATCGGTCAACACAATGACCAACTCACCATTGTCGTTAATATCCAGAGATGCGATGCCGACACCATCTTTGCCGCCAGAGCCACCAGAACCGCCGCCGCTGTTAAATTTCAGTGCGACCATGAATGGCATATCCATAAACCATCGCCTCCCACTAAAACATATAGTAAATGTTGACACTAACCGCCTCTGGAAAGACCAAAGAGGTAATGTCAATCTGGTTCATCCCCAATTCAAACACTCCGGTAAACAGTGGGATTTCTTTCCCGTTAATTTCAATGACTGTTCCAACCGGAGCAGAAATGCCAAACTTTTTCAGTACCATATCACCAAAATTCAAAATGCTGTTTGGGTTATCTTCAATTTCTTTCTTCTTGAAAATATCCAGCATATTTACTTTAGGTGTAACAACACCGTTGAAACTGCCCAAATGTGCTTGTGACATACTTGACCTCCTTTCCATCCGTCAACTCATGTAAGCTCAACCCAATCAAGCTCACCAAGCGTCATATCGTCAATATCTCCCAACGTCAGATCATCCACTTCACTAAGAAGTCGGTATCGCTTCAGTCCAAAATTCGCATCCGCAACATCAAGCACCATGCCACAGCTCTTTGGATAGAGCACCTTTAATAATGTTCCTGTCGCATTCTCCATAAGGTGGATAACCGCCTCTGCACGTTCAAATTTTTGCGCCGCTGTTCCCTTTACAGCAGCACCGATAGCAAGCCCGTTATACCACCTACCAAGCGAGTGTCGTATCTCAGTGCCAATAACCATTGCCATAAGCTCAAAAGCGGCGCTGGCTTCTATCGTAAGCTGATAACATAGGCTTTGGAGTGTTGCGTCAATCTCTAATGTAGCATCTGCATCAATAAAATCGTGCTGGTTGATTTCCTGAATCTCTGCATTCAAAAGTAATCTGCTATCTGGCCTAATTAGGCTTGTCTTTTTTGTTTCTGTTACCCCTGCATTGAGAAGCATAGCGAGATTTACCTTACCAGCAGATAAAGCAACCTGTGTATCAATATCACCAGCCGCCAGAATCAGCCCATTTTGAAACTCATTCATCACCAGTTCGATTGTCTCAACTGCTGGTGTGTTCAAAATGATAGGATCGCTTTGTAAGTACAGATTGTTATGCACTTCAATTTCTGCCGTTGCACCAAATTCAATTCCAATACTCAGTCGCTCCTTACACAGTTTCATCATCTCGTCAATGTGCGCCGTAAGCACAGAGCCGGTCTGAACCGCTACAAACTTATAGAGCGAATAGGCTTCAAGCGCAGCATCTAAAATCAAACGATCTGTTACAGAGATACCGTCACGATATGGGATGGAGTAGACAAGCAAATCGCATTCGATAACGTGCCTCTTCAGAAAAATATCAAATTCCTTTGGCATTGTGCTACTCCACCTTTCTTATAATCATGTTGGGTTCTGAACAGACAGGTTCAGGTATCCAGTCTTGATTGTCATAATGGTCGTAGCCTCAACAGAACGAGGCGTTGACAGTGCGCCGTATTGAAGCAGATTACCGCCATTCTGGGCATCAAACACAACAAAGTGCGTCACAGTTCCCCAACTCGCAGTGCTTTCATTAAAGTCGATATTGGCTTCATTTGTAACAACGCCAGAAGCAGGCTCACTCAGCATATCCAGCTTAACCCGCGCATACCCAGCGCTCGCCGCAGGCTCAGTAACATTCGTACCGTTAAGATTTGGCGCAGTAGTGCTCAGGCCAATCCAATACTCAGTAGGAATAGCCGGAACTTCCTTTGTTCGATAAATATTACCAGCGGCAAGATTCAAAAAATATGTCGTAGTCATCTTATATCTTCCATCCTTTCTTTAATTTACGTGTCATTTTTTTACTGAATAAAAGCCTGGTTAATATTCTTGATGATATGGATAATCCCTTGATTCGGAATCTCCACCTCACCAGAAATGTCACGGATAGTAATTTGATAAATATACTTACCCGCAGGCAAATTCAGCGTATCTTTGGAGTCCAATGTGACACGAACCACATTGCTTACATCACCATCTCGGTCAGGATCTGAACCGATATCCATTTGCTTTGAAAGAAGAGGTTTACCATTCTTGTTCACAAAATTGATAATAGAAAAGTCCGCTACACAAGCGGACAAATCATTTGGCTTTTTTGTTTTGAAGAAATAGCAATGGAAAATCAGATCCTGTGTTGAGCCGCCAACAAAATCAAAGGCTGGCAGCGTGTATGGATTTGGAATGTGCATAGCACTCCCTCCTTACTCTTTGTTCTCAGCCTGCTCCTCCTCCGCAGCCTCTGCTACCAATGCTTCCTCTGCCTCAATATCCTTTTGAAGTTCCTGCACCAAAAGGCGAAGCTCTTTCAGTGTATCACCCATCAGAATAGCACCATCACCACAAACCTGAATCTGCGTCAGACGATTGTGCGCATTTGCAATATGCTGTGCAATCTCGATTTTAGTCATTGTTATATCCTCCTCAACGGCCCGCAAGCCAATAATTTATACAGCTTGCCAATGTAGTAAAGTACCAACCATATACCGTGTCTCCACGATAAACGGTGTCAATTCCGGTTGAATAATGCAATCCGATATTATATCGAAGTGAATTAAATTTAGTGGCGGTTAAAGTTCTGCTCCCAGAACCCATTAACGTGCCAGCGTATGAAGCAAATCTACTATTCCAGGAAAGCCCTTGTGAATCAAGTATTTCCTTTACTTTATTCACCATGTCATTCCAAACCAGATACGAAAAGTCGCTTACCCTACCTTTACTACTGACGGCAGAGTAAGCGGCTCTTGTCTGTGATGCGGAAGCGTCTCCATTTGATTGTGACCATGACCATGGATCGACTTTTATCTCCGGTGTGTCGGTAGTAAAGTACCTTGTCCCAATCCATGTTGTATCATCCAATTTAACATTACAAGCATAGTCTGTGCCAGGAGTCAAACCACTAAACGATTTGGATAATGACGATGAGGTTGCGGTAAATGTTCGATCTACATAAACTGTGCTTCCAGGGTCAATTCTTACATAGAAGCGAACTTTTTGCCCACTTTTAAGGCCAGATACCCTCATTGTAACTGTTGTGTCCGTGCATGATACGGTAAATGAAGCCATTCAGACCACCACCTTATCCAAATTTTGCATCCAAAGACAATCCTTCAACAGTCGCCTGTGAAAAATCCAAATAACCATGGAAAGAAGTTCGTGGGAAAGCCCAGTAAGCATATGCACCATCTGGACTCCAGAACTCAACCTCCGGCCCGAACCCTGTATCAACATAGGAGATAGAAAGCATTTTGTAAAGCCAGCTACCGAAATAACCATACATACTGTATCCACCAGTCCACCTACTATTTCCAGCAGTATTTTTAGGCTTTACAATAAACTCGTCTGCATAGATCGTTGGGCTGTAAATTTCAGTGCCGTTGATAAATGTTCCGTTGTTGAACTCACCATTTGCAATCCTTCGTGCAAGTCTTTCAGCCTCATAAGCATCACTTGCCGCTTCTGCGGCGTCCCTTGCGGCTGCGGCGGCGGCGTCATATGCGCCATCTATCTCATTCTTTACAGTTTGAGATAAATTGTTCCAAGTAATTGCGCCACTACTCAGCGTCAGATTTCCGGTCATACTAACATTGCCAGCAGAATCCACTTTGAATTTTGGGTTAGACTTATTTGGCACATAGATAGCAGGCCCGATAATCTCCGCACCATTAAGAGCCGTCAAAGCGCCACTAAGTTTTGCAGCGCTTAGTGTACCACTGAAATCGCCGTTCTTAAAATGAACGTCGCCATTCTTCTTAATCCATGCAGGTGCGTTGTTTGGATTAGCGTTACCGGCCCAAATTGCAAATGTAGAATATACATCCGTGCCTCCGTTCAGAGCCACATAATTGGTGCTACTGCCAGAGTGCAGGTATCCATTTTCAATCGTGTATCCACCGATCTTTCCGCTCTTGGCGACCAGCTTACCACGGAAATATGCACTCCCGTCCTTGATATCCAGATAGAAGTTCGCATTCTTAGGCATACCATCACTGTCGTAGGTAATCGCTCCTGTGTTATCCATGAACTCAGGAGTCACCCTTGTGCCATTTGTATCAAACAGCAGTTTTGTTCCGCCAACAATACCATACTTCGGATCAGCGATAATCAACCCGCCTGTCTTTTCATCTTGAAGAACAAACTGAGCATTATAGAGCCATGCTCCGGTTGCGTCCACCTGGAACATCATATAGCCATCATCATTGACATTCTGCAAAATCAGCTTATTGCCAATCATTACATTGCCAGCCAGCATTTCGGCGTTGACACCCCATTGAGTTCCAACAGCCTCGGTAGCAAATAGGCCAATCGCCAGCTTTGCCGTTTTCCAACCATCGTCAGTCATAGCGATCATATTGTCAACCAAACGCATCTGGTAGTTGGACTTTCCTCCGATGTTGATACCAGAGCCGTTAATAAGAACCGTTTGTTCTTCCTTATTAACGATATTTTGGACAGCCGCCACCAGCTGTTGCTGCATGATTTCTTCAACTTCTGTCAGCCTCTCGGCAGAGCGATTATAGGTGTACTTGCTGGCGTTGATGCTTCGACTGGATCTGCTCACGGTATTGGTCAGTTCTTTCACAGAATGTTCACCGTCTTTCAACTGATACCGATTGGAGAACAAAAGGTTGAAGCTGCTGATATCGTCAAAATTCAGTTCCACACCGATGATTTTGGCGATAAGCAATCCGTCGCTTCCCATTTGAAGATGAACCGCTTTACCAAGCTCCAATTTATTTTTGAACGGTTCAAATTTATCGTGGTAGAGAAAGTTTGCACTATCCACACTAAACTCATATACGGGCCATGCGTAATCGTCCAGCACATCCATACCAAAGTCATACAGCTCCATCTCAACAGAGTATTTCTGAAAATCACTGGTGTTTACTGTGAAATAGGTATCGGCGTTCGTCGTCTGGAAAGAAAACCTTGTACCTTTATATTCTGAAACTCCCTGGTCAGAATGAAGTGAAATATCACTGGAAAACTGTGAAAGCCAACCAGAGATTGTAATTAAACCTCTTGAGAAATTGCGCCCATTGTAAGATGTGGTTCCAAGATAGCAGGTCAACACATAGGCGTTCCCGCTGTTTACCTCAAGTGTTCCCCTCACAATCTCCGCTGTAATGCCGGCGTTTGCAAGCGTCAATTTGCCACCAGTAATCATATACATCGTTTTGTTAAAATCGGTCAGTGAAACTCTATACAGCGAAGAGCCACTGACCGCAATGTTGCCAGACACTTTTGAAACTGCGGCAGATGCGGACGTGTCAATATCAGTCGCAACGAAGGTTTCATCTTCCATATCACCTTCAATTAGATACTGGTTAAGAATCTTCCTCTCTGCATCAGTAAAGTAATAGTTATACCCAAGTTCTTTATTCACCGCTGAAATGCTGGTATTGTAGCTCGCAATATCTTTTTCAAGTGTTTTGATCCTTGATTCCTGATTCGCAATTTCATTGTTCTTTGCAGTAATTTGGCTGTTGATTTCGTTCAATTTTGCCTGCTGTGTATTCTTACCTTGTGATGTCTTCTCAAGAGCAATAGCCTGGATCGTTACACTTTGTTGGGCTGTCAAACTGTCAAGTTCACCATTCAATTCTGTTAATTCTGCATCCATAACCAGCTTCTGTGCCGTTAAAGATGAACGAGCGGCAACCAACCCAGAGTAATAAGTCTGCTTCGCCACAATCTGAACCTGCCAACTGCGCACCCTATCCGCAAGAGTAACATTACTATTGCCAACCCTGACATCTAAATCACCATTAGAAAGAAAGAAGTCGAGATTTACAATATAGTCTGTACCAGTGGGATTCACACTCCGAATACTTAGATTGTCCGATCCGTACAGATGCAGCTTTGTTGTGAGGTCGTCGGTGATCTCTTCAATATCAACAGCTTTGACCAGATTTTCATAGCTCAAATAGATTGGAAGCGTGTCTGCCTCCATTGTAGCGTCATACACGCTGATACTCTTTTCATACACATCGAAAACAAACACACAGCTATATTTCTCCATAGCATCGCCATAACAGAAACTCAAGGCATCATTGTCATATTCGTCAAATGTCCGATAGCACCCAATCAAGCGAGGCGATACATACCCAATATGCCAACTTGGATCAAGCTCCACAATACGTCCAAGAACGGTGTCTGCACTATTGACTGGGTTCCAGAAATTATAAGTACCCTCTTCCAAAAACAGCATTTTCCCTTGAAACTGTTGCTCCAAAGAATATCCTCGTACTGTTTTTGTCTCCTGTACTCCGTCTCCTGATTTCTGAGGCGACACGAGAATATAGATTCCAAACTCCTCTGTGTAGATAACCTTATAACTGGTTAATGCACTATAAAGAGGGTTAATCATTCCATTGACATAGTACGGAACTGTAAACTCAATCGTACTTAAATCAGAATAATTGATAGAAAATGTGAGATTGTGGACATATGGGATAACACCCAACTCTTTTCCGGCCAGAGTGCGAAGCCTAAGCTGTGGCTGCTTTTTCTGACCGTTTTTAATTTTTGCGTAGTTCAGATACATCTCCGACCTCCTTTCCCTCGTTATGCTCCGACGTTGTATAGATACCTACCACTGATTGTCACGACTCCTGTGCCGTTAAACACAAGTTCGTTATCGCCAGAAGCCAAATCAAAAAATTCAAAGTTGAAATACTCATACAAGTCGTATCGGTTATCCGCATCTTGAAGTATCTCATTCTCGTTATCCACAAGAATCGTGATGCCGCCTCCAGGAAGGTTTGTGAATTGCATAACAGATCCCGTGGTCTTATTTGTCACTGAAAAACTCTTGCATCCAGCTGCGAGCTTTATACGGAGTTCTGGGCGAAGATGTTCTCGAATGGTGCTGTCATTGTAAAAACGAATACTTGTCGTTCCAGCAAATTCAATTTTCTCTTCAAAAGGATAGCTGTATCCATATGGACAATCACAAATAATCTTTGCCTCAAACGCAAATGGAAGCCATTTGATACTGACTGGCGTTAAAGATTGAATCAAACAATGAAACTGAATATGCTCCATATCAGGTTGATCAATAGACAACCATTGATAGTCCTGGTATCCTGTCAGCCAGTTTGATACCTCTTGGAGTTGGTAGCGATCCATCTCTTCTTCTGCTCCAAAAATCAGAGTAAACTCTAATGGACTGTCATGGTAACGTACTCCATAGTGCAACGGGGTAACTCGCTGTGGAAGCCGTGTCTCTACAATATTAGCCCGATTGCCAAAAGCGTTATCGCTATGCTTTTTGCTACCAAAATCACATACAAACATTCCATACAATGACGCTGGCGTGTCAGCAAAAGTAAACTCATAGGTTCGGTACAATTCACTACACCTCCTCACTTTTGATTTTCATATATAGGAAAAGGCGGGGAGAAAACTCCCCGCCTACAGCTGTGTTAAAGTTTCAGCCCCATCCGTCTGGCGATTTGGTTCATCATATCCCGTGTCACCTTAACGTGTTGTTGTACTGTCTCTGGGCTGGCGTCACCCTGGATAATGGTATCGCCAATACTGATTTGCACTGGCTGGTTGCTTGTGGTCACATTGTTGACCGTATCACCAATATTGGCAAATTCTGGTAAGGATGGCAACATAGCGGTAATAGGCGCATTAGTGAATGTCTCTGCCATGCGACCCATACGCTCAACCATCGTAGTCACAGTGTCCCACATCCGATTTGTAAGTACAGGTTCTCCTTTTTCCAGTGTTGCAAGGATTTCGTTATCCTTGAGCGTACCAACATCACCAGCAATACCACCTTTATGATAGAGGTACTTCTTGTACTTATCATATAGCAACTGATTAGAGCCATCCATATACCATGTACCATTGTCACGGTGCGTATAAACTCCGTACTGCGCCAACATAGCACCAAGCTGCAAATTACGGTTGCTCAATCTTGCCTTTCCAGCCTGATCTGCGGCGTGGTGTGCCTGACTGTTAGCATACATCTCCTTGATGATAGCGTGAATCATCTCTTCATTTGAGGAAGAATTGTCATAATTGGTTTTGCCGACTTGGAGATTTCCGCCAGAGTTTCCACTACTACTACTGCCTTTGGAAGCCTCAACATCCGATCCAATACTATTCAAAGCGGAAACATAACTACCATACCGCTGGGCGGCTGCAAGACAGTTTTCCCATGCCGTTGTAATCTCACTGTTTAGAACATCACCATACTGAGTATTCCAAGCAATCAATTCAGAATACAGCGTATCCCAATGGTTAGAGATATAGTCGATTGCCATATCATAGAGTTTCTGATAGGAAGAAATGCTGTCCTCCAGAATGGCAATTTCCTTATCCTTTTCTGCATGGTAAGCAGTTTCCATATCGTCCAATGCGTCCTGAGCAGCGTCCAGGCTCTTATCAGCTTGATCCTCCGCAAGATCCTCTTGAAGCTCCGCCATTTCCTCCAGCAGTTTCGCCTTTTCAGCCTGTGCCTCACGGCTATCATCCAGGCTAAGAGCATCAATTTCTGCTTGCAGTTTTGCGATTTCTCTGAGTTTCTTTGCCATCGTTTTAGAATAGTCGGCTTCGTCCTTACTGGCCTCCAACGACTCTTTCTTTTTGTCGATGATTTCAGAGTAAGCGTCTTTCATATCTTCCAGCGCATCAATCTGGTCATTGATTCGCTGTTTCAGCATATCCATGACATATTTTAAGATGTCATCAACACCGTCTTTCATAGCGTTGAGTTCATCCGTTACACTGTCAGCCGTTTGCCCAATGCTGTGTACCGCACTATCAGCCAAGGCGCGGATTGCATTGATGTTATCCAAGGCCGCTTGGTACTGATCTTGGTCAAGACCAGCCATAGCCAGGTTCGCATATACAAGACCCCATGTGGCATCTGTAGTTTCCTGTGTAGCGTAAAGCAAATCATTCAGCGTTGCGATATCATCATCACGCTTTGCAATCCGCAGAGCCTCAACATAAGACAGAGAACTTTCAATGGCAAGCTGCTGTGTCTTCGCCGCAATTACATCACGGATACGCTCTTCGTTTATAACCAGCTGACCATTTTCGTCAATGAGATATGTTACATACTTCATGCCGAGGTCAATAATACTCTGAAGAGTATCAATAGTGATAAAACCACTTGCCGCATATTCGTCCGCAGCGTCATGGAGCGTGTCGTAAACATCTTGGATAGAGTCAACCGCATCAGAAGCCTCCGACACAATATCCTCCAGCAACTGCAAAATTTCTTTGTGTGCAGCTTCCGTGCTATACTTCAACTCCCACCAGCTGTCAGAACCTTCACGATTTGCGTCATTCAGGTCTTCCAGTGAATTGATGAGGTCTTCCGTTTCCTCACGCAGTGCATTTGTAGCCTCTTGCAGTGTGTCATATTCACCCTTGCTGTCAGCGGTCAACTCGTTTAGGTGCTCCATATTCTCGATCCAAAGTTCATTGGTGTCGGCGTTATATTGCACTGCAAAACCAAGTTCACGAAGAGCCTTTGCACCAGCACTGATAGTGCTGTCCCGCTGATTATTCAGATTGTGTAAAGCACTCTGTTCTTCGGCATAAGCACCAATAAGCTGGCGTTCCAGCAAAATCTTCTGCTTCAGATCGTCGGTATTGTCGATCCTTTGCTCTGTTTCAGCGCGATACTCTTGTGCTTTACGCAAACGCTCAATAGCTTCACGGTAATCTTCGATAGAAGCAATATATTCCTCAACCTCTTTCGTTGATCCACTGCTACTACCACTACCAGAACTACTACGGAAATCCTTTAGTGGAATGTTTTTCAGAGCTTTCAGCGTAGCAATTTGACCGTCAATCTGAGCAATAGCGTCTTGGTAGTTCGAGATGTCCAGCTCAATCTGTGAGATATAATCCTCTAAACCGGATTCCTTTGCGGTATAGGTGTACTCAGTACCCTCGAAACTCCCTTTCGTCAAATTGAGAGTGATTCCACCAGAGCCTGTGCCACCACCTGATCCACCTTGCATAGCAGAAGAACCAGACACAGAACCGTCTGCAATGCCTGCAATGGCCTTGGCCGTTTCGTGAGCCTGTGTTGCAACAGATGCAAGGTCTGTCTTGACATTGGTAAGGTTGTTATACATCGTCTGCGCCAAATCATAAGCGGCCTGATTAAAGTTGCCGTTTACATCTGTGCAAACCTCCATCGCAACACGGTCAAACTCTTCCGCATTTTGGGCCATAGCCAATGCAGCCAACTTGAAAGCAGTCGCTTCATCAATTCCTGCATCAATCATGGCTTCCGCAACTGCGTTACCAGCATTGATACGATACTCCGCAAGTTCTTTGGCAATTTGTCCCTCGCCCTCGCCAACATTTTTGGCAAGATCAAGCTGCGCCTGAGCCGCCTGCATCTTTGCTTCCAGCACAGCCTTATCCGTTTCCAACTGCGCAATTTCTACGTCGATTTGCGCATCCAGTTCGGCTTTTTTGCCTTGAATAAACGAATTGACAACATTTTCGTTTAGCGCAATTTGACCATTTGAACTCACCGTGGCACTGTTGAGAATTTCAGGATAAACCTTTGCAAACTCCAGAGCCTTGTCCAATGACATGGTAAACCCATTTGCTACGGTAGCTTGCAAATCGGCAAGGGTCTGGAAAGAATCGGATACAGAGTCGATAGTATTTGCTATATTGGAGAAGTTGTTCAACGCTGAGGTATATGCGTCCAAATCGCCAGTGATACTACCATACAGGCTCCCATAAAGAGCGAGTTTTGCTTGATTTTCAGCAATAACTTTATTGTTTTCAGCAATTTCAGCAGTAGCTGTTGCAATCAAGTTTGACCACAATCCACCATCACTACCAAGTTTGCGCTGCTCCTCATAGTTGGCAATATTCTCTTGCAAAACTTTATTCTGCTCTTCAAGAGAATCAATCTCTTTCTGGATCTCATCTATCTCACTCACCATTTTAGCATTTGCGTTTTCTTTCCATGCCTCTGTGTTGAGTTTAACAATACCGTTTTCCTCATAAAGATAGTCCAGATAGTTTTCCTCTGCGTCTGCAAGTGCTTCAATCGTATCTGGAGATAAGCCGTCTCCAGTTGCCATGTCCTCTTGCGCAGATTCCAAGGCGTCATATGACTCCTGCAAGTCTGACAAAACATCGGTAAGAGAACTTAGCTGTGCCTCATAAGTGGATGTGGCATTACCAGCGTTATCCTCAGCCTCCGCCATAGCGTTAAAATGATTTGCGACATCTTCAGCGGTATAACCAGACTCACTCATCCATGAGTTCAGCTCTGGAAACTCATTAGCAAGCGCTGTGACCTTATCAGCAGTCAAACCGGCCTCACTTCCAAGCCCCTCCATCTGATTATAGCAATCGTCAGGAAGTTCTGTCAGCTTTTCTTGGAAATACTGTGCCGCATAAATTGTCTTATTGATTAGGTCAAGGAGCCGATTCCATTCATCAGTATTTGTGTCCTCACCAACATATTGAGAAAGGTAATCTTCATCAAGATCATCAGCAAGCCCTACAAGTTCAGCTTGTGTGCTTTCCAGCAAATCTTTTTGTGCTTCAGAAAGTGAGACACCAGACTCTTGCAATGCGTTTAGATTATTATAGGTGTCTACCAGCTCTTCAACATGGGTTGCATAATCAACACTCTCATTGAGCCATGTCCCATTTTCATCATCCCAACCACTTTGAAGCATCGTTGTAATGCTTGCAAATCGGTTATACAACTCACCAGCCTTTTCAAGTTCCTCATCAGAAACCCATTCTACTTCATCTTGTGTAAATTGGTCAGACCATTTACGGTATTTTTGATACAATGGATTATCTTGAATAGCAGATTGTTCTGCAAGAAGCACATCTTGTCGGTTAGAGGTAAAATTCGTTTTGTTATAACTACTTACATAACCTTTATTTGCTTCCTTCGCATCCATCTCCGCAATTTCCTTCTTGCGGGCAATGGTAGTTTCCAGTTCAGCATTTGTGCGCTCTAACCGCTCCAACTCTTCTTGCTCAATAAGAGTAATTGTGCCGTTATCACTCAAACGGTAAAGCTCTTCAAGCCGCTTTTTGTTTGTTTCCAGTTCAGAGTTCAGATCCTCAACCTCTGCGGTCGCCTCATCATAGGACTTCTTGTATTCCTCAGCAGTTGAGTACGCCTCTTCCGCTGTCACAACAAGCCAATCATACAATTTTGAAATGCCTGTAATAGCGAGTGGCAAGACGCCGACAAGCAAAGAAATCCATCCCATAGGTGTTGCCATCATAGCGGCACCAGCGGCCTTTGCGCTTGCTCCCAAAGTTAAAAAGCCTTTTGCACCAGCTGCATTAGCGGCTGTTTGAGCATTAGTTGTAACAATCTCTTTCAGTTGTTCAGCTCTCAACACACCGTTTGCCATCGCCGCTTTCAGAACTTCTTCTGTGACCATAGTAGTTGATGCAATATTCAGATTATTTGCAATGGTGCCAGCTTGCATACCGAGAGCCTGTTCAAGCTGTGCAACATTGTACTGCCTTGCAATCGCAATGGCTGTCATCATGGTACTGATCTGCTCTTTTTGCTCGGCATTCAAGCCAAGCATACTCATAGCCAACTTCTGCTGAATCGGATCAAGGCTACTCAAAGCTGCCGCATACCGTAAGGCACTCGCTGTCGTGTTGTCATAACTAACCCCAGACAAGGTTTGCAGAACCGGAGCGACCGTTGTATTGACAGATTTCAATGTATTTGAAAAGCGAATTAAACCAGCAACTGCAACAACAAGGCCAACTGTACCAAACAGACCAAGCTGCCCAGTAAGCGCACCAATCACTTCAGAAATTGCGGTCAGGCCATCAACAACCGCTTTCAAGTCATCAGTCTGGAACAGGTTTTGAGCTACACCAACCCACGTTTCTTTCAATGCGTTCAGCTTATATTCCAGTGAATTTGTGATCTTCTCCATCTCACGATCAGCACTACCGGCGCTCTTTTCCATCTTATCAATAGCACTTCTTGCTTGATCAAAGTTAGAGAGAATGGCAGAGCCAATCTGCGCCTGCCGTTTGCCGAAGAGTGCTTCCAGCAACTTAGCACGGTTTTTATCGGTAAGTTCGTCCCAAATATCTGCGATATCAGCCAAAATATCATAAGTAGAACGATAAGTGTCTGGATCTCCTACTTCAAAGAGGCTGATACCGCCTGGATTACTTGCAGTCTTGGTTAAGTCAGCAATTTCACCAGTCAGTATAGCCACATCTTCAGAAAACTCTTCTGTCTCCTCGTCGTACCCACGAATCCGCATTGATAGGGTTTTCAGTCCATTACCGACACTGGCGGCATCTCTTGTGATTTCGATAGCCGCAGTAGCTAAGGCAACAGTTTCCTCAAATGTGTTGTTGGCAGACGCCATAGCGGATGAACTTCTTGTCAAAGCCTCGACGACATCACCATTAGAAACAGCAAATTTGTTACCGACATCATTGACCTTCGAGATAATGCCATCCATGGAATCTTCCACTTCGATATCAAACGCCTTGATAATACTTACCAAGCCATCTGTCGCCTGGGTAATATCCATGTCAGGAGAAATCGCTTCAAAAATTGCAGAGTTCTCAGCTAATTTTGCGGCATCTTGCATTGCAAATCCAAGCCGCGCCCACTCCGCAGTTTGAGAAATAATCTCCTCTGTTGTCACTCCAAGTCTTTTTGCGGTTTCATTAGATGTCAAATAAAACTTTTGATACTCCGCTTCAGTGGCAATCGTTACCTTTCGCAAATCAACCATTGCAGTATCAAGGTCAACAATCGTACTGATTGCAGACCTTAAAAGACGAAATGCCCTGAACAACAATGTAGTAGCAGACACCCACTGCAAAACCTTACCAACATTGTTTTTCAAGACATCGCCCAAAGACTGCATATTTTTACCAGCGGCTTTGACCTCTGACTTAAACGTACTGAATTGCGCTGTCCACTTGGTCAGATCCATCTGGTTATTGACTTGTTTTAAGCTCTCTTGGAGATACCGAAATTGTGCGTTAAGACCAGGATCGTGTTTTAATGCACTCCATGTTCGGCCAACAGTCTCAAGATCAGCCTTGGCCTTTTCAAGATTTTGAGTGAATTTGAAATTGCCTAAGTCTCCATTTTGCACACGCAAAAGTTGAGACATTTCCTTGCTACATGAGCCAATCAGCACTTTCAAACGCTCATAGGTTTGAACCTTTTCTTGTGCGCCCATATCCGAGCTATATTGCGCCGCTGTTTCTCGAAGCAGCCGCATATTCTCTACTAAAGAGGCTGTCGGATTTGTCAGACGTGTGAATTTAGTTTCCAGATCAGCAATCGTAGCCGGCACTTGGCGCATGGCGACATCATATTGTTTTGCCTTATCCGCAAGTTCCATATGAGAGTACGCCAGCTGTGTATTATTCAACAGCCGACTCTGCTCCAAAGCTGTGGCCTGTTTCGCATACTGCACAATATCAGCATATGGAGCAAGCTGTCCTTCAAGGGATACTCGCTGATTTTCCAGAACCGCCAGTTCATTACGCAAAGCAGCAATTTTATTTGTGTCAGTTTGCGGATTCATACCAGTAATAGATGATTGCACAGAAGTGATTTTCTTCTCAACCGCAATAATCTGTTGATAAATACTGTTTACTCCACGAAGCCGCTCTTGAAAAACAGAGACATCGTTATTCAGCTGGTCAAAACTATTAAGGAACGATACCAACTGATCTTTGTTTGTTACATTACTAAGATCGGTTTTCAGCGTGTTAATCTTTTTACGGAAATCCTCTGTCAGTGTACCAGCGGCTTCCAACCGCTTTTCCAATGCTTCAATACCAGACAGCTGATCTTTCTTAATCGTTCCTATATCCTTCGTCCGCAGCTTTGTTGCCACATACTCAGCGTTTTGGTACTCCTTAACAAGCCTTTGCAAATCGGAAATCTGAGATTCAAGTGATGCACGTTGAACCTTATCCAGCTGCCCATTTTTACTGATTAACTCAGAAATTTTATCATTCAGCACCTGATACGCACTGTTCAGCCGCTGTAAATGGGCGTCATCATGCACTGGCTTCGCAGAGGTGTCGCCAGCATAAGAAGCCTGGATATCTGCGAGAATGGACTTTTGACGTTGCAAATATGCCACTCTTGATTCGTTATCAGCCTTAGCTTTTGCCGCCAGCCGATCCGCTTCTTGCCGCTGTTGTTTCAAATTCGCTGTTACATTGGTCAAATGGGTGTTGATTTCTCCAGTCTCCGTATCATACGTTTGGAGATAGGTTACAGCTCGTTGCATTTGGTCTGTACCCTGAATGGTCAAACTCAGCATTCGCTCCTCTTCACCATTAACCGCTTCCCAGCGACCGGAAATGCGATCAATCTGAACACCCATCTTATCCAACTGCTCTGTCATTGCGCGAGAAACATCGGGACTGACCTTCAGATTATTAAGCTCTTGCTGAATCTTACTAACAGAGCTTTTGTCAAGATTTAGCGTGACACCAATTCCCTGTGTCTTTGTAACCTGGGAAATCTGACGGCTGACCTTTTGAGCCTCATACTGAATATTAGAGCTGTCAAGAGACACACCGATTTTAATGCTACTCTTTGAGTTAATTAGCTTTGCGATATTAGGAAGCTGCGCAGAAATTCGTTGTGCGGAAGCCTGCTCATCCGCTTCCAATTCGGTTGTTAATACAATCTTCAGATCCTCGTCCATCTTTTCTCACCACCCTTTATTTTTGAAGTTATCTAAACTTGACACCTTGCCTTTGTAAGCCGGCTCTCAAAGCAGTAATGTGTGCTCCGCTTTCTTTCAAGTGTTGAATCGTCTTAGCAGTAAAAGGGCGCAGCCCCATAAAGGCTGCACCACGTTTTGGAAAGTCATATTGATAAAATTTATACCCGTCACCATATTCCACAAGTTCAGGTAGGTTCTTTCCCGTTGTAACAAGGGACTCGCTTACACATCCACCAGGGTTAGGATCAGTTAGGTTGACAACAACCATAATCCCGCCTTTGGCGCTCCCCCCAGCAATCTCAATATTGTATGGATCACCAAGCCCACCATACTCACCACGTCTACGATACATACGAGGGGTATAGACTTTATAAACGACTTCATAAATAGTAGCGGCTTCTTCGTCCTGCACTTCTTTGAAAACCTCATTGCTCATGGCATTATCAACTCTCTGCATCAAATTCTTATTTGCTACTGCCAGAGCTTCACGAATGGTCATTCCCATGCCGCCACCTCCTTAAAGTCAATTTTTCTTGCTTTCGTGCAACTGGAGCAGTCCTTTCAAAATTCCGCCCTCGTCCAAACCTTTCGTCACTTCGGACAACTGCCCAGCAAATTCCATCAGATTGCTTGCATCAACGCTCTCTACCTTGGCATTCAGTGTTTCAATCAAACCACGCAGAGAACTGTCCAAAGTGCCAGCGCTAATAATACAGCTCTTCTTCCAGTCAATCGCCAAATTGCACAAATGCACAAGTTCACCCATCATAGCTTGATACTCGCCGTTTTCCAGGCTGTCAAGATCCATTGCTACATACAGGGCGTTCATAGCCTCAATATCCATCAAACTGCCGCCGTCCTCACTCTGCTCGTTTTTGAGAGTCATAATAGGGACGTTGGTACACATTTGAAGAATAGTGGCCCGTAGCATAGGCGTCACATATTCTGGACGGAAATTACCCGCCACATCAAAACAGCCAGATAGCAGCCGATTGATAAATGTAGTCTTTTCAGCCACCGTCAGTGAAGTTTTGATTTCAACATCAAAGGATCTATCTCCAACCGGAAACGATACATTTGTGATATTAGCGGCTTTCCGCTCCTTCAAAAAGGTCTTAATGGTGTTCACAGCGATTTTCTTCATTATCGTGTTCCTCCAAATTCATTTCATTTTCATAGCGAACCCATAAGTTAGGTCATCTGCGTGCTGGCTAATCCAACCGCGATAGTTTTTCTCTAAGTGGCAAACAGCGGTACGCTCATCACCGTCAAACCACTCCATATATGGAACAAACCCAGATCTCTCTGGGTTTGAAAGCAAGTCATTCTGTCCGTCGTGACCAATCACAATAATTTTGCAACTATCGTGAACTCTGGTCAGCACTTTCTTTAACTCGTCAAAATAGAAATTCTGCGCTTCATCAATGATTACGACCTTGTTCTCAAAATTTGTACCGCGAAGAAATGTGTGCGTCAGACACTCGATATAGGCACTTTGGTATTTCTCGTTGACCGCACCATCATGGAACGTGGTGTTGCGATTTACTCCAATTTTTGTTAATGCCTCATAAAACGGCTCAAAATACGGTTCAGACTTCTCTTCGATAGTCCCTTTCAAATATCCCTGCTTTTGCTCCTGAGTAGGAGAGGCAATATAAACAATGCCATTACTTCTACCATACTCATAAAGAAGATTTGCTGTAGCTGTAGCAATCAAGGTCTTACCCGTTCCAGCTTTTGCGTTACAGAATACAATCAGCTTATCCTTATTCCAGATTGCGTCTCGAAACGCCTGTTGCTGTTCGTCCAGTTGCAAGCCATAAAACGGATGCTTAGAGAGGGTTGTTGGAACATCATAAATATCTGTACCTGTATTCTTCCGTGCCATATTTTTCACTCCTTAAAGAATAGTATCAATATCGGTTACAATCTCATCGGCAATGCCAAGCTGAATCATTTCCTCGCTAAACATAAACCAATCCCTTCTGTAGTTCCGATCATACACTTCCTCCGTAATTCGAGTGCTGGACAGAATATACTCTTTCATCCGTTTTTCCAACTCTTTTGTAAATTCAAGATTGTCCAGCATTTTGCCGATGCTACCGATTGTGCCAGAAGATCCGTCGTGAATCAAACAACTGGTATGCGGAAAGATAAACCGTTTATGACCAGCCATAAGTAATAGGCCACCAGCGCTATACACCCGCCCCATTCCAATGGTATAAACAGGAGTCTTTGAGAGTTTAATCATGTCGATGATATGAAGTACCGTATCCGCGCTACCGCCATCAGAATTGATAAAGATTTTAATGGGACTGCGCTTTTCGATAGCGACACCCTTATCCTCTTCATTCCATTTCCTAATGTAGAGTGCAATATCAATAGTGGTATCATCAATCAGATCATTCCAAAGAATTTCCCGCTTTTTCAACCGTCGATAAAATTCAAGCAACGATGGGTCTGGCAGCAAATCATCCATCAGAGCCTGAACATCTTGAAATTCATCCTCAAACTCGCATTTGACGCCATTCTTCATATTTGTACTCATATCTTTTCTCCTTTTGAAATAGTCAGCTTATTCACAACGAAATGACCAATGCAAATCGCATCAGATAAATTATCGTTCTCAGTTTCAATTCCAAAGTTATCTTTTACAAATTGCATAGAAAGAACCTTAGAAGATGTCTTTTCACCTTTGTCAATCTCAGTTACTTTCGACTTGATTTCTTTGGTAGTTCTCCCTCTTGCTTTGCAGAAATTTTGCCATTGCGTTGGTGCTACAAGACCATAAAGGTATTCGTTTTTCTCACACAAATTAACGAGTACGCCTTGCAACTGCGCCAATTTCTTAAACGATTGAACATTTTTTCTTAGCTGAATGTCCTCGAAGAAAACAGCACTGATGTTATGCGTGTATATTACTTCACCTATCAACGCTTCAATGTGCAAAATTGCCTGTTCAAATGTATAGTTTTTATTATCATAACTCCATGTACCATAATCGAGCAGAGCCTTTTTCTCATAATCAAAAACGGCCCAAGCACCGTGTCTGGCCTGGTCAACGGCCAGGATATTCACCGCTGTCACCTCCAAAAGCGAAAAAAGGAGGGCATCAGCCCTCCTTTTTCTTTTTAGCCCTCTTCTTCAGCCATCTTCTTTACCATCTTCATCATTATCTGGAAGTTGGATCTCCGTCAACTCTCCAGAACTCGGTTTCTTCTTAGAAACCAACTTTTTTGCCCGACTTTTGCCGGCTACTGAAGCGTTGATTTCATCAAGAAGTTTCTGAACGCTTGGGATATAACCACTTGTTTCCCGAATATCTATCCCACGCTTGCATAGCGCATCATACGCCTTTCGAGCATCATGGTTACTCTGATACTCCATCAGCACGCCAAGGATATAGTAATGATCTGCCGTGTCGGTGAGAGCACGCCAGCTATGAACCTTTTCACAGGAATAGCAATACTCGTACTCTGCACCGCACACCTTACACAGACGCTTCATTGCTTACACGCCCACGCCAACTGCCTTGCCGACGAGAATATAGCAAAGCTCTTCCTCCTCGGAGCAGTAATCCTTCATGGCAGAAATGCTGAATGGGTGAGTCCCCTCGGTGGTCAAATTCAGGCTGAAGTTGTTGTCCAGCTTACCCTTGGAAATAACAATGGTGATTGCCGCAGTAATACCACACACATCCTCTGCCAGAATCTTGGCAATATACTTAGCGTTCTTATTGAAAGTCTCAGAACTGTCAGTTACACGCACAGCCTCATCAGTCTCATACTGGTACAGAACACCAACGCGGGTGCCAGCGTAAGAAGCAGGCAGAGTAATGACATTGCCGGTAATCTGAGCATTTCCATCTTCGGTGCCCACCTCAATGGGATCACCCAAAGACTTATCTTTATTGATAGCGTAAACAACAGTAGGCGTCACCAGTGGAGTATAAGCCATGGTAGCTTTCTTGTCGGTGCCATCGTCCACAATGGTAATAACCTCGAAATCCTCACCTTTGATTTTCTTATCTGCGGTTGCGACCTGCACCTCAGTACCCAACTGAGATGCCATCAGGCCAAGCTCCAGCTTGGAACTCTCACCGGACAGAGTAAAGCCCTTTGCGGTATCAAAGCGGGAAATCAGGATACCACGCTCGTCAGTCTTATCCACAGACTCACCAGTAAACTCGGCCTGCGGGCTTTCAATGTTACGAAGCACCCAGTTCACCATACCAGATTCCAGATCAACCTCTGTCAGACGGAGGAATCTGTTAATGACAGCGCTCTTGATATCAAAAGTTTCAGCCATAATAAACCATCCTTTCCTTGTTGCCATTGAACGTCACTCAGACATCCAATCAAGCTCTTTCTTATTTATCTTTTTCGCATCAACACAACCACTATAAATTCCAAGCATTGTGAAATAATAATGATCTCGCTTCTGCATACGTGTCAAACCGTCCATAAAAACACCTATCGGCGCATCCCAAACGGTATCCCAGCGAAATTGAGATCCAGGCATATTAGTCAAAGAAGAAACCAGCGGTTTCAGCATAGATACAAACGGCTTATTTGCAGCGTCTTCCCGATCATCACGGTCAGCCTCAATCATAATATCTCTGGTATAATCGTCATACGGTTTTACCACATTCTTTTTGAACATATGGATGTGCCGTAAATAGTCGGTTAGCAGTTTATAAACCGCTCGATCAATAACAGTGCCATCTTTGTTCACAAGCACAAAATCATTGAGGTCTTTTGAAATCATAGGCTGGAATGACGCTATATCCAAATCGCCAAACAGTATCTTCGTGTCGCGTTGTTGGATTGCCTTGAATGTAGACACAAAAAGTTCGTATTCGTCTACTGTATCCCAATAAACACCCATAGCGTCCCAAATTTCCACCTTACGATCAGCAGGTGTTGCGCAAATCGTCTGTGCAAGTCCAAAATACTGCTGCTCTCCATATTTGTGAATTTCTCGTAAAGTTGGGTTTCTAACCTCGATTTTCGGCGTGATCTTATACACATCACCAGTCAGCGCAACCAGATCGTCAATCATAACAATTCTGCACTCCTATTTCTTTCGTGAGTGATATATGGGATTTGCCAGCCAGAAAACCCATCATTAAATTGAACCTCATCAGCCGTACTCAATGCAATTCCACCCAGCCCAAACAAAGGCTCTTCCCCGTTATTCAAAATACGATCCACCTCATCTGCCAACAGGTCAGCTCTCGAACCTTGTAGCAAGTCAATTTGATGTTCGTTACAGATGATATAGACAGTAATTGCTGTCTCCTTCACCACATTCGAGTCGGTATATACCACACGACTTCTCATCGTGATAAAGTTTTTATCTACCTGTTGTGTGCCAGGGACGTAAAAATGGGTTTTGATAAGTGATGCCGCAGGGCTTTTGCTTCCCGTTTTTATATTTTCAAAATCAACCACGTTGTTTCCTGTATTACAAAGCAAATTTACTACTGATTGACTTTGTAACAGCTTTTTCCTCAAAAGACTCTTTTGCCGAATGATTGCATCAAAATGCGGCATACGTATCACCTCCCCTACCAGTTCACGATTTGAATTTTGATTGTAGCCTCACTGTTTAATTCATCACTAATAGCTCGAATCTCTACCTGTTGTCCAATATTCAAAATATTGTCAGAAGCTATAAGCGTAATTGTACCAGCAGCATCATCTCTCAATGTAACAGCTCCATCCAAAAGGTTGCACTCCAGTCGGTACGAAAACAAAGTAATTGCATTCCCATCAGCATCAATGCACGATACTCTGATTTGCTTCTGCTCTCCGGCAGCAATCGTATAATCACCGTCTAAGTCAGTCAAGGTGATCGTTCCATTTGAACCACTTTCGTTTTCTGTTCCACCAGATTCCTTACAATAATAGCCGGCGATCATTTCCTCTCGACTATCAGTTGCTTCATCAAACTTATCTTCCAACACAGCCCATTGAATCAGCCCATCGTTATAGTGCTCTGCTCCAACTGCATAAGAAACAGAATCAACCCTTGTAATCTTATATACAGTCGGCTGAACCCTGTTTTTATCCATAATAAAACGAAAACCATCGTCCAACAAAATTGTCTCTTCATTATATGGAAGATAAATTAAATGCTGGTCTTCACCAACATCTACATTTGTCTTTTCTGAAACGCCTGTGCCATACTGCGTGCTGTTCGTGCTGTATACAGGATATTCCACAATTTCACCTGTCAACGGGGACAACAGTCGAATCGTGTGTTTGCACTTCCACATTACGGCTTTCTCATAAATGCGGTTATTGTCTGGAAGCGCACTTACCATCCAAAGTGCATTATCATACTTCACATACTGCCCGCATTTCAAAATGCCAATATTGCAAAGAATTTGTCTCACAACCGTGCTGTTATAAACGTCGCTTGTCTTTTGCTGAACGATAGCTCTAACTGACTGTGGAATAGATACTATGGTTTTGTCGTAAATCAGAACATTACACCCAATGAAAGAATCAAGAACTTCTTGAAACCCATCTTGTCCATACGCCCAAAACTCATCATCCTCAAAGCCACTATTAAATAAGGGGCGTGTCATTCGATACCAGTTTCTGGATTCTTCTGACATACAATCACCTCTCATCCATATGCTGGGTCTTTTTGACGGTGAAGCAACCTCTCTACAAGAGCAATCTGATCATCAAGCTCTTGCTTTGTTACACGCTTCGTTGCATCTTGCCCTGTCACTTGAACATCTTTTGCATAAATACCATTTATCGCCATAACTCTGCTAAGTTCCCTTTGCAGATATGACACATAAATCATTTGTGCAAGAGTACGCACAACACTCCCGTCAAGTTTCTTTGAGAATTTTTCTTTTTTCTCGTTATATTCCAAGTCACAACCGATATTCAGCTCGTAATCAGCTACTGCTGTAGAAAACCATTCTCGCTCTAACCCCTTCTGTATTTCAAACTTGGTTAAAGGCATGGAATGGAACTTTTTCACAACTTCTTCATATGTTGTTGCCTTATTCTTCGCCATAGCCCACACCTTCTCCTTTCTTAGAATCAAACGGTAGAGGTATCAGCCAACTCACGCAAAGCGTCAACTTTCCAAGCCTCAGCCTCATCAGAGCCAGCTTGTTTTGCAAGTTCAACCAGCATCTTCTTTTCTGCGTCAGTTTTTACCATCGCTTGAAGCTGCTCATTGAATTTTGCCTTTGTACGAATCGCCAGCAACGCCTTAACAGCCTCCAAATTGAGCAAAGTAGGATCTTCCGTCTCTACGCTCTCCAGTCCAAAAAGCTGTTTGCGTTGTTCATCATTCACAATCTGGATACGTGCATGGTTCCCCATACCATCCGTACCAGTGAACATCTTGTTTCCAGTTTGAATTTGTGCCAAAACCTCCTCAAAAGACAGCAATGGATAGTTTTTTGCATTAGCTGGAATCTCAATATCACCCTGTCCAGCTTTGCGCCAGAATGAAAGAGGCCATGAACACAAATTGTTTACCAGAACATTGTTATTCGCCGTCATAACAATTCTCCTTGTCATTGAAAATTCGGGAGGGGTATTACCCCTCCCGTTTTGATTTAATTCGCCACTTAAATGGCAGGAACCTCAAAATTGGTGTCGGAAATCAGACCAATCTGATCCTCCATACCCTCAGCAATACCAGCACCAAGCTCCATATCGAAGCGGGTCAGATGCTGACGGGTCACAATGTCATCGCCAGTCATTGTGGTCATACCGCCACGCAGGAAGACCTGCAATGGAGACACAGCGCCACGAGGCAGGAAGAACAGCAGACCCTGTGGCATATACATAGCATAATCGGTTCCATCAGTATTCAGTTTAGTCCAGTTGATTGCGTTTGGAAGCTCAGTCACAATAGCGCCATTATACATATTCACAAGGCCAGTTTTACGGATCTCCTCAGCGACCACAGTGTTTGCATAGCGAACTTCGTCAGCCGCCAGCAGCTTAAAGCCAGCAAAATCGTTGAACTGGGACACTACACTGTAATCGCCAGCAATATTGACCTTACCGTACCGGCGCATAGTCTTCAACATATTGTCAACGCCTGTCTTGGTAATACCACTGGACTCTGCAAAATGCTTGACACCCTTTGCGTTCTTCAAGCCATTATACAGAACGGTCATCACATAGTAAACGGCCTTGTTCTGCATATCAGTCTGCACCTGGTTCATACCCTCGGCAATATTACCGTCAAAGTTACCGCTTTGAAGTTCACGATAATCAACAGCAAAACCAGAAGAAATAGTCTGGGTGCCGATAGGATACTCACGCCATTTGTAGGCCGCAAACGGCACATCGGCACTGGAAGCCTGGAACCGAGAATCAATGCTCTCATAGTTGTAGGTCTTCATCATTGGAGCCTCGTGATATCCGATCCGACGATAAGTACCCATAAAGTCAAACAGGCGAACGGCCTCCAAAAGTTTTGGCTCGATTGCAAAGCGGATAATGGTATTGATCTCGCTCTGTGCGGCATGGTCGCCAGCCAAAGCCTTAGAAGACAGCTCTTTCAGAGTTGCCACGGACTTGTCCAAAACCTTGGCATCCACATTGGGTTTCTTACCCGCTGCGAGAGCAGAAAACACCTCGACAACGGGAGAGTTCTGCTTGACACGTCCAGTATCAATGTCGGCCTGAGCATTGGACATATTGATTTCGTAAATCGTGCTCATTATATTCTCCCTCCTTCATTACTGCACACGGATAACGGCCAGCAGGCCAAGACCCATATATGCAGTCTTCTCAATAACCTCAAAGTACACCTTGTAACCAGTTGCATCAGCGGTCTTAGTGATTAGACCATCAGTGCCAAACACCAGCTTGTCACCAGCGGCCAGACCATCATAGTCGCCGTCCTTGATCTCGTACTTCGCAAACTCAATCTCCAGATTTGCAACACTGGTCAGATCGTCAGCACGGACATACTCGCCCTTCAAAACATCCAGTGTTTCACTGAAATTGTGCATCTCAGGCTTATCGTTGATATTGGTAACGATGCGGTGGCAAGCCTTAGCCTCTGCATCATCAGCGGGCAAGCTGGCTGTCTTTGCGACACGATCCAGAATGACACCCATACCGACCTTCAGATCGGTGGTCGCCTTGCAGTATCCAACATTCTGAACACCCTTGGCGAAAGCTCCAATCGTCTTGTATTTCATTGTTACATACCTTCCTTTCTTAGAATACGTTTACTTCGCCATCATCATTTTCCTGTTTTGGACTATCTGTGATAGCGAAAACGTCAATCTCATTTGTGGCGTTCGTCTCAGAGATGTGGTTCTCACGAGACACACGCACCATTTCGGTACAGATTTTTCCGACAATCGTGTTAATCTCTACACTTCCAGGATTGGCATTGAATGCGTCAATCTCTTCCTTGGCGATCGCACGCTGCTCCTCAGTATAGGGAGCCAGGGCAGCATTCAACTCGGCAATGGCACTCTCATTTTCCAGAGCGGCAATTTTACTGTTGGCTTCGGCCAGACCAGCCTCAGCAGCTTCTTTGGCAGCATTAGCTTCTGTCAGACCAGCCTCAGCAGCTGCCTGAGCCGCATTTGCCTTTTCAAAATCAGCTCTCAGCTGGGCGATCTCAGCTTCCTTGCCCTTGATGTCCGCCTGGAGCTGGGCGATTTCAGCATCCTTCGCCTCAACCTTTGCCCAATATTCATCCCATTTGGAATTGGACTCAGAAACAGCGCCAGAGACGACCGCCATCAATTCGTTCTTCAGCTTCTCATCCATTTCGATTTCCTCCTTTTTTTGCTTTTTATTATTTAACTCCATCACGATAGCGGCCTCATCAGCCGGTTTGATACTCAAAATCGCATAACCGCTATAATCATAGATTTGCGGCACGCGTCCTTGATCTTTCCAACCGCCGGAGTAAATAATGTGTCTGTCATGCTCGGCCTTTCCCACAATTTCCACAGATCCTTTAATTGTAGACTCTTCCATGTGTTCTCTCAGCCAAGCCACAAATTTTGGATAGCGCATTTCGTCCAAAGTACCTTCAGCAACTAATACACGCTTCGTCACTCCGTCGATTTCCACACTATCTACATATGCCTTATCAAAATGCCCAACCATTGTTGCGTCTTCAAACAATGGAAGATTATCCCGTGTCCGAACCTCAGTCATTCCATGCCCATACGGAATATCCCGATCTCCAGTTAAAAATTCAGCAACGATAGACATTCCGATTACTGAATGAAGATTCTCTTCCACATATGGTTCCAACCACGAGATCCCGTTCTCTTGCCATTGACTATCATCGGTGAAAATCTCGTGCAAGATCACTTTGATTGGACGCCTACCTGCAATGTTACATTTGCTGGAAACTTCATATCTTGGGGTAAAAACTCTCTCACCGTACATTTTCTTTCACCTCCTACGTATCTGAAGGAGACGGACTTGCGTTACCGTTATTGGCATTTGTTGACTCTGTGGCAGGGTTTACAGAAAGATCTCCTGTACTCTTGTCAACATCACCATCTGGAGCATCTTTGCCCGTAACAGTGAACGAGGTCTTATGCACTGGATAACGATTTTCAAAATCCTCTTCCAACTCATAATCCATCAAGGAAAGATAATCGTCGGCGTTGATTCCAGTTGAAGCAATCCAAGCAAGCAAACTACCCTTACCACGCGCATAGAGGTCTGAGAAAAATTTGACCTGTTTTTCCCTATTGACAAACGTAATGGGGAGAACACGAAACTCAATTCGATAACTGCCATCCCGAATTACGTTATAGTTCAAACACTTATTCAATTCCTCAACAATCGCCTCAATCCATGTAAACACATTGTTCGCAACAATCTCCATGTTTAATGTCGCTGTAGCATAGTTGCCAGTAGAACTTCCACTCAAAGCAGCAGAAGATATTCCCAGATCTTCGTTTACATCTTCCTTGATAGCGTTCTCGTTTTCCTCATCAAGCAAAGAAATATCAACTGGTAAGCTATCCATTTTTGTACCAGCGGCCAAAGAGAAAAATGCAATACCAGCAGAATTGGTGCGTTGAGTCAAAGCCTGTTTTACAGTATTATGCTGATTTTCCTGCTGTTTCTGAGACAACGCAGATGTCCCCTTGTCCTTGCCCTCTGGGAACGTCTCATAGTAAATTTGGTTGTTTACCTTATCAAGCACACGGCGTTTCGTATTGACAAAATACTTCGCATAATCAATATCATCCAAAGCGGCCACGGCAAAAGGGACGCCATATGGATCGTTTTGACCACTTTTAATTTTTGTTACTATGGTTTTTTTCCAGTCCAAACGTAACCATGTTGCTCCACTTTCAAAAGCACCATTGTGATACTTCACCCAACCATCTTGAATTTGGCGTGGAAACCCACTCAATTTGCGTTTGCGTTCATTCTCTGTCATACCATCAAAATACCGTAGGTCAAATGCTACCTCGTAGCAGTTGTTCCTACGGCCAATAATCCTCACATATTCGATTGGAAGAGAAATGACAACTGTGTTAATACCGGCTGAGTTAATATCGGTAATCCCTTGAATATCCAAATCAGTCAATGCTATGCGACGGTCAACAGGAACAGTTCTTGTCTCCATGTAGCCAACGTACATACCTTCGTTAGCATTATGAAAAATAGCGTCTCGGATTACCTCTTTGTATCGCATAGACCGAAGAACACTATTCATACGATCAGAACTGGTACGATACCCCTTACGCTGCACACCTGATTTCTTTGGCCTTGCAGTTACAATATAGTCCAGTGAGTGAAGACTTGTCAGAGTGTCGATTGCTGTTCCAACTGTACCATTGGAGTAATATGCCCAACGTGCCCAACGGCGTAGCTCAGTAATATATCGCATCGGCTCTTGTGCCATTCTAACTACTTGTTCTGTAGAATATGGCGCTTGCCCCTTGCTGGTTTGCGAAACAATATTCATATATACACCAAGCTGAGTATTGAACTCATGCAAAACCGCGTCCATCGCTGGTGCAACTGCGTTCTGCTCTGATACCATTTGCTGTGATTCACTTGATTGGATAATTCGATTCCACCATGCACGGATTTTTGATTCACCTGCCATAAGCCCTCACCTCCTTAGTTGAACAATGTTACATATTCATATTCTGAACTATCCGAAAACAGATCCTGCTCCAAAAGTTCAATAAAATAGTTGCCATAAGAGACAGACGTATATCGGTCTTTACGTGCTCCAGACTTTTCTTCAATCTTAATAAGCCCCGTTTGATTTTGCACAGTATACTCCAAACTAATCATCTCATTGATTAGAGCAACAGTCTCCAAAAATGGACGTTCGTAGAAAAGCTGTGTCTCCACATCTGCGGTCGCATAATCTGGCACAAACCGTTGCAGTTCCTCAACGCCCTCTTGGTTTGGCACCATCAACTCAATCATTTTGCTGTTCAGAGTATTCTTCATGCACACCGCAATCCTGCTGTTGGTTTCCAACTGTGCTTTGATTGAAAAAACAACCTCTTTTTGCCCAGCAATTACAATACGAGACTTCAAATTGTCATCATTCATACACGTCCACGGCTCATATTCAACATTGCGCTCAACATCATAGAGCACCTTCGCCAATGCGTCATAAATAGCAATACCTGCGTTCCGTGTATCCAGAACACAGTAATCAGCATCGAAGTCTGTGAAAAGCTGTTTAATCCGAATTGCCTGCTTGGTTGTCTCAAACTCTGTCTGAGGCTCCATATACAGCACTTGCCGGCGATAACCTTGCTTCACCTCAACATGATCACCATTGACATCAGAAGTTTTGTATTCCATACTCTCAGGAAGTGCGCGGATACAGCAAAAAATTGAGTTATCATTGCTATCTCCACCCTCTGTCGCAATATCGCAGGCAACAATACGAATTTCTCCTTGCTGTCTTGGAATTGCGAATGGGTTCTTTACTCTCGTAAGAACGTCCTCATTTTTCCTCGGATAAAATGGTCGTTTCAAGCAACGGTTCTTGTTAAGCATTTCATATGTGAAATAAGCATGGGCGTTTTCTGCAATCATTTGGTTTTCATACTCGATTGCCCAGGCAACACTGTCGAGCTTATTCCGCTCTTTAATAAGGAACGCTCTCGGCTTGATTGCGTGTTTCAAAGAAATGCTGTAATCCATTCCGATAATGATAGCAGAATCTTTTTCCAGCATATCCTTAACTATAATCTTCATCAAATCCCACATCCAATGGTTTTTGTACCATGCGGAACTAATGTAGACCTCTTTCGGTTCCTCAATCAAAGAGCCATACTCTTCATATTTCAGAATACATGGCACTTGCCGAACATATAGGAACGGAGAAAGAACCGTATCAATGATATTCTTCAAAATCATACGAAACTCTTCGTAAATCATAACAGTAGCACGATGTCCACGAGCGTTATCATTAGCCGGCACAACGATAATAGAACTGCCGTTGCGGAAAAACACCTCAATTTCGTTTTGATTATCCCTAATACGTTCAATTTCTTCCTGCAACAAAGGAGAACGAGGCAAAATCTCTTTCTGAATTTTTTCAGAAACAATCAATTTTGCCTGACCTTTTGTTGCTGAAGCCACAACGATTCTTGCACCAGGCCGCAGAATTGCTTCCTTACAAGCGTATATTGCGATGATAAAGGACTTGGCGGCGCTTCGTGCTGCAACAAGGCAAATACTCGGATAAATGTCCATTAGGAACAAGATAATGTGTTGATAGAGATGGAGCGTGATTCCAAAATAATACTGAACAAATCGGCTTGGATTTCTCCTCCAAAATGTTATCCAATCCATCAGTTTTTGGACTCTCTGTGGATCTCCCAAATAATTGGACGAAGAAAAATGTTCATGCAAATGACGTTGCCGCTCATCCATTACCTTTTCATACTTCATACTCACTCCTCCGATCCAGAAAGGTTAAACTCCTTATCCATTTCTTTAGAGCCAGTCAGAAGATTGTTCAAAGGCCGTGTCATAAATCTGGTAATATATTCTCTCAAATGGTCGTAATCGGCATAGAGCTTCTGATCCTTGTAAAAATCGGCCGGACAATGCTCTTCAATATCACGAATCATCACGCCCAAAGGACTCAGCTGCATTTCCGATTCCGCCTTTTTCTTTCTATCCTCAATTTCTGTTGTAGCAGCCTCAATAAACGCTTTATAAGAATTGGCAAGAGCACCAACGCCAGCTGCTCCGTTCCTAACGCTATTTTGCAGATTTAGCTTCAAATAACAAATAGAAACATAAAGTTCATCTTGCCGTTTATCCACAGGGGCACCACAGCGCTCTACCCAACTGTCATACTCGCCTTGCAATGTATCATAATCACTATCTGAAAAACCAAGCCCAAATCTGCGAATTACATCAAGATTTACACTGGTATCATCAGTATCAGATGCTTCATTTGGCATCTCGGCCTCCGCTTCAAATCGCCGCACAAGTGTGTCTGAATAGGTAGAATCCTCACTACTCTGGCGAATATTTAACTTTGAAAAATATCCGCTCATACGATTTCTATTTGCGCTAATCTTTCGTGCAGCTGCCCAAGCCGTTTCATTTACGCAAAGATCAATAATTTGACAGACACGTTCCATAGCAGCATCCTCATCCTTATCGAAAAATGCTACATTCTCATCAAACATCTCAGCTACACATTTTTTGCAGTACACCACATAGCCATTATTCCCTTTGAACAGTGGAGATTTAGACACATTGAAATTTCCATCCTGCTTCGGATATTTATGACCACAACGAGGACAACGATACATTTCATCGCTCACAACACGCGGCTCTGCTTCACTTGGCTTTGCTTCTTTATTAACTTTTTGTGCAACCGATTTCTTCAGTTGTTTCTTTGCCGCCATGCTGCGACCTCCTTTCAAATATGACAAAACCTCAGCGGCTTAAAATCGCTGAGGTTTCAGTCGTTATAATATTTCATGGTGCGCCAGAAAGGACTCGAACCTTCGACCTACCGCTTAAAAGGCGGTTATTCTACCAGCTGAATTACTGGCGCATATGTATATGAGACACTACCTGATTTGACGGTCAGGGTTTGATTTTGGAGTCAAACAAATTGCTGTACGTGTCTCAAATTTGCCCTTCCTCGTATGTACTCCGGGCCAGAGCTGTACGTTCTATCGGGACTACGAAGATGTTCCGTGGCGGCGGAAGTAGGACTCGAACCCACAAGCCGCTCATCACGGCCAACAGTTTTCAAGACTGCTCCCCGCACCTACTGGGGTCAATTCCGCCATATGGTAAGGGAGGTGGGAGTCGAACCCACTCAGCGCATAAACGCAACGGTTTTACAGACCGCCCCGACTCTCCGACTTCGGCGCTCCCCTATATGTATGTTGTAAAAGTGACTCCACTCCCAGCCTCACCACACGCCTTTACGCTGTGCCATATTACCACCACAACTCAGCTTCATATGCAAAGCTGTAGTCCTTTCAGCCTTTCTATTGAGGAGCAGGGGGATTTGTGTTTCCCGTCAAAGTCTACCAAGGATTTCGATGTAACAAGCACACCATACTTGCGGCTATGGCCCAGACAGATTTCAGCCTACCTTTGGTGCTACAACGGCACCTAACCGCTATTTCTTTTACGCCCAGTCACTCCATCGCTGGAGGCCACCTTGGATTCCGTGCGCCACTCACACACGTGATATGTTATCTCAATCGGGCGATTGGAGCTGACACAGAGACTTGAACTCTGAACATATTGCTTACGAGGCAACCGCTCTACCATTAGAGCTATGTCAGCATTTGGCAGGGGCTGAAAGACTTGAACTCTCACCAACAGTTTTGGAGACTGTTATGCTACCATTACACCAAACCCCTATATGGCGACCTCGGCGGGTTTTGATCCCGCTACCTCCAGCGTGACAGGCTGGCGCTCTCCCGATTGAGCTACGAGGCCATATGGTGATGCCGGAGAGGTTTGAACTCTCAAATTCCGCCTTGAAAGGGCGGTGACTCTACCAATTCGTCCACGGCACC